CAAAACGGTATATATTAAGGATAAAATCACATTAGATAACAAGTTAACTGCAAACGAATATTTAGCCTACTTAGGAATGACTATGTTACTTAGGCGAGAAATTTTTATGTATTATGTGAATACTTCTCTTCTCTCCTATCTACTTACTGGCAAATATCCTGCTGACAACAATTTGATTAAGAATATAAAAGATGGTATAGAGCAATTAGCAATGAAGTCAATTCTGATATTTAGTCAATCTAATGTATCAAATGAATGGATTGTTGATGCAGAAGATATGGTTAAGGACAGAGTTGACAAATTGAAAGAAACAGATATGTGTGACGACAATAAACAACCAACAGATTTCTATGTTGCTGTAGAAAACGCTGATATACACCAAATTCTTTTATCATCGCCTAAGTATTATACAAGATCAATTTCATTATTAAGATTTTACATATATGTACTATCTACTATTCATAAGAAAAAAGATGACAAGTATACGGGGGTTGGGTTTACATCTATACAAAGTATGGTTGATGCTACTGGATACAACAAGAAAACTATCTCAGCTTATTTAAAGTCACTTGTGGAATTAGAATTGCTTTACATATATAAAGCAAAAGATTTTATACTATTTGAAGATGGTGATATTGTAGAGATATCTCATACATATGGCAAATATAAAGACAAAGATTTAGTGGATAAGATAGGCAAGCAGCATGAAGAAGAGTATGGAGAAAAATTAAAATCAAAACACATAAAGATTAGAAAAGATAAATCAAATAAGACAAGAGGATTATCACAGATGTTTAGACATGCTGAAGATTGTGCTAGAGCAGGTAAAGAGATTCCATACAAGTACAGTAAGTTAAGAGAAATTTATCACTCAATGGTTGAATTAAATAAGAAGAATGAAATTGAGCATCCAGAAAGAATTAAAGATTTGAGTATCTTTAGTGGATACGATTTTTATAGCGAATAAGAAAAGAGGAGAATTAATAATGAATACACAATTAGTAATTAACATTAACGGACATGCTTTGTGTCCAAAAGAATTTAATGGAGAAAGAGTGGTAACATTTAAAGATATTGATTTAGTCCATGAAAGACCTGACGGCACATCAAAAGCAAGGTTTAATAGCAACAAGAGCAGATTTTTAATAAATGAAGATTATTTTATAATCAAACCACAAGACATTCAAAAGTACGCTAAACATACTTTAGGATTTGAAGGTGTTCCCAACAGAGGTATTACTGCATTGACAGAAAGTGGATATATGATGCTTGTAAAAACTTTTGACGATGATCTTGCATGGAAAGTCCAAAGACAGTTAGTTAATGGATATTTTAAATTTCAGGAAATTCAAAATAATAGTAGCTATTCACAATTTGATTTATCACCAATAATTAATGCTATTACTATTTTGCAAAATGATATAAATTCTTTAAAAGATAATCAAAAACAAATTCAAAGAAAGAAATATAGCAGATGGCAAAGTCGTATTTTTCAAAAATGTAATTTGTTAGTTGACTATTTTAATTTAGAATTGAAAACAGTAATGCATAATTTATTTATTGAGTTTGAGAATATGTACGATTTGGACATAAACACATATGTAGAAAATTATAAATATGAAATGGATGTAGATAAATGCTTTCAATTAGACGCTATTGAATACTATTCTAAAATTAAAGATGCTTTTGAAACGATGGTTGATTCATTGTTGGAAAAATATAATCTTATGAAAGATACAAATAAAGATAATATAAAACGTAAAACAATTTTTGACGATAATTATGAAAACACAAATAAAGGAGAATAATAATACACAATGATAACAAGAACAAACAATACAGAAAGAACAACACTTACAGGCAAATGTTTTGCCACCAAATTAAATACAGATATCAATAGAAAATCTTTAGATAACATGACAAATAAAGAATGGCAGCAACTATTCTTTATTATGAAAATTAAAAGCGTCAGAACAAATAACAAGAAATTAACCAGAAGAAATACAAACTCCGTTATTTCTCAACGTAGATGGAGTTTATCAAGAGGTAATGGTGATGGATGTGATACTCTTGATATGAAATATTGTAATTTTATCAATAGTGTTTTGGGAGTTATCAGAAACAAAGAAGTAGATTATGTTTATCATACATATCAGATTGAGGAATTGTTGCGGTTCTGTCCTAACTTAAATAGTAAGTTGATTCATAATGATGAGATTACATATTTTGAGGTTTGGTTAGATAGATAGTTATAAGTAGCAATAATAAACAGTTTTAATAGTATAAATGTAATGTTTTATTTGGAGTTATATATTCCATTTGATTAAATAAAAATAATAATGAATTTAAAGGAGAATGAAAATGAAAAAGAATTTTAAACAAATAACTAAATGTCCAGTATGCGGTGAGGAACTCGTAGTAATTGATGATATGAATTATATGACAATGATTTGTCCAGACTGTCACTCAACTGTTTTTCAGGAGTTTAATAACACAGTACACACAATCAAAAATGGAATTATGAAAGATGGATACAACGCTTCACTTGACATCTTTTATAAGCAATTAACAGCATATTCTATTTATGTCAAAAATCTTCATCCTGTATTACGTAAAAATTTTTGGGAAGAAAGAAAATTTGTTGGAATGATAAACAATGAGGATATTATGGCAGATGGTATTTATGATTATTTCGTTGATATGGTAAAAGACTTTAAAATTAAAATACCTTGTATTTATTTTAAAGGATATGAAAAATATTTAAAGATGTCAGAACCTATTGCAAATGAATTTTATGAAAAATATCTATAATCTGGAGGATATTAATGGACAAACAACAATTTATATTAGCAAAAATACCACTGAAATTAATAATTAAACAAACATACAAAGTAACAATCTCAGATGAAACGGAATATTTAATTGAGCAAAGCAATTCTTTATTATTTGACCAAATAGAAAGAATACGTGGAAGTTTTTCGGAAAGGATAAATGAATTCATTTTAGTGGAAGCACCAAAAAATCCAAAAACTGAAGACCAACTACGTCATATTTTAAATAAAGGGTTTTCGTATAACGGCGTTAATTATGTTAGATTTGGTAAATCTGCATCCCAAGGTAAGGACGGAATTACTGCTTTCTGTGATGTAAATATATATGAAGAATTATTTATGGTAACACAAATGGATGTTGAAATTGATGAGTGTGTGATATCAAAATATGAAGCACAAAGATGTTTGCCTTTTAGTTCATGTACATTAATTAATGAAAAATTACCTTATATTGTTGTAATAGGGGAATATAAAAAAGTTTTAGAGAATCAATATATTAGATACGTAGTTGAAAAAGAAAAAGAATATGTTGACGACAAGACTGGAGAAATAAAAAAATACAAAGCCAGAGAAATCGAAGAAGGATATTATCCTATTGATTTATCTCCGTTTGATGGCTGTGGTTGTCATTCAAGAAAAGTTAGTGAGATGGCAAAAAATGCATTAGGATTAGATTATATTCCAGTTGGATTACAAATTCGCTTGCCATTTTTTAAAGGATATTCGGTTGAATTTGAAGATTTTAAAATTTATCTAAAAGATGTTTTGGGTACTACAGAAATATCTGATGTATTTGGTAATATACATAAAGTTGATGATATTGATTGTTTATGGAATATATCAATGTTCAAAGGATATGGTATATTCAAAAATAAATATGCTTCTGACGGGTGGAATAAATATCTTGAAACAATTGAAAAATATCAATTTAAACTTGGTATAAGTAAATATAGTCACCATATGAAAGATATCAATTTAATGACAAAAATGAATTTTCAGTATTTACAGTGTCTTGATTTGTGGAATGATAAATATATTAAGCAATTTGAGGAAAAGAATTATAAAAACTACGACATATTATCCCCAGAAAATGAAGGAAAAATGATTAAAATTGCAAAATATTCAACTAATTTATGCGAAAAAATTATTAAAGGGAATAAATTTTATACATATAAATTTTTAGGTATTAATGATACAGATGGGTATGAAGCAGAAGGAAAATATCTTGAAGCAGCGTTAATTAATGATATTATGCTAAAAGATCCTGCCGTTAAACAGTATATTCATCGCAAGTTAAAGAAGACAATTAATGATATGAAATATGGTAAAATTTATTCCGATGGTTTTTATCATACTGTAGTTGGAGATATGATAGGTTATTTGGAATATGCGTCAGGAAAAGAACCTATTGGTTGTTTAAAAGCGAAAGAATTTTATTGTGACACGATTAGAAAAGGAAAAGTGTTATCTTTCCGTAGTCCGTTAGTATGTCCTTCAGAAGTGAATGATGTAAATATTGTAGAAAATGAAATAACAAAGAAATGGTTTAGTAATTTTAAAGACCAAGATGTTGTTATGATTAACATGTATGATTTATCTGCCCCTCAACAAGGAGGAATGGACGAGGATGGAGATGCAGTAAAATTAGATACTAATCCTGTTGTTATATCATCCAAGATTGATAAACCCATAATAATAGATATTGAAGATAAAGTAACTGCAAAAGTTAAAAAGTATACAAAAGAAAATATTACTGACTACGAAGTGAACAGCAGAGATAACAGAATTGGTGAAATTACAAATGTAGCAACAAGTATTCGTAATATGTATACTACCGATACTAAATGGAAAAAAATATATGATGATTATGTTTCACTACTTAGAATTTTCCAAGGCAAAGAAATAGATTTTCAAAAAACTGGAGTAAGGTGGCAAATGAATAAAGGATTAAGAAGATTTTTAAAACAGCTCCCATTTTTCTTGATGTACAATTACCCGCAGAAAATGAATACATATTATAAATTGAAACGTCATAACAAATTAATTCAAGATGATAAAGATAAAGTTGAATTAAATGCTTACTACTCTCCATCCCCTATGAATGAGTTGGCAGATTATATTGATACATGGGAGAAAAAATGTATAGTTTGGGATAGAAATGTTGTTGATACAAGATGTTTGATTATTAATAATAAATTGGATTTGAATGATAAAAAAATCATGAAACAAGTGAAACATCTTATCAATGAATTTGCTTGTAAGTGGAAACAAATGATTGACGATAAATCAACAAAACAAACAGAAGGTGATTATAATCAATCACAAATATTAATAAATGCATACAAGAAAAAAATGTTAGATATTTTGACAGACGAAGAATTAATAGCTAATTATGTAATTAAAGTGTCTTATTCTAATATGTCTGTTAGTAAAGTTTTAGCATGGAATGGGTATGGTGAATATATAATTAAAAACTTAAAAGATAATACTCCTGCTAAAAAACGTACCATGATTATTGAAACACCATATAAAACCGAATACAGTTATGAATATTTAGGCAAATATTATGAACTATGGGATGGTGAAAAGAATGTATGATATAACAGATAAGTTTTTGTATGAAATATTAGACGATTATAAAGAAACAATATCAGATGAAGATAAAGATGAAATAGTAAAAGAATTTATGAAGTTGATATGGTCTAGCAATAATAAACGAAGTACATATAAAAAGGATATAAAATTTTCGGTATCAAAGTCATTATTGGATACGGAAATCGGTCAAATATTTAATACATATTCTGAAATTAGTTATGTTTCATATCGTTCAATGACTAAGGATACAGATTTTGTTAGCTTGATAAGGCAAAAAATAAATAATATTTATACTAACCTATGTGATGGCAACGTATGTTTAAAAAAAGAATATATGGACTTAGTTAAACTACCAAAACAAATGTATTACAGGTGGAAAAATGGAGAGATTTATGATTCTAATACTCTTACACTTCAACTAGATAATACTTTAGAAGAAATGGAAATCGTAAAAGAAAAATACGCAAAACAGAAAATAAATATTAGTTGGAACGAGTATAAGAAATTGATAGTTCCATATTTCAAAAGAATGTTTGAAAATTTTGTACCGCTAGAAGATTTTGAAGATAAGTCACATTTAACACTTGATATTGATACATGGAACGAAGATAATTTTGCTGTAGCTTATCTATGTAAAGGATTAGATGGATATATGAAAATATATCAAAAGAAATATTATAATGTTCCAGAGCATAAAAAATATGGAAGATGTGATTGTGGGGGTATGTTTGTACAAAATAAAAAAAATAATAGGTTCAAATGTGACAAGTGTAATAAATATCAAAAATTAGATACCAAAACAATAAAATGTATTGACTGTGGCAAAGAATTTGAAGTTGACGGAATTATAAAGAAACAAGAAAGATGTCCTTCTTGTTATAAAATACATAGGAATAATTATCAAAAAGAATTAATGCGTAGAAAAAGAGAAAATGTTAGCAATCTTATTTAAAAGTTAAAAATCTCGAAATACGCATAAACACTAGGTTTAAATGTATTTTCAGTTTCATATATATACAGTATAGGTAATAATATTAAACGTTAAATAACGATAAGCTATTCATCTAATTTTAGTTCTCATAAATCATTCTCCTTCCAGCAGAGAGTACGGTAAATTGCTACGTACTCTCTGCAATCTAAATGGAAAACCTCTGCCGTAGTGAGGATTATTAAAGAGACATAATTATTTATTATTGATAGACTCCTTGAAATGTGGGGGTCTTTTTCTATTGATATTAATCTCCTACCTTGGAGAATAAATATAAATTTACAATGAAAGAAGGAAATTTTTATTAAACAGATTACACAGTGTGAAAGAAATTTATTAGAAAAGAATGGGTTTTTAAAGGGTGAGAAGAAAGTATATATTTCTTCTATTGCTAAATCAGGAAGAGCTAAAAGATATTATACATTAGACTGGTTAGCCAATAAGGCACAAGAATTAAAGAAAAATAATGATAAGTAATAAAAAATACTTATGAAAGATGGTGTTAAAAATTGATCAAAGGGATTTTGTAATATATAAAACAATTGATGGATATAGACTTACCAGAATTGACAACGAAGAAGATAAACATACACATCTAAAAAGTAAATCTGCTTGCAATATAATAATACAAAATGTAGTTAATAAAAAGATACCTAAAAATGTAGGTATCTACTATCTCACTTCTCTTATAAGATTGAGTGATGATGAAAATTATATTAGTAAAATTGAAGAATTAATTGAAACCAGAAAATCTAAAGGAAAGAAACAAAACTATTATAATCCACATAAGAAGTAAGTAAAACTTATTTTTTTATTACGCGTTTTTTTTGCATATATTTCCACATATATACCATATCACAATAGCATTGAACTGTCAAGAAAAATTTTAAATTAGAGAGGAATGATTGTAATTAATTCAAATTATATAGATTTAGTAAAAGAAATTGAAAAATCTGGATTAACAATAGAACAATATGAACAATGTGTTAAAGATAATGCTGATAAAATATTTGATAGAAACGATTTAGATTGGATTGAAATCAAAGATAAATATAACATTAATTTAAATCATGACACAATCAGGAAATCAAATGGCACTATTTTCGGAGGAGCATTTGTCTTTGAATATTTTAAGAATAAAGAATTAAAAGAAACAGTCGATGATATTGAAATTGCAAAATCTAAATATCATTCAGAAACATCTATAAATAAAGATGGCAGTTACACTAGTGATAAGCTTTTAATAATGTCAGAAGAACAATCCAAAGATATTGATTACATATTAAATGCTCATGGATTTAATACTCATGTGTGGGAATTAATTTCTGCAAGAAATAATATATGGAACGTATACAGTAAGCAAGATGGTGTACAGACATTATATTCTAGTAAAATAGTTGTTAAGCCAAAACAATTCGATATAACTAATGAAGATGTTGAAAAATGGTTTGATAACTTAGATAGAAATTATTCACTCCCTAAGATTTCTACTACAACAAATTATCTTACAGGAGACAAATTATTATTGATAGATATTGCAGATTTACATCTTAATCTTCAAGCTTCAATGTTTGTTACTGGTAATGAATATAATTGTGATATTGCTGAAAAGTTATTCTTTTATGTACTTGGTGATATTATGAGCAGAACTAATCAGTATAAATTCAATAGGATTATATTCTGTGTAGGGGGCGATATGCTCAACGGAGATAACCTTGCTGGTTCTACAACAAAAGGCACTCCTCAATCAAGTGATATTCATTTATTTGATGCATATGAACGATTAACAGCTATGACAATTAAGGCGATTGATGTTTTAAAAGATAAATGTAAGTGTAAAGTTGATGTAATATACGTTGCGGGTAATCATGATATGACCGTTGGATTTAAATTAGCAAAATATATTGACGCATGGTATAGATTAGACGACATGGTGAATGTTGACTACTCTCCTTTCCCACGTAAGTATGTTGTATTTGGTAAGACGTTATTTGTATTTGCACATGATGGAAATTTAAAGACATTACCTAAAACAATTGCTGACGAAGCTAGACAATATTGGTCATCTATTGAAACTACAGAAGTATTTTTACAACATTTACACTCTGAGCAAGTTCTTATGGAAGATAATAATATGAGAATACAGAGACTTCCAACTATTAGTGCTAAAAGTGAATGGACAGTAAGTAAAGGTTATGGATCAAAACGTCAATGCAAATCATTTATTTTTGATTTAGAAGACGGAATGACTGATGTTTTATATACGCCAGTTAAAAATTTAAATTAAATATTATAAAACAAAGAAGAGGAAAATCATATGAGATATAACACAAAAAGTTATGAAAAAATACAGGATACCGAATTTTGTTGCCCAATGTGCTTAACTGAGGAGTTGTTGGATTCATATCTTCATTTACGTGAATTTGAGTGCATAGATTTAATTGCTAATGCAGATGTAATAACTGAAGTATTACGAGTTTTATTAAACAGTGAACTTGACGGTGAAGAGTTTACTTTAGGTATGGTGAATATTGATGGAGTTTATGCAGATTATTTAGGCGAGTATATTATGTCAATTAATGAAGACAAGAAAATCTGGATAGAACCGGCATGGAGAGAAATAAAAGGCGAAATGCAACTATTTGATACTGAAGCTTATATTACATATATACATGGTGATTGTGATTCTAAAATATTACAGAAGCTAGATAGACAAGATAAAAATGTTATGATATTTGATTTTGAGAATGAAGAATAATATTAAACAATAGCAAACAAAAATGAGAATTTTATTAGGAATTAAATAGTTATACCAAAGGCTGTATCTTTCATCGGATACGGTCTTTTTTTTGATGCGTGAAATGCATCACTACAACTTAATATGGTTCAGAGCCTATCTGGGTTATCAAAAGGCAAACAACTGTGATGATGCAGTTTACTTAAAAACGGATAAACATTCAATCAGTGATGTGACTGATTACCTTCCAAACGGGCGAATAGGGTGTCAAAACAAGATGCCTTATTTGCAATACTAATAATATTAAATGCGGAAGGAGTAATACATGATTAAAAATTTCACAAGAAAGCAGTTACAAGAACAATTAGGCTTTGAGGCAGAAAAGACTTCATTGATTTTGGAATATCAAAAGAAACTACCAATATTACTTGAAGACAATGATGTATGGATTAATGCAAAGAATTTATGGGAACAACTAAAAGTCAAAAGAGAGTACTCAAATTGGATTAAGCAACAAATAAGTGATATTGATTTAGTTCAAGGAAAAGATTATTTAACGATACGACTTCAAAGTCAAATCGGCTCTACGCAAGGGTTTAAAGAGATTTTGCAGTATAATATTAAAGTATCAACTGCGAAAGAAATAGCTATGATTGCAGGTGTTAAAGGTGGACGTACTTCAAAAGAACTTATAGAGATTAGCAAAATTGCAAGAAAATATTTCATTTATATGGAAGAAGCTATTGTGAAAAATATTAAGTGGGAAGAAACAAGAAATCCTGAACGTGAAGGTTTTAATAAGATGTGTGAAGTATTGGATAAACAGTTAATGAAAACTAAAAAAAGAAATATTGACAAATGGGACAGAATCTATGAGTCAAATGCTATTAACATTGTAGCTACTGGATTTGAAGCAGATGATATTAGAAAGTATTTAGATTGTAAAGATAAAATAACAAGAGATAGTTTAAATAATACATACAACAATTATATATTAAAACTACAAGAGCAGAACACTATTTTTATAATGATGGGATTAAACAGATATCAAAGATTGATTGCTTTGACAAAATATTTTGAGTCCACTTTTCCGAATGCTAAACCTATAGCGGATGATGTTGAAGTTTCCAAAATAATAGAAAATAAAAGAAAATATATAGAAGAAACAAAAAATAAAGTAGGTGACAGTACTTTGCCAGATTGGTTAAGTGCTTAATCTATATGTGAGTAATAATACATAGTAATATCAAGGCAGATAAGTTTCACCTCTTATCTGTTTTTTTAGTGGAGAACTACTCTTCCACTAACAATTATAAATGAAAGGAGTTGGTTATTATAGCTAGTAAACCATCAAGATTTGATAAAACACAGGAAGCTATGAATGCTGCTCCTGTAGTTGATGTTAATATTCAAATTAATATTCCAAAAGTTCAAGGAATTAAAGAAGAAAAGAAATATAAATGTACTTGTTGTGGAGATTCTTGGGACACTCAAAAAAATCATTTTAGTATGTCAAAGTCTTTCCTATATCAATCGAATAATGGATACATAAACATTTGCAATGATTGTCGTGACAAATACTATTATCAGTTAATCGATTTATATTCTGGAAGTGAAGAAAAAGCAATTGAGCATATGTGTAGACAATTTGGATGGATATATAACCTTGAAGCATTAGAAGCGTCTAGACAAGTATCAGCAGACAGGTCAAGAATATCACATTACTTAGCAAAGAAAAATTTACCACAAACTACTCAATATGGTTATACGGATATAGATACTGTGAAAAATGATTATCTGAACAGAAAAGAAACCATAATTGAATCCAAAGAACATTTAGAACAATTAAAAGCTAATGGTATTGCATGTTCTTCTGCAACCACAGTTGACAGATGGGGCGGTGGATTAACCGAATGGGATTATAGTACATTAGATGACCACTACAAGATGTTAAAGAAAAATAACCCAAATTGTGATAATAATCAAGAGATATTTATCAAAGCATTATGTAATCTAAACTGGCTTATGATGAAAGCTTTAAGAACTGGCGATGGAGATTCTGATAAATACGTAAAATTAACTGAACAATATAGTAAAACGTTCAAACAAGCTGGTTTAAAGACAATCGAAGAAAAAGATTCAAGCAATGATGAAACATTTTGCATGACATTGGGATTTATTTCTGACTATACACCAGAAGAATTTTACTTAGATAAAGAATTGTATAAGGATGGAGACAACATAGGTGATTACATGGATAGGCATATTTTAAGACCAATGATTAATTTGGAAACAGGTAGTTCTGTTAGAGATAAAGAATTCTTTGTTCCAGAAACGGAGGAATACTATGAAGAAGAATGATTTATGTAAATATGCAGATCAAAATCAATTAGAACTATATAAAAAATTTCCATCTACTCATTATCTAAGTAATCAAAATAATGTATTGCACGTATTGGCATGGGCTACATTTTGGAGACGAAACATGCATCGATTTGTAATTGACTATTTAAAAATAACCTTATATGAATATCAAGCAATTGCTATTTATATGATGGGAATTTCAAATTTAATATGTATTATAGCAAGTCGAAATGATGCAAAATCATTTATAGTTGCGGTTTATGCAGTTGCTAGATGTTTATTATATAAAGGAACAAAGTTCAGGATTGGTTCAGCTACAAAAAAACAGGCTAAATTGATAGTCTCAGAGAAAATATTAGATGAATTATGTGAATGGTCTCCAATTTTAAGAAAAGAAATAGATTCATGGAGTACTAGTGATAATGATATATATGTTAAATTTAAAAATGGTTCAAAAATAACAGTCTTTGTTGCTAATGAGAATGCCCGTGGTCTTAGATCAAATGCTGTTACAAGAGAAGAATGCAGACAGATAAACAAAAAAGTTGAAGATTCTGTAATCTCTCCATTTCAAACTCCAAGAAAGCCTAAGTATATGTTAAATACATATTACAGTAAAAATAAAAGCTTAGAAGAAGAACCTATTGATATATATATAAGCTCTAGTTGGTATGATGATGGAAATTGGATGTGGAATATAGCAGATCAAGCTTTAGATGCCATGAAAAAACACAAAGGCGGAGTAATGCTTGCTTTTGACGAAAGTATAACACTTAAACACGGTTTAAAGACAATGAAACAAATGGTAAAAGAAAAGAAAAAACAAGATCCTGCGACATGGCAAATCGAATTTTTAAACTTAAAAGTAAGAGATTCGGTATCGTCCTATTTTACTTATGCAATGCTAATAAATAGGCAAAAATTAAAACAAGTATTTTATCCACGTAATGCCATAGATTTTAAAAGTGGAAAGAAAAATAAATATTTTATTCCAAAGCAAGATGGAGAAATAAGAGTTGTTTCAAATGATATTGCTTTTGTTGCTGGAAAGCAAAATGATAATTCTGTATATAGTTGTATAAGAGGGATACCTGAGTCAATAACATATGAAACTGAAAATAATTCTATTGAGATAAAACAGGGGTATCGTCGCGAATATCCATACATTGAATCTAATCAAATAGGCGATACCACAAAACAAGCTATCAGAATAAGACAATTATATGAGGATTTCGACTCTGATTACATAGTATTAGACTGTAGAAATGGAGGGCTTCAGATTCTTTATACTTTGCAGAAAGTCTTATATGACGAAGAAAGAGGAATTGAATATCCACCATTAAAATGTATGAACAATGATGACTATTCAAAACTTTGTCCAGATCCAAACGCAAAATCATGCATTTATGCAATAAATGCTACGCAGTCTTTAAATAGTGATATTGCTATTGCTTTTAGGAAAAATTTATTAGAAAATAAAATAGATTTTTTGATAAATTATAATACAGCAAAAGAAGAAATTCTTAATGAAAATAAAGATTATATTTCCGCTATAAACGTTGATGATCAAATACAGTTTGAAAAACCATTTCTTGAAACACAAGTAATGATTAGTGAATGTGCTGAATTACAATATGAAAAAATGTCACAAACAGGTATGATTAAAATTTATGAAAAGGGAAGTAATAGAAAAGATAGATATACTAGTGTAAGCTATGGTAGCTACTTTTTAGACCAATTAGAGTTAGACTTATTTGCTGGAAATTCCAACTACGACTATGTTCCACTTTATAACTAATAATAGTAATCATCTAAAAAGGAGGTGAATTTTAAATTTGGAAAATGAACCACAAAATATTCCTAAAAAAAGAGGTAGACCTAGAAAAAACCCAGTTGAAACAAATAATTTCTCATATGAATATAATTCTTCTATTCCATGTTCAGTTTATAATGGAATGGATATTATAGATTGTCCTATTGATTTATCTATGTTACCTAATTATTTAAAAGATCCTATGTCTTACAATCAACAATTAAGACAATTAGCATGGTGGGTTTATCGGACTGATGGAACTATATCAAGTGGGTTAGATTATATGCGTTCAATGCACACATTAGATAAAGTTGTTTATTGTAAATCTGATAATACATCTGCATCGTTTAAAAAAAAACGATTGATAAACAAAGGTAAATTTGAATCAACGCTTGAAACAATTAAATATAAGAAATTTATTAGAGATGCCTTATTGAAAGATTCAAATGATGGTATCTTTTTTTATTACTTTGAAACAACTAGTCCAACTAACGATAATAATAAATTTTTATCAGACATCGATGTTTTAAATATTACAGAGATTAATCAGTTAGGAATTAATGCTTCAATAATTTCACTTCCAGTGGATTATTGCAAAATAATTGGAAAGAAAAATAGTTCCTATGTCGCTGCATTTGATCTGCGATATTTTACTCAATTTACGGATGAGAATCTTGAAAGAAAATTAAAAGCATTTCCTAAAGAAATTAGAGATTCTTGGCTATCTTACAGTACAAATAAGCAAATTCAACCTTGGATTAAATTAGATAATAATAAGACAATTATACATAAAATTAAATCTTCAGATAGTGATCCTTGGGGAATTCCACTATCTGTAGCTGCATTGGATGATATTTTATATGCTAATCATTTTGTTAATACAAAAAGAAATATTTTAGATGATTTAAATAATCAAGTTTTTTATGAAACTTTTCCAGAAGGTGAGAAAAAGGGTAGTTCATCTCTAACTGAAATTCAACAAAAAGCTCAACATAACCTAGTTAAAAGTGCTTTGTTCAACAGTAATAATAAATATGGAAAAGCGTTCTTCTCACTCGCTTCTGGTACAAAGCTAGATCAGATTAAAGTAGATACTTCTATCTTTGATGAAAAAAATGAGTCTAATGTAAAAAATAATATTTCACAAGCCATTGGTTTTGAATCAAGTATTTTAGGTGGGGAAAGTAAATCAAATTATGCTACAGCTACTTTAAACATTGAAAGTATTTCTGCTTATATATATTCAATTATTTCTGATATTGTTGATGAACTTAATAAAGTAATTAATTCAAACATAATTAAGGATTCAAATTGTTTTGTTAAAATGTACATTTTGCCTACTACATTCGTAAATAGAGACAAGATGGTTAAATACATGAGTGATTTATATGCTAGAGGTAAAGGTTCATTACAGGCATGGATTTCTTCAAGTGGTTTTGATGTTGAAGCTTATACTGCGTTAATGGATGAAGAATTAGAGAATGATTGGGAAAACAAATATGTCGTACATAAGACTTCGTTTACTATTTCTGGTAAAGATTCCAATGATGGAGACCCAGATAAAAGTGTAGGCGCTCCAACAAAAGATAATAGTAATAATTCACAAACTATACAGACAAAAACTAATGGTAATAATATGATGCCGAAAACATCGACATAAGGAGTGATTATAATAGAATTTAAATCTATTTTTGAACCAAGAATTGCAAGGTATTTATTAAAAAATGGTAATCAAATTTATGATATAAAACCAAACAAAAATAATATAGATAAAACAATATTTATATTTGAATTAACAGAAAAATTAAAATTAGATTTAGCTAGTGTATCAAATCACTAGCTTTTTCTATATAAAAAAATTCATTAGAAAGGTCAAATAATATGAGTAAAAAATATACATTAGTTGAATTTAAAGAAAAATATAACAACAAACTAAATAAAACAATTGAAATAATCGGTGAATATAAGTCACGTAATGAGCAAATAGAATGTAGATGTTTAATTTGCAACGACTTATTCTTTACCACTCCTGCCGTTTTAGCTTTAGGCTGTGGGCATAATAAATGTTCAAGTAAAATTACAAATGATAAAAACAGACATTCTCATGACGATTTTATAAAAGCGTTTTATAATCTTAAAACAGATATAAAAATACTCAGTGAATATGTTGACGCAAAGACTAAAATACTATGCAAATGCGTTACTTGTAATAACATATGGTATGTTACTCCAAATAAATTATTACAAGGAAGAGGTTGTCCTAAATGTGCCATTGAACACAGAAATTTATCAAAAGTAATTCCAAAAAATGATTTTATAGAAAGATTATCTAATGTAAATAAAGATATTATCCTGTTTGATGGCTACGAAGGGGTTAGTAAGAAAGCGGTGTTTCTATGTAAAATACATAATGAATTATTTGAAGCAATCCCACAAAATTTATTGGCTGGTCATGGATGTCCAATTTGTGCCAATGAAAGACAAAGAAGAACACATGAAGAATTTATGTTAAAACTACATAATCAAAATGATAATGATATTACAATACTTAGTCAATATACTGGAATTACAGATGATATAACGGTTAAATGTAATATATGTAATCATATGTGGGTGACTACTCCTCATTCTCTTTATAAAAACTCTGGATGTCCATTATGTAATTCTTCTTTAGGTGAATTAAGAACAAGAAAATATTTACTCGACAATAATCTTAATTTTATTTGGCAAAAAGAATTTGATGGACTAACTGGAATAGGAAATGGATTATTATCTTATGATTTTTATTTACAAGATTACAACTTATTAATCGAATATCAAGGAGAATTTCATGATGGTACAGCTAAACAACAAACACTAGAACAATTTGAATATCAGAAAGAACATGACAGACGCAAGAAACAATATGCTATTGATAATAATATCAAACTGTTAGAAATATGGTATTGGAATTATGAAAATATTGAAGAAATATTAGATAAGGAACTAGAACTTTCTAGTTCTTTTCCTATTTGAAAGGTGGTGAAAAATGTTTGACTTATTAGAAATATCAGAAAAAAATCCAAATGGGCGTAGAGATATTAAAATGGTAATTCATTCTATTTATGACAATGAAAATGAATGGAATAAAAATGGAATTACATATTTAGAAGAATATACAAAAAATAATTTAGATAGCATTAAAGGATTACCGATATGTGTCGCATTTTTAGATTCTGACAAAGAGTATCCATATGACCACGGGTATACGGGTATTAAAGATGGAACTATACCACTTTTTGAAAATTCTGAACAAGTAGGCGCATTTTATTATGGAGCAATTGAAGATGTAATAATTGACGGAGAATCTAAAAGATGCCTTGTTGGTTATGGATATATAAATGAAGCTAGATATGCAAATTTTGTTCAATGGATAGAAAACCAAAAAGCTTCAAATCAAACGGTATCTGGAAGTGTTGAATTTGTCGGAACAACAGAAAATGATGGAAAAATCATTTACAGAGATGGTTGGAAAGAACAGGGAAGAATACCTAAAATCTATTCTTATAGCGCATTCTGTATTTTAGGTATAGAACCAGCCGATGATAACGCAATTATGCTTGAATTCAATCAATTGAATAACAAGCCTAATAATATAAACAAAAATAATAATAATAAAAAGGAGGACTCACACGTAATGGATGAGAAACAAATGGAATTATTAATTACAAGTGTTAAGTCTGCTATTTCCGAAACTAATTCTAAAAACGAAGAACTTACTGCAAAAATTACAGATCTTAATGAATCTGTCGCAGTTAAGGATACTGAAATTGAAAATCTTAATACTCAAATTTTAGAAGCGAATTCTAAGGTAGAGGAAAAAGATAAGGAATTAGCTGAAATAAACGCTTTAGTTGAGCAGATGAAGACAGAACTTAATCAGTGTAAAAAAGATTTTGCTATTAATGAACTTAATCAAGCATTGACTATTTTTACTAATGAAGAAAAAGCTTATGCAAAAGAAGATATAGATTTATTCAACGAAGATTATACAAAAGTTGAAGTAAATAGCATTATTACAAAGATTAATGCAGGTATTGGTGCAAAAGCTAAAGAAACACAGATTGCAGAAATTAATGCAGCCAAGAACCAACCAAAATTAGATGACATTTTTGGTTCAGTTGATGATGTTGATACCAAGGATTTAGTAGACCTTGGTGATATTTTTGAATAATAAAGGAGGATATTATAATGGTAAAATTTAAAGAAATTGGTACTTATAAGACCGCACAAAATATCGGTTACTTAAAAACTCCTGTAGTATTAAAGAATGGTTATGGAGTAACTTATAATCTTGCAACAAAAGTAGTCGCTTTACCAGATGCTACCACAGCTAAAGGTGATGTTGCATTAGTAATGAATAGAATTGATAAACCGGAGACATTAGCTCCTAATGATTACAAGATTGAAATAGGTGAATATCCTAGAATTTTCCCTCTTAAAAATCTTAATGGTCGTGCTTTACAGATGGATACGGATGCTGTAACGACTGCTTACGCTGATATTGCTGTAGGAGACAAACTTACCTTAGGCACCGATGGAAAATGGGTTGAAACTGCTGATGTAACTGGTTATGCAACATATTTACAAGTTATTGAAAAGACTACATTTGGCGGAAATGGTTTAGACGCCGTTGTTGTAGTTGCCTAATATAATAATAAAGGAGGATTTACATAATGAATACATCTTTTGAAATGAATAATGCAAGAAAAGACGATATCCAGATTAAGGAGCAGACCAAGTTCAACAAAGTAGTTGAAATTTGTTCTGCTTTATTTTATGGAGCAGATATTAGCAAATATGGAAAAGAGACTGACGCGGTTGTTGCAAAACTAAAAGACTTAGGCAACAGAGCAGATAATGGTGATTGGAGAGCTAGATCAGAAATTAATACCATAGTTAAGTTCATGGTGCAGCCAAAATTACTTGAATCTTTAAAAGTATTTAGTTTCTTAGGAGATTACAAAGAAGTTGGCTATGATGTGCAACCAGTTGTAAAGACTTATAACTATGAGGGACTTGATGCTAGAATGCAAGCTTCTGGAGCTGATGTAAGTTTTGGGAGCAGAAATTGGATAGAATACCCGATTACTACAAAGACCATTTCTGCTGGCATGGCTATTGATTATCGTGAATTGGCAAGTGGCAATTTTGGCGGTAACGTTGCAGAAGAAACAAGTCAAGTTCAGACTGATATGAATAACAAAGCCGTTGCTTATGCATTAAGCATATTAAATAATGCAGTAAAGAATAATACAAAATATGTAAAGTTTTATTCCGAATATTCTAGTACGCCTACTCAAACACTGGTAGATGCTATGGTTACAAAGGTTCGTAAATTAGGTAAGGTTGCAATTTCTGGTGACTTCTCTGTACTTTCAACTATCTGTGATTGGAATGGTTACAAGACTGTAGGTTCTGATGTGATTCCATTCTATACGCCAGAACAGGTCGCTGAAATTGCTAAGTCTGGGTTAAATGGCTTTTATAAGGGAAGTTCTCTTGTTGAGTTACCTAATCCTTATAACTTTACAAAACCTCTTGCTGATAAGAGTGCATTTGAAACTTATTATGATGCGGACAAGCTTTACTTTACAGCACAAGGAACAAACTCTCCTTTCCATATCTTCAGACGTGGTGGAATTACTACTATGACTGGAAATGACATTGAAACAGGTGTTGTTAAAACACGTTTTGATATTGAGATCGGAGCTGATGTTACTAAAGGTAGAGAGTTTGAAATTGGTATTATTGCAAAACAGGCTTAATAGCCTTTTTTTATTGGGCGATTTATTTCGCCCTCTTATATAAAAATATAAATTAAGGGAGCGATTTAATGTCAGAAATAAAATTAACAGACAGAGTTAGTATAGATAATTTGGTAAATTGGGATTTAGGTTTTATAAGTTCAGAAGCCAATAGAGATATAACTATTCCTGCAAATGTTAAAGGCTTTAAACAATTGTCTGTTGCTGAAGTAGATGGTCAAGTTAAACTTGGAAATAAGTTTTTTTGTGGTATAGATGGTTTTGGAAATAATGCTTATATAAAAATAAATGATGAAAATGTAAAAGCATTTATTTTTGGTACTAATAACGAGGAAAACAATAAAGAAATTTTACTTACATTAGATAATGTTAAGAAGTTATTATCTGTTTCTCCAAAAGCATCTTTTGAAAAGGAATTAGCTAAATTAGTAGTTACTGAAGCAGAAAAGAAAATGATTGTTCCACTTTCTATTGAAGCAGGTATAGAAGATGTAGAAGGTTATAAGAAAACATCCATAGAAAAGATTTCAGGTTATAAATTTGAATAATTAAGGAGGGTTGGGAATGGCGAATACAACCTACAGTGATATATTGAGTAGCTTTGAATCCCTACCTCAATCAAAGTATATTCTTGCAGATGGATTGGTAAAACAATGGTTTTTGGATGCATTGGGTGAATATGAATTAGAAATACAAACGTTAGAGTATGATGATATATTGCAAGCCTTTGATCATCAATTAAACAGATATCAAATTAAAACAATTGCGCTGATTATGTATACATATTATCTAACTAGAGAATTAAGTAGAGCAGAAAAATTAAGTGGTATCAGTGGTAAAGACATTTCTATTACTGGCGGAGACGAATCTAAAAGAACCATTTATAATGATTTGAAGTTTGAGATGGAACGTGTAGCTGATTTGCTAAATAAGCAAAAGCAACATTGTTATAGTTAGGTGGTGTTTTATGGCAACAGAATGGTATCTTATGGGTAGTATGCCTGTATATAACAGTGGATATGAAAAAGAAGAATTTGATGCTTATGCAAAAGATTCATTTGCTGAATTGTTGGAAACATCACCTATTAAAATTGATGTAAAAATAGTCAAAAATGACCTATCTGTTATATCTGAGATAAAAGCTATTATCATTGGTAATATATCAGACAGTCAAACTAAAAGTACAGAGCGCCAAATATTAACAACAATAGGTACTTTACAGTGTGGAGATTATATCTTATTTGAAAATAAGGTTTGGTTGGCTATTTCGTTAGTTGGCAATAACGGAATATATGAAAAAACTATTTTGCAAAGATGCAACTACACACTCAAACTTCAACATCCAACAACAGGCGCTATTCTCTCCTACCCATGTATTGATAGCGCAGCTACTAGTTCTTCCGGTTTAGATACTAATGATGTAATTACAACATTAAATGCTAGACATACGATAAAATTACCATTTGATGATATCACAAAACAGCTCAGAGAAGGTAAAAAAAGATTATTAATTGATGTTGATGGAGTATATCCACCACAAGCTTATAAAATTACAGATAGAAATGTAACTACAAATAATTATGGTGATAATGGTGGACTTGTTGTATTAATAATTGAAAAAACTGAATTTAATGAGAAGACCGACAATGCAGAGTTAATGATTGCAGATTATTTTACTGTTACTCCTACACCAGAACCTTCTACAAGCACAACGTATGCAACAATAACATGTAGCGATCCAAGTAATCAAGTAATGATAGGAATGTCAAGTGGAATTACTCTTGTACCAACATTTTATAATGCTGATAAAACGGTTAATAATACTGTGGTTGCTGTATGGGATATTACAAAGCCTGTTGGATTTGAAAATCTAATTGCCGTGTCTCAAGTTTGGAATAATGTAAAAATTGTTGCTAAAGATGATATTAGGTTATTAGATAAAAATATAGTTTGCAAAGTTGGTGATGGGAATGGTGGATTTAATGGAGAGATAACTATATCTATAGGAAGTGGGTGGTAAAAGATGAATGTGTATGATTCCGATATTATGAAGTTGAAACGTAAGTTTTTAAACCTTATTATGGAAAATAACAACATAATGTCTTTGCTTAATTATACTGAATACAATCCTGACAATCCATCCGCATGTATGTATAAAGTTCTGTTTCCCTACATTAAAACTGATACAGCTGCTATTTCTGTTCAAACTTATATAGGATTAAGTATTATAAGCACGAGTTTATCTAAAAATGACATATATAAAAATTTTGTTCTTACCATTTCTGTAATTTGTCATAATGACGCAATGAAAACCTCATATGGCGGAACTCGTTGTGATGTAATATGTGGCGAATTAATTAAAATGTTAAATTGGAATAGCTCTATAGGATTTGAATTAGATTTAGGTTACGACGTTGAAGAACCGCTTAATGATAAATATTATTACAGAACAATAAAATTTAAAAGTATAACTTCTAATTCAATGGTAAATGGGGTGAAACAAAATTGATTGATTGTCTTAAATTATTTAGAGGACAAGACTATGAGATAAACGACAAAATAATTATTCATCAACCAACATTGAATGATATATGTAATTATGGTGAAGTGAATTACTGGAATCTAATTAATAAATTAGTTGCGACACCATTTGATTATAAAGTTGAATTGGATGATGTTGGTGTTGATTATGAAAAAGTAAGTGGATTATCTTTATTTTTCCTTTTATGTCATGAAATTCCAGTAGAATATACTTTCATTTTTTTCGGGGATATTGATTTTACTACTTTTAAAGATTATACCAATACTCAAAATAATGAACTGGTCTATTATAGTGAAATTTTTGATATTGTTATTGATTCAAATATACATAGACTTATATCAGATTACATAAGGACTATACATAACTTTCCTAAAAAAATTGATGTTGCTGGGAATGAACATACAAAAAGGTATTTGATAGAAACTGAGAGAAGAAAAAATCAACGTCATAAAAATAAAAAATTTGAATCAATTTTAATTCCACAAATATCTGCGCTAGTAAATAGTGAAGGATTTAAGTATAATCACGACACTGTATGGGATTTAAATATATATGCTTTTAATGATTCTATAAAACGAATCCAGAAAATTAAAGATGTTGATAACTTATACAAAGGCATATATAGCGGCTGTGTTGATACAAAATCAATTACACAAGAACAATTAAACTGGCTTGGGAGTCTTGATAAATAATCAAGGCTTTTTTATATGTAAAAATTAAGGAGGATTAATATTATGGCTATTACTGCTATCGATTTTGACAAATTGGTTATAGATAAAATTATGTCCGTAACTGGTATAAACAGAACTACGGGCGAAATAAGATTTATGTTTGATGAAATTAAAGATGCTACTATAGAAAATGGTGGAGAAACTGTATTTGGTACTGGAGCAGGTGGAAGACGTATTTCTGCTCTTAATCAGAATAAAACCTCTAAAATTTCATTTAATAATGGTTATGTTATTGCTAGTGCCTACGCCACGCAAATTGGTGCAGATATCATAGAAGCATCTGATACAAATAAGTTGACAGTTCCTACTGTAGAAACGGTTAAAGTTACGGTTACTGGTGCGGCTGGTAGCGAAGTAGTTACTGCAAAATTACCTGATACTCCAATAATATCTTCTGTAAAATATTTATATAAGGCTAATAAAGATATGACACAGGGAAAACGTTATGAAGTATCTGCTACTGCCGGAACTGGCAAATTTACACTTTCTGGGGACGTTGTGACATTGCCTACCTCTGATTTTACTACAGGTGATGCTATTATTATTTCTTACGAATATGAAACTACTGTAGGTAAGGCTATTGTAAATAATTCAGAAAAGTATGCAGAAAATGTAAAATTAATAACAGATCTTTTAGTACGTGATGTATGTGATAATTCTATTGTATATCATACTAAGATGGTTTACTTCAATACCGCTCCAGACATGAATATGTCTATGTCTATTGGTGGGGAACCTTCTGTTCATGCGTTCGCTGCGGAAAGTTTAACTGATCCATGTTCTGTTGATAAATCTTATTGGACTTGGTTCATTGTTGAATAATAAAAAGGTGGAGTGAATGTTAAAGTTTACTCCACTATTTTAATTAGAAAGTGAGTTGAAAATATGGCACATGAACCTAATCATGTTTGTAAAAACCCAAAATGCAACAAAAATTATTGGGCATGTGATGATTGCGATAAAAATAAGGGAGTTCATTGGAGAAGTTTATGTTGTTCAGTAGATTGTTTTAAAGAATATTTAAGAGCTATTGAAGAAAGAGATAATCCAGTTAAAGAATTGGAAATCACAGAAGAAAAAGAAGTTGAGCAAAATGAAACCAATATTGTCAATAAACGTAAATGTAAAAAATAGTGAAGAGATTAAAAATATGATAATTATATAGGGGCATATTTCACTATTTTTATAGTTGAAGTATAGCCCCTATTTTTTTCGTTAGGAGGAAAATTATTTGGTAAGGTCTAAAACAACTGGAAAGTTGTACAACGAAGATAGAATGATATACATATTAAACCCCAAACAAGCAGCATTTTATATGTCAAAACAAGTGATTTTATATGATGTATTTGATAGTAATGAATCTGTGGTTTTTGTTTTTGATAAGTCTGAAAGCTATCCGTCTTATGACGAGTGGTGTTCAAGAAAACCTAAAGTACAATAGAATACAACATTGATAGGAAGTGGAAAATGCAAGAATTAAAATTAATTTCACCCATAAGTCCCAGTGTGAATCATTATTTGTCATATCGGGCTATTATGAAAAATGGCAGACCTATGGCTATGAGTTACAAAACCCAAGATGCTATAAAATATCAAAAAGAATTTACTAAATACGTAAAAGAACAAGCAAAGAAACAAGGATGGGCGATGTCAGATAATAAATATCAACATTATTATGTTGATACAATATACTATTTCCCACGCATAGATATGGATTGCAATAATTATTGGAAAGTCGCATTTGATTCCATTACTGATTCTGGTTGTGTATGGATAGATGATACTCAAGCATGTGAACGTGTAAAAGCTATTTATTACGATTCAAAGAATCCTCATATAGAATTTGTTATACATCCCACCGACTACATAGGTATTTTTGATAATCGTGCCCAATTAGAAGAATTTGAGTCTAATTGCATCCAATGTAATAAATATAAAGAAGGAAAATGTAGTATTCTTTGCAAAGCCAAAGAGGGAAGAATTCAACCAGAGATAGAAAACAAAATATGCACAAAGTTTAAAGGCGCAAAAAATTAAGCGTCTATTTTTTATGTTAAAAAATAAATATTGGAGGAAATATATGATTAAAAATAATCCTAGATATAAGACTGAAATAAAAGTTGCTGAAAAAATTGGAGCTACAAACTTAATATTTAATAGTTATTTTAATGAAGATGAAACAACTGGAACTACAGAGTTTACACCATATTATAGAGAAATTGCACAGGTTCATGCCTTTGCTGAATTCTTTTTGGATGGTGTAGAATTTGAAGAGAATGATGACATTTATGAGTCCGTAATATCTGATGATGAATTAAAAGAAAAATATCAAGAATGTTCAAGCTTAAACAATTGCTTTTTAAATATTTTATCTGATGTTTACGAGATGGTTAATTTTAAGAAAGAACAAATTATACATAGCAAGAAATCTTCTATGGACGAGATTTTTGATATGGTTTCTAATCTTCTATCAACTTTAAATGACAAAGCCAAAGAAATTGATACTAAGAAACTTGAAAAGATTTTGAAAAAATTAAATGCTCAGGAAATATTAAAAAAATATCAAGAGTCTGGAATTGGCAATGATTTAAGAGATAAAACCATTCATGAACAGTCAAAGGAAATCAAGGAACTAAAAAATAAATTAGGTGCAGTTAATGTTCTTGCTGATAAATAGGTGTAGCGATGGCAGTTAAAACTTTTACTACTATGGTTCAGACGGAAAACTTTATTCAAAGTGCTTGTACTAAAGCCGTAGAAAAAGCATCAAGTAGAATTTGTGACCAATTGCATTATTTTATATGGGATGACTACTATGCTCTTTATGATCCAATTGCCTATTCCAGAAGTTACTCATTCCTTGAATCGGCAATGACTAGAATGTTATCTCCTAATAGTGCTGATATATATATGAATGCAGATAATATGAAGTATGGTGATTATTGGGATGGAGAAACACAGCTTTACATGGCTGACGCTGGCTTTCATGGCAATGTTGGTATTTGGCGTGAAGGTTTCTTTTGGAAAGACTTCGAAAAATGGTGTAACGAAAATGCAATAAGAATTCTAAGAGAGGAATTAGCAAATCAAGGAATCAAAACTGTCTAAATAGAAAGGATGATACATATAAAAAGTTCAAATTTATTTCCATGCTATTCGATTCCTATGAGAGATTATCTGGCTAAAAAGGGGTTTAGATATGAATTAATTGGGTTACATCCTGAAACAAAAAATATGTTCTGGGTATACATTAAAACAAACAAACTAAGAGATTGTTTAAAAGAGTGGTCTGAAAAATGACTACTCTTTTTTAATTGAATTTTTAAGTGAAAGTGAGGACTATTTATGGTTGATTTTATTTATAGTGTAGGTCAAACATTCAAAGACGATAAAAGAAATATTGAAATTTTAGAGAGAAAATACGAAAAGGGCTTTTATAAATCAAGACCAAATCACAACATTAAATTCTACAAATGTAAATGCCATAAATGTAATGCTGAAGACATTTATATAAGTGAATATGACTTAAAACAAGGCAGAGGGTGTCCTGTGTGTCATGGAAAGCAATTAATTTTAGGCATTAATGATATTCCAACTACTGCTCCGTGGATGGTTAAGTATTTTCAAGGAGGATATGAAGAGGCTAAGTTATATACTAAATCTTCAAATAAGAAGATATTTCCCATATGCCCTGATTGCGGAAAAATCAAAACAAAATCAGTATCTATAAATAAAATATATCAAAGACATGGTTTTGGTTGTACGTGTTCAGATGGCATAAGTTACCCTGAAAAAGTTATGTTAAATATATTATCGCAACTGGGTTTTGATTATATTTATCAACTAAGTAATAGAAATTTTTCATGGTGTTCTTCTTATAGATATGATTTTTATATTAATTCATTGAAATGTATTATTGAAGTCAATGGAAAACAACATTATGAAGAATCAGGTGGATTTATGACTGGTTTACATAATATCAAATCGACAGATATATTAAAAGAAAAAATTGCGTTAAATAATAAAATAAATCATTACATAAAACTTGATTGTAGAGAATCAAATATTAAATTTATAAAAAATTCAATTGTTACTAGTGAGCTAAATAATTTATTTGACATTTCAAAGATTAATTGGTATGAGTGTGAAGAATATGCTACAAAAAATATAATAAAGCAAATTAGTGATTTTAAAAATCAAAATCCGACAATGAATCCTGTTCAAATGGAAAAACATTTTAATGTTGATAAAGCTACAATATGCAAATATTTAGCCGTGGGTGAAAAACTTGGTTGGTGTTTATATAATCATGGCTCAAAATTTGTAGAAGTTTTAAAGGATGGCAATAGTCTTGGAATTTATAAATCTGCTAAATATTTATCTGATATATCATGTTCAACTTTTGGTGTTTTGTTTAATCCAGAATTAATTAAAAGATGTTGTAGAAGCGAAATAAGCTATTATAAAGGATATCAATTTAAGTATATAACTATGTAATTAGTAATATTAGTTATTATAATACACAGAAAAGGAGACAACTATGACATATAAAATTTTACAACTCTCTTCTACTTCATCCAATATTGAATATTGGAATTTTATAAAGATGGATGAAACAAGCACTACAGATTATTCAACCACTTCATTGGATGAATTAGAAGTCAAATTAAAGATATTATTAAAATCTGTGCCAATCACTAAATTAAAAGTTGTTAGTGAGATATTGTTTACTGATGATCTTATATTTACACCATAAATGTAACAATTGATTTTGAATTTGAGGCATTATATAGTATCAAATATAACTAAATATAGATAAATTAAGGCGATAGTTGGTCACTCTTCTATCGTCTTTTTCTATGTAAAAAATTAAATAAAGAAAGTGAGGAAATAAATTATGACTTTACCTTTAGTGATGAATTTTACAACAAATTCTTCTGACTGCAATCTGTACGAATTACCAGAAGTCGTTGAACAAATGCAAAAGCATTTTAAAGAAACACAGACAAAGTTAATTTTAAATGCTAATACGGATGTAAGCATAACTGTGTTAGTCAACTCTGTAACACAAATTAAATTTAGCGAAGATGGAGCTTACAACGACTTTATTGTTAATAAAGTTTATTCGTCTAATGGCGGTGTTAGGGCAAGGGGAATCTATATAAAAGATTCTGGTGTTTCCGGCACTCTATCACTACAAATTGAATAAAGAAAGGAGCGTGAATTATGGCACAACAAAGCGGATTAGATATAGGAGTTGCTGTTGGACTTATTGATAGTATGTCAAAAGACAATGCAACTAAATTAGCAGCCGCAAATTTTCAAGGAATGACGTTAAAAGAAACACTTTTAAATGGTGATACTATTCATACTTTAACATTTTTAAAAGATGGTTTACCTTATACATATGATTTACTTACACATGCAGGTGTTGCAAGTTATAGAGGTCAATATCTTAATTTATCAGAAGTACAAGCCGCATTTCCAACTGGTATAGCAGATGTACAATTCCTATTTACATATGACGAAGTTTCTGAAACCAATCCAAATGGTACTGGAGTGGTTGCTTTATTACAATACGTAAGTGGCGAATGGAAATCATTAAAATTAAATCAATCAATACCAATTGGTACGAGTGGAGATGCGATAGGATTCTCTGGAAGTTCAGCAGCTAGATTAGCATTATTAAATAATGTTGATTGGAATACTAAAGAGTTTTTCTATCTCGATACGGATTTACATGTACAAATGTTATATAGAAAAAATTCATTTTCTTACATTCAATATACCGGACAGATTGCGTCTATTGCTATTCCAACCAATCCAGCGGAAGGACAAGTGCTAGTGGGAGCAGAAAGGGTGTATACGTGGGACAATACAAATAAATATTGGAAAATAGTACTTGATAAGTTCCTTAGTAAATTTAATTTATCATCACCAAATACATTTGTCTCATATCCTGTAAATGGCTTGAGTTTACGATTTAAAGTTGGTTCATCAAATGATTATAGTACTACAGTTTATCAGGAAACATTGGGAGACAAAATCCATTACAGCGTAGGTGAGACGCTTTCTAGTGCATTGTTAGATTCAACAGAAGTGAATGCGCCAAGAGAAGTAACAATACTTTCAGATATCGTAGAAGGAACTGTTTACAATTTATCCTTGACATTAAAATTTACAGGAGTTGAACTCGCTAGTAGTTTTATAAGATATGCGGGTACGCTTTTTATTATTAGTCATAATAGGATAATGTCACCATCAACAGCGTACCTATCAATGAGTACAATAGAGAGGGCAATATTTAAAGAATCTGGAAATACTTCTACTAAGATAATCTATGACGTTACTATGAGTACTCATTTGCTGTGGATTCCAGCAACACAAACATTTATTCAAGATAATACAGAGGAATCAGAAACTGCTACCTTTCCTAATACAACTTTAGTCGATGGTCAAATATATACAAGCACAAATACTGGCATAGAATACACTTATAGTTTACCAAACGATTATTGGAAAATTACCAAAGTGTCTATTAAGAAACCTTTGCTAATTAAAGGTTCTGTTATAAGTGATGATGCATTAACTTTATCGTCTGGTGGAACAAATAAAGATGTTAACTTAGTTCCAACTGGAGCTGGCAAAGTTAAAGCAAACGGTGTTGACGTTGTTACCACTCTTGATACACAGAATTTATATAATAAATCATTATCAGATAATACTACATATTTTGTTGATGCCGTTGACCAAACTAAAAAACTAAGTTTTAATGTAGCAGGTTCTACAAATGTTACTGGTATAGTGCAAACGCAATTTACAAGTAATAAAACAGTAATAATTCCTGACGCAGCAACAACTTTGGTTGGTACAAATACGACAGACACTCTTACAAATAAAACATTAGCTGCTCCAAGAATAACAAGCGATAGTTATATAGCCGATGCTAACGGGAATGAATTAATTAAATTCCCTACTGCCGTAGATTCTGCTGTAAATGAGATTACAATTACAAATGCAGCAACTGGTGGAAATCCAACAATATCTGCAACTGGTGGAGATACTAATATATCTTTGAATTTATTAACTAAAGGTAGTGGTTTTGTTCAAGTTAATGGTGTAGATATAGTTACAACTACAAGAGCACAGACACTTACAAATAAAACTTTAACAACTCCAAATATTGCAACTATTAATAGTGGTTCTGGAAATGCACTAACATTAAATGGTACAAGTGGTACTGTAACTTTGCAGAGTAATGGTACTGGTATTGCAAATATAAGTGGTGACGGACTACATCCTGTAACACACAACACCTTTACTTTAGGGATTTCAAGTGTGAGATGGAAGGATTTATATCTTTCAGGTGATATATATCTTGGTGATGATATCATTGTGGGAAATGGATTTGCGATAAATGATGGTACAAGAGATAGAATGACGGTTTATGATACTCATACTTACCTATATAGTGCTGACGGAACTAAGAAAATATATTTAGCTAACACATTATTTGGAATAGATGCAAATGCAGTGCCAGCTTATCATAATACTCATGATTTAGGTACATCTAGTTTTAGATGGAAAGATTTATATCTTCAAGGAGATTTGTATTTGGCAAATACTATAAAAGCAAATACAAATTTCGCTATAAACGATGGCACTAGAAATAGAATATTAATGAGTTCCCCTGCAACATTTTTATACGGTGCGGACGGAACAAAATGGTTAGCTGTAAATAATTCAAGTATTACAATTGGCGCTGATATTATACCGAATGCAACTAATGTATTCTATGTTGGTAGTAACACTAATAAAATTTCACAGGTGCATACTACTTCTATATACAATTATAATGATATATCTTTAAATGGTAATAGTGGTGCATATGGTATCAGATGGGCAACTGATACAACTGGTACACTTTTGGCAAATATATTTAGATATGCGTCTGGTAATAGTGGGTTATATGTTTCAAATGCTGGAACTAGTAATACTACTGGCGTATACTTGGCTCAAAATGGAACCAGTTGGACTTCAACATCAGATAAAAGAACAAAATCAGATATAAGACCTATGGATAGCGTATTGGATAAAGTATGTGCAATAAAACCATGTACTTTTAATAAACACGAATGGTATTTAGATGAAAATGGTAAATTTACTGTATCCGAAGATAAGTATGTTGAAAGTGAAGGATTTATTGCGCAAGAATTATACGAAGTATTCCCACAATGTGTTGACAAAGCTGAAGATGAAAGTAAAGCAGCTTGGGGTGTATCGGATACAAAACTCATACCATATTTAGTAAAAGCAATACAAGAACTTAAGTCTGAAATTGATATATTAAAATCTAGTAATTAAAGGAAGGATAATTATAAATGGAGAATAAAGATATAAATTTAGTGTTGAATATTGAGAAAGCCAACATCATTCTTTCTGGACTTGGTAAATTACCAGCAGAAATTTCTATGAATTTGATAATGGAAATTCAGAAACAGGCTAATGAACAGTTAAAGGTTGAAGAAAGTAAATGAAAGCAGTATTTTATCTTGAATTTGGGAGTAGTAGATTTCATCATCTACTACTCTATTAAAAATACTAATTTGAAAAATTTTCATATTTTATATTGACAATGTAATATATGCGTGATATATTTAATGTATGATATATGAAAGGTGTGAATGATATGTCAGATAATCAAAAATCAAGAAAACGTTTTATGACTACTATTGACGAAGAAATTATTCAAAATTTCAAAGTAGCTTGTGTAAAAAACAAACTTGATATGAATGAAGTATTGGAAATATTAATGTCTGCATATTCAGATGGAGTTATTAATTTAAAGGAGTTATCTGAATGATGGCAAAATAAAAGACAGTCCTTCTAACTTTGGTCGGTGAGAGGACTGTCGGTACATAATTAATATAGTCAATGCTATATCTGTCTATAATTATATCAAACCTTTATTTATATGTCAAAACATTAATATATAAATATGAAAGGATGATATGAATATGAAAAACGAATTAGTAACAAAGGATGTTGAATTTAATGGAGATTTATTGAAAGTAACGAAAGACTTAGAAACTGGAAAAATGTATGTTGGCGTTAGTTGGGTTTGTAATGGTATTGGTTTTACCAAAGGTCAAAAAGACAGACAAGTACTTAATATCCAAGAAGATATTGTATTGAGAAGAGGGTGCCTCAAATTTGAGGCAGGGGTATTTGATGAAAATAATAGTACCATTGCAATAGAATTAGATTACTTGCCTTTATGGTTGGCAAAAATATCTATTACTCCTAAAATGAGACTTGATACTCCAGATATGGCTAATAAATTAATTGAATATCAGATAAAAGCAAAAGATGTACTTGCTAAAGCATTTATACATAATGATGATATTACAATTGATAATTTTCAAATACCAAAAACATTATCAGAAGCACTATTGTTATCAGCTAATCTTGCAAAAGAAAATGAAGAAATGAAGCCAAAAGCAGAACAATTCGATTTATATTTAGACTCAAAAGGATTATTATCAATGAATCAGTCTTCTAAAGAATTGAAAGCTAGAAGAAACAAATTCATGGAATTCCTTAGATATATGAAAGTTTTTAATCAAGATAATTCTCCAAGTGAGCAATATGCTTCAAAAGAATATTTTGTAGTAAAGAATTATGTCATCGTAAAAAAGAATGATAAAAAGTATAGTGTTGCAGTTACATATGTTACACCCAAAGGACAAGATTTCTTATACAAATACTTAAATAAGCACAGCGATATTTATGTTAAATTTGATAAAAAATATTTAAGTAGGATAAATAGTGGGAAACAGGAGGTACGAGCTAATGCTTAATCCCTCTCCAACACCATATGAATTTCCAGATTATCCAACTGCGACACAAGAAGACATAGACTATCTTGTCTCATTTTTAGATATATTATATAACAAAGAACATCCACATAAATATATAATCGCTGAAATGTACACCAATGAAGAAGGTACTCTTCCAGTTTATTCTTATGAATTAGAAAATCTAAGAATGAAATATGAAAAAGGTATTCTTATTGCAGATGATGAACAAGAACTATTATGGAACGAAAATCATTATATTCACACAATACTAATTGAACACATAGATTATATCACATTTCATCAAGCAAATGATTGGATAACTCTCACAATTGGCGATGATGATACATATGGATTAATTATTAGAATATTTTATTAATTGAATATGATTTATTTTGGGCATCAAGATTCAAATCTTGGTGTCTTTTCTAAGAAGTGGCTCAATTTTCCACTTCTTTTATTATGCAAATTTTTAAGAAACGGAGGAAATAGTTAATGGCAGCAAGAAAAACATTTAGAAAACAAATAACAACACCAGAGTTAATCAAACAAATCAATCCAGAAAGTCAAAAGTTGGTTGATAAATATTTGAAGAACTTTGCAACAAAAAGTAGCCCAAAAAGTGTAAAAGCTTATAAATCAAATTTCAATATATTTTTCGTATGGAATCTATTAGAAAATGACAACAAACCATTTACAGAGATAAAGAAAATTGAAATGCAGGAATTCTTTGATTATGGACTTACCGAATTGCAATGGAAAGCAAATAGATATTCGCAAGTACATAGTAGTTTGTCTGAATTATCAAAGTTTATTGAGAAATTTTATGATGAGAAATATCCTAATTTTAGAAATCTATTAGTGTTTATTGACAAAATGCCAAAAGAAAATACTCGTAAGAAATCTGTCTTTAAAAAAGAGGAATTAGATAAATTAATGGACTGGTTAGGAGAGATAAATAAATCTAATGAACAATGCCTTTTAGCCTTAATAATGTCTTCCGGAACAAGAGCTTCTGAAATTGTAAGGTTTACAACGGACATGATTGATTATAATCATACTGCGTTTGAAGGATTGTTTTTGGAAACCACAAGAGAAATAAAGGTAAAAGGTAGAGGGGTCAATGCAAAAGAAATCCCACGTTATTTGATTAAAGATATGTTTGTGCCTTATTACGATAAATATTTGCCAATTAGAGAAAAGATTATGAAAGAACATGGTCAAGAACATGATTTTATATTTATTAAGTCTGATGGTACACCTGCAAAAGTTAGTACAATAAGAAGTTGGATTGAAAAATGGGATTCACACTTATCTCAACATTGGTATCTTCACGCAGGCAGGCATTTTTGGTGTAGCTATCTTTTGGGTATAGGTCTTGAAAAAGAACTTGTTCAGGAACTCCAAAAATGGTCTTCAGATGCATTAGTAGATATCTATAATGACAACACGGCAAAAGATAGAAAATGGAAAGGTTTGGCTAAATTAAAAGATGCTTTGACCAATGATACTATCACACCAGATGAAATTAAAGCTGAAGAATAAATCCCAATAAATCATTCATCTTATGATTTTTACCCTCTTCCCACTCTCACCATCCCTATTACAAAACCCGTGGTAATTATTACCATCCAATTAAAACAAATATTTCTTGTAATTATATCATTTCACAAGTTATACTAATACTGCAACTTCTTGTCGAATTTAGATTAATATTTTGTAAAGTGTTGTACATACGCAACGGGTTGTGTAGTAAAATATACCCATGCAGTAAACACTGTTATAACACTATTAATACTATATTCACACATCACACATAAAATAGGTGCAGAATGAAGGTGTTGAATAATCTTAAGAAAATCAGATGGGAGAAAAATATAAGTCAGAATACGTTAGCTAAACTATCAGGAGTTGACAAGGGTACTATTAGCCGTGTCGAGAACGGTTTGGAAATACCGTCTCAGATCACAATTCTAAAATTGTCAAGAGGTTTAAAGATGGAAGCCAATGAAATCTTCCACTTGGATTGGCGTAAACATAATGTGTGACGGGTGATGAAGGACTAAGGAGGCATAATTAATGAATAACGGGGTTCATGATTTAATTACACTTGAAGAATTGGCAGATGATATTGATATGTTAATTTGGCAAAAGGGTATTACATTTTTTAAGGTAACTGAAGACTTTAAAAATAATGAGGGGCGTACATATTTAGTAAGGGGTTTAAATGTAGGAATTGAGGAAGAAGTTGTCTGTTGTCACGATTATGATGATGTAATATTCAGTAATGATTTTATGTTGAAAGCATTTTTAAAAAAATGTGTTACATCTATAAAGCGTACAATAACACATGATTACAGGAAAGGTGAATTAGAATTTCCTGATGGTATTGTTTTAATTGAAGTTGAATTGTAACAAATAAAACTAAATAAATTATGATAAAAGGGCTGTTTGATTCAAAGTCAGATAGCTCTTTTTTAATGTAGAAAATTATTCGCACCTTTCAGTTAAGGTGCTTTTTTAATGCATTTTAACGAGTAAATTGAAAGGAGTGTAAATATATATTATGGCTAATGATTATCGTATTAAAATAGAAGCACTATATGATTTAACTAAGGCAGACAAAGAATTAAGGTCTAAACTTAAAGCACTAGAAAAGGAATATGAAGTTGGTATAAAAGCAAAAGTTGACACTAAATTAATTCAACAAATGGCTGATAAACTTGATATAGTAAGGAATAGAGCTGAAGGAGCAAGAAAGAGTTTCCAGGCTTATACAAATTCTTTAAATCAAAGTAAATTAAAAGCTTATGCAAGTGAAATAGATGATATATCTAATGCATTTAAAAAGGCTCAAGAATCAGGAAAACAAATAGATTTAACTACTGCTAATTCACAGTTAACAAAATTCAAGGGTACTGCCAAAGAAGCCGGGCTAGAAGTTCAATCCATAGGAAAAGTATTAAAAAATAATATTACAAAATTTTCAGAATGGCTTGTAGCTGGAAATTTATTAATGGGTGTTTGGCGTTCATTCCAAGATGGAGTAAGATTTGTAGGAGAACTTGACTCTGCTCTTACAAATATAAATTACACCATGGATGTTTCAAAAAGTGATTTAAATAATATAGCAGAATCATCGATAAAAATGGCTAAAGATTTAAAAACATCTGCATCTAATGTGCTTCAAGCTGTTACTATCTATGCTAACGCTAATGAAACCGCACAAAGTATCTTACAAAAAGCACAACCTACACTTCTATTAAGTAATGTAACAGGTATGTCGGCATCTGACACCGCTGATATTTTACAGGGTACAATGGAACAATTTTCTTTGGCTGAAGACCAATTAATGCACATATCTGATGTGTTTGAGAAGGTATCTCAGTCAATGAATGTAGACTTCAGTAAACAATTTGCTGCTTAGATTAGAAATAATCTAATGAACATAAACCAAAATCGGTAAAAGCTAAACTATCTTATAATAACGTTTTTGTAGAGAAAGAAATATAGTGTATTTTCTATCGGACGAATTAGTCAAATGTGGTGCAATTGAAGAAGTTAAATTGCTCCATAACAATTTATAAGTATAGCAAGCTAATACCGAGGTAAACAGACAACCAAAGATTGTCTGTCACCGTAACGCATAGAGATTGAACCTAAAATAATAGATTTTAGAACAAAACATCTCCACGAGTGGTTTACACGGATAAATAAAGTTTATTCCAAATAGGGCTAGTCTCCTATTTGCCTAACGTTAAACGAGGGTGAATATATATGCTAGGCTGGATTGGAAATGACCAATCGATGAAAATGAGGGAAACTTCCAGAGCGTAAGATAAAAAGCTTACGGTTAATAACATCCGAAAGGTATTAAGGAAATAGCAGAAGGTATCCAGGCTTCAGGTAGCGTTGCTAATGATGCAGGTGTTAGTCTAGAAAATTACATAGCATTATTAGGTACTATGATAGAAAAAACAAGACGTAGCGGAGCTGAAATAGGCAATAGTTTAAAGACTATGATGGTTCGTGTCACCAACGCAAATAAGGCGGCTGTTGCTAATGGTGAAGTTACTATGGACGATATCTCCAAAGCAGAAGCTGCACTCAGAGGCGTAGGAATTGAAGTAAGGTCATCAAATGATACATTTAGAAATTTTGATGATATTATGGGAGATATCTATAAAAAGCTTGACAATATATCACAAGTTGACTTAAGTAAAATAGCATATCAGGTTGCCGGAACAAGACAAACCGCAGTTTTCCGTTCTATGATTAAGGCGTATGGCGACTATTATGATATGGCAGAAAAAGCTAAAGATGCAGACGGAACCACGCTTCAAAACCAAGAAAAATATGCTGAATCTTTAAAAGCAAAATATGAAGAATTGCAAGCAACGGTTCAGTCATTATGGCATGATACTATCAATAGTGATGTTGTTAAATTTTTATTACAATTGTCCTCTACTGTCCTTGATGTTATAGATAAAGTTGGATTGTTTAATGTTGCAATATTGACTACTGTGGGCATACTTGGAGGAAAGGGATTATTAACATTAATTCCTTCGCTCACAAATGGTTTAGCTAGTTTGGGTACTGCTCTTGGTTTAGCTGGAGAAGGAGCAGGTGTATTTGTTGCTGTACTAGGTAATATTTTACCAGTAATAGCAGCTTTGGGTGTTATTACTGCTATCACAAAAGCCTATGATTATTTTAATGTAACATTAGAGGAGTCACAAGAAAAATTAGCAGAACAAAAACAAGCGTATAATACTGCTACTTCAAATGTCAAATCTTTAGAGGCTGAACTAAAAAATTGTAAAGATCGTCTTGCAGAATTAAATAATATTGGCGGAGCAAGTGTTGTAAAAGATGGAGAACAACAAAAGTTAGAAAATCAAACAAAAGAACTTCAAAGACAACTTGATATTGCCAAAGAAAAGCAACGCATTGAAGGGTTGGAAGCTGAAAAAACTGCAACTGAAACTCTTGGAAAAACTGTAAACAGTAAATATGATTATAAAACTGTATACAGTGAATTGACTGGAGGCAAAGTTGTATATGACAAAGTAACTAGGGATGTTGAACTTCAAAAAGTAATTGATGATTATAATAATTTATCAGAAGTCTATGAATCATTAGAAAAAGCTCAACAAAAATTGGCAAATGCAGGAAAAGGAAATACTAAAGAATTTAATAATAATGAAAAAGAATTATCATCATTGTCTAACAAAATGAATGATTCAAGGAAATATGCCAACTCGTTAGCAAGTGAAATGCAGAAAGAATCTGAGAGTTTAATTGGGGCTACAGACTCTGGAAATAAAATGAAAAAGATTGTAGACAATTCTTTGAGTTCTTATACCAAATGGTTAGATTCTATTGAAAAGACAACTGATGCAACTAATAATCTCACCACTTCAACTGATTCCGCTACGGAAGCAACAAAGAAACAGACTAGCTCATTCTACTCCCTTGCGGCTGCGGCAGAAGATGCTACAGGTTATGTAAATGATTTGGGTAAAGACGTAAATATCTCAGATTTACAAAATGCTATTGGCAATGCTCAAGCTGCTGTTGAAGATTACACGTCTATATTAAAAGATATGGATGACAATAATGGGTTAACTCTTGAGGGACTACAAACTATTACTCAAAAGTATCCTAAATTATTAGCATATATAGGTAATGAAAAAGAACTTAGAGAACAACTCAAAAAAGGGATTGAAGACCAAAAGGCTGCAGCTGAAGACTATTACAAAGATGTTCTAATGTTGGATACTAATTATTATAACGCTGTTGTCAAAAACCATTCAGATATTGTAAATAGTTTAAGTAATTACTATAAAACAGATTTTGGTAATTTTAAATCGCTGGCTCAAGCAAAGTATGAAACAGACACTACACTTTTAAGTTCTTTAAATAAAAAATGGGCTGATTATTATAATGCTCGTGAAAGTGCTTCTAAGGCAGAAAAAATTGCCAATACCCCTCCTAAACTACCTGGAGGTAGCGATGCCTATAATGAATCAATTTGGCGAGCAACTGGCGGTAAAGAAATGGCTGATGCTTTTACTAAATCGTTAGAAAAAGAAGTCGAGCAAAAGAAAAAAGAAGCAGAACGAGAACAATACTATTATAATCAAGCATCAAATTTATTTTCACAATCGGATAATACTGGTTTAAATTTAAATAACATAGCATTAGCAAGTGATAGAACTGGTAACTCAAAAAAGGGGAAAAGTAAAAGTGGTGGCAAAGATACTAAAAACCAGTTTTCTCAAGTATTTGACTGGCTATCAATTAAGATTGATAAGTTAAAAGATAAGGCTCAAAAGGCAATAGATTCTATAGCTAAGTATACTTCATATAAATACAAAAACGCTAAAATTGATATTGCTGTAAATGCAAAAATAGATGAAAAGAAAAGTTTAAAGGCGGTACAAGATAAATATAATAAAGCTGCCAAAAATGTAAAATTACCAAAAAAATATCAAGAATTAGTTGCAAATGGTGGATTGAAAATTGAAACAATCACAAACGAGAAACTTGCTAAGAAAATTGAAGACTATCAAAAATGGAAAAATGAAGCTGCGAATGTTGGTAAGGAAATTGCTTCTATAAATGCTGAAATAAAAGAATTAAATGCTCAGAAACTTGATAATATTACAAAATACTTTGATAATAGTAACGAGTATATTAATTCAAAAATATCTCGTAGACAATCTTTGATAGATTTGAAGAAAGACCGTGGCAGTCAAGTAAAAGTATCGGATTATAATTATTTGATAAAACTTCAAAACGATTTAATTAGTAATTCTAAAAAAGAATTAAATGCTTACACCAAAGTATTTAATCAGCAAGTCAAAGAAGGAATTATTAAAAAAGGTAGCACTGATTATAAAGCAGGACTTTCTTATATAAATCAATTGAATTCAGATATAAGAACCGCTACTTCTTCTATTTATGATTTTAAAACAGAAATTAGAAGTCTTAAATGGGAAAGTTTTGACACAGGTATTACTAAGATTAATAATCTTAAAGATGAGATATCTGACTTAGCCGATTTGATTAGCGACGATGAAGCACTAGATGAATATGGCGAATATACAGACAAAGGGATTACAAAACTTGGTTTATATGCTGAACAGATGTCTCAATCAAAAAATCTTGTTTCTCAATATGGCACAGCTATTGCAACTCTAAAGAAGGAACTTAAAGCTGGTACTATAACTCAAAAACAATATGATGAAGAATTGGCTAATTATCAAAGTTTGCAAAGAGATGCAGTAAGTCAAACGCAAGCCGCAGAAGAAGCTATTGCCAATCTTGAAAAGGCTCGTATTCAAACAGAAATAGATGCCATAGATAAGGAAACTGATAAATTTAAAGAATCAATTGAACTGAGAAAAAAAGCACTACAGGCAGCAAAAGATTTACATGACTATGAGAAATCTATATCTGAAAAAAGCAAAAATATAACTTCATTACAGAAACAAATAGCAGCTTTAAAATTAAGTACTGATAGAAAAGATATTGCACAAAGACTGAAACTAGAAAACGAACTAAACCAAAAGAAAGATGAACTTCAAGAGGAACAATATCAACATTCTATCGATGCTCAGTCTGATGCTTTAGATGATGAATATGATAAATACGAAAAAGCACAAAAAGCAAAAACGGATGCACTGGAAAAATCTTTAAAAGACCAAGAAACTCTTGTTAAAAATGCATTAAATCAAGTTATGAGTGATACTACAACGGTTAGTGATGGTATCAAATCATTAGCAAGTGAACATGGTTTGACAATAACTGATAGCATTATAACTCCATGGCAAAATGCTATTACTGCGATTGAATTATATAGACAAGCACTGAATTCATTACCAGATTCTCCTTTGGGAAGAATGGTGGAAACTTCTGAAAAAGCATCAAGTACTGTATCTAAAACTGTGTCTGATATGTTTAGTGGTGGAAGCTCAAAATCTGCCTCATCTGCTGAGTCAAATAAAAAAACATCAAACAAGACATTACCAATCAGTTCTGTTTCATATCTTGGTGATAAAGGTGAACTTAACAAAGATTCAAACATTGTAGATAGATTAAAATCCCTAGGCTATGACTCTAGTGAAAGCTCAAGAGCAACACTATGGAAATATTTTGGATTAAGTGGTACATATAAGTCAACATCGGCTCAAAATTCAGCATTGATAGCTGCTATGAAAAAAGCTGGATTTAGCAAAGGTGGAAAAGGTAAAATAGTTAACTCACTTGATGATGAAGGAATTGCTTTAGTTAAGAGAAATGAGCCGATTCTTACTGCAAAACAAGGTGAGCTATTTGAACAACTGGTAAATGACCTTCCATCTGTTAAAGCTGCTGTTAATTCGTATTATAAACCAAATATAAGTAATATCTCACCAAACAATGGAGGAATAAACGTACATTATGATAATTTAATTAATGTTGAAGGAAATCTTGATAAAACAGTTGATGTTCAAGGTATTGTTACAAAAGCAATAAAGAAAAGTCAGGAAGATTTGGTAATGTTAATAAGACAACGTAAATAATTTGCATTGGGACTATTCAATTTTGAGTAGTCCCTTTTATATGCGGAAAGGAGTAAATATGTTTTCTAATTTCATAGCAGATAGAGAATCAAGCGAAGAATATGGAGTTGTATGTGTAAGATTTGATACGATATCTGGTGCAGAAATTGTTTCTGGAGAAGGTGAAACTGAACTAAATATTAGTAAAACTCCTAGAAGCAATAAATTTAAAATATTAAGCCAAGAATATACTAAACCATTATCATTTACATTCCAAATAATAAATGATGATGGTTCTAATATAGACGAAGTAAAAGAACGCTCAATAAAAAAATGGCTTTGCAAACGAGGAAAATTTATAAAATTTCAGATGGATGATGATAGATTTTATGATACTGAGTTTGAAGTCAATATATCAAATCCGCAAATTATCAAAGTGATAAATGTTGTAGGTATGGAGTTTACTGTTACTTGCAATGCTCCATATGGATATTCTTCTATGATAAAAAAATCATATAATATCGTTTCTACCAATCAACAGATTAAATTATATATTAATAATGACATTGACGATTATATTTACCCTAATATAACTATATTAGCTAACGCGCCTGGAAGTTTATCTATTACTAATAGTACAGAGGTTAGCAATAGTGTTTTTACGATTAATAATTTAGTTGCTGGCGAAACAATCACAATTGAAGGAGAAATACCATTTATATCATCTTCTACTTCTCATGATGTATGGAAAGATTTTAATAAACGCTGGATAAGATTTGTTGATGGATTAAATACTCTAACGTTTAGTAATTTGTGTACGGTTACTATTAGCTACAGAGAACCGAGAAGGGTTGGTGTATAATATGGTATTTGGTGTTGACGCTTACAACCGCCCTGAAAGACCAATAGTTTATTTGGCTACACAAAATAAGAAAATATTAGGAACTATACAAGCAAGAGAATTGCAAGGAGACTTGTGTTTTAACAATATATCCACGGTCAGTTTTACAGTATATAAATATGAAGATGGTAAACCAACATATAATTATGAAAATATTGAAGAAACATTATTAGTTCAAATCACAAATGTTGGATGGTTTTTAATTAATAAAATATCTAAAAATGGGAATGGAGTTAATGAATATAAAGAAGTAAGCGCATTTTCGCTCGAATATGAAGCATGTTCAAAACTTTTAACTTCTTTCGGACAATTAGGTGTTTCAACCGATGAACAAGGAGGATTAGATAGATATAAATTATATGACTTGTATGACATATCTCATAGTATAATTCATATTTGGTTACAAAAAATGCCATCATGGACTGTTGGATATATTGACCCAGCAATAACTACACAGTATAGAACGTTTACTGATGATGAGGTCGGAGCATACTCGTTTTTAGTTGAAAAAGCAAGCCAGTCATATGAATGTATATTCCAATTTGACACAAAAGCACAAACCGTTAATGCTTATAAGTTAGAGAATATAGGCAAAAACACAAATATATATTTGTCATATGATAATGTAATTGTGAACACAATTTTAGAGTCGGATGAAGCGGATATTAAAACTGTGTATACAGTTGCTGGTGGTGATGATAATGGTTCTACCTTGGGAATTATAGAAGTAAATCCAACAGGAACAAATCAAATAGCAAATTTTAGTTATTATAAAAAGTGGATGAGTGAAGCTCTAAGAACTAGATACGAACAATATGAAGTTTCGTACAATAATAGACTTAGCAGTTTCACTAATGCTATTACTGCCCTACAGGGTTTATATGGAGAATTGAATAATTTATATAATAAATTGCCAAGTACACCCGATAGTACGAATTGGTCTGAATATGGCTCTGTTGCATTACAAGAGAAATATGATATTTATAACAATAATATGGCTTTATATATTGGGAAAACTGATTCTACAAGCATTGCCAATTATAATAGTAACTATTCATTAAGAGAATCTGTTAATGCTGAACTTAATATCAGAAAATCACAAATAACAGCAAAAGAAACTGAAATAAAAAATCAAGAATCATATTGTAAGAGTCTAACTATAAATTTACGGGAATATCTTGGAGAAGATTTATTTAAAGAGTTGAGTAAATTTTATAGGGAGGATACATTCACCGATGATACTTTTATAGTTACAGAATCCATGACAGATGCTGAAGCTTTAGAGATGAAACGTGAATTGTTAGATATGGCTCAAAAAGATTTGGCTAAAAGATGTAAACCTTCTTATACACTAGAAGTAAATGCTCTCAACTTTACTAGAATTCCAGAATTTAAAAGGTATACTGATCAATTAGAATTAGGCAATATCATGACAATTGATTTTGACAATGATATTTTAGTCGAATCTCGACTATTAAAGATACATATAAATTGGGATAATCCAGATGATTTTTCTTTAACCTTTAGTAGTAAGAATAGGTTAGATGGTTATGATATTCAATTAGCTGAAGTACAAGCTCAATCAAGTGCAATATCAACTTCTTATAATATTAATGGAACCGGATGGAATAACGCCAAGAATAAGACAAGTTCTTTTAATGAATACATGTCTTCCACTCTTAATTTGGCAAATCAGAAACTAAAAAATGCTTCTAATGAAACTTTCATTGCGGATTCTACAGGTACTAAATGGAGAAAATGGCTTGATGAAACAAATAACTATTCTCCTAACCAAATGTGGGGTGTTGGAAATGGGTTATACCTTACTCAAAATGCGTGGCAAACTGTTAGCATGGCTATTGGTGAAGGTGTTTATAATGGACAAACTGTTTACGGGGTGTGGGCACCATTATTATGTGGTGATTTAATACTTGGTAATCAATTGGCTATTTTAAATGAAGCCGGCAATTTTTCTATTACTAATGCTAATGGGTTTAATGCTGTAAATGGTATTTATTCTGTTGGGATTAATCCTAATACTCCTAGCGAAATATTTAAGATTGCTGTTAATGGTACTAAAAAATTATATGTAGATACAGTAAATAATAAACTTAAATTTTCTGGTGACTTGGAGGCAGCAACAGGTACATTTTCTGGATTAATAACGGGTGGTTCAATCAATATTAATAACGGTAGGTTTTCTGTTGACCAATATGGTTTAGTTACTATAAATTCTAACGGGTTGGTAGTTAATAGTTCTAATTTTTCGATGTCACAAGATGGTACTTTGAGTTGCCATAATCTTACTGCTACAAATGGTAATTTCTCAGGAACGATTTATGCCTCTACTATTAATGGTTCAACTATAAATGGATCAGAATTTAACAATATTGATAGTGCTAACAATAATGCTGCTACAATAAAGAACGGTAGATTCACCGGAACATCATTTGCATCTTATGAATTTTCTAATGTCACCGGAGGTGCTGTAGGATCAAAATTTTCATTGATAAACGCAGCAAACGTATGGATTGCTGATAATTCATTCGGTGGAACTGGCGATACGACAATTAATGGTGGAAATATTAATTGTAGAATTATTAATGTTTCTAATTCTATTAGTATGAATGGTTATCCTTTAAGTTATTATTTTGCTACTACAGGGCATACTCACTATGATTTAACTGATGGTGGACAGTCAGTTAGATGGAATGGGAACAAATTGTTTCCATGGTCGACAGCAGATTTAGGAGATCCTACTCATAGATGGGGAACTATTTATGGAACGTTGGCTACATCTTCAGATAGAAATCTAAAACATGATATTGAGGATTTACCAGAGATATATAAACAACTCATACTTAAGCTTAAACCTGTGAGATTTAAATACAATGATGGTACAAGTGATAGATATCACACTGGATTTATTAGTCAAGATGTTGAAATGATTATGCAAGAATTAGGTATGGATACTAAAGATTTTGGTGGATTTATTAAATATCCAACTTATGCCGTAATGAGTGAAGATGGGACGTTTGATACTACAAGTGAATTAACAGGATATATTTATATGTTGAGATATGAAGAATTTATCTCCCCAGCTATTAGTTTAATTCAAGAATTAGAAAAAAGAATTAGATCAATTGAATTAAAACAATAAGGTATTTACATATTCTTGTATTTTTTACAATTAGTGCTATAATACAAGTAGGAGGTATATATTATGAGAAAAATAAAAAAATTAATTATTACGTTATTATTGTTAGCACTAAGTGTTATATCAAATAACACATTTTCCAACGCTGCTCAAACTACTGTTTGGTCGTTTAATGGAACGATTACACCTAAATACGAATTTATGGTTGGTGAAATACCAATGGGTAGAGATTTTGTGGCAAATGGAACATTGACAAATGGTATAGTAACATATGATGCAAAAGAACTAACCATTGCAACTTTCCCAGATAAATTAACACAAGCAAGCAAAGATAAAAAAATAAGCGTTTCAATCTTTAAAGATGTAGATAGCAACAAACAAATAGAGGGATGTAATGTTGATGTTTCTATAGTTGTTAATGAGTTTAATCCTACATTAAAATGTGACTTAGATGGAAAAGAATTTGTAGTTGATAAAATGTATTGGAAGTCTGAGGATGGATTCGAGACACATAGCTATATTGAAAATTTACAATTTAATACAACTAATGTTTATGGAAGACTATTACGTAGTCAAGTACAATATTTAAATAATAATAATAATAATTTGTATCTTGGATATAATTATTTTAAGTATAAAGTATTAGCTAGTGACGAAATCGGAAACAAATATAATCCAGCTTATGGAACATTCACAGTAAAGTATACAAAAACACCCCATATTGCAGTTGGCAAAACCTCATTTAGTATATCCGTTCACAAAAATAAATATAGAGTTTTAGTAAATGGAAAAGTGCAAAAAAATGTTACAGTTAAGAATTTAAAATCTAAGACTGTGTATGATGTTATAATTCAACAAATTAAAACAAAAAATGGATGCAATGTTGAAGTATGGTCTGGAACTATAAAAACTAAATAATATATAAAAGAGTAATGAGTTAATTTTCATTGCTCTTTTATTATGCTTATCACCTCTCCCAAACCAAACATTTCCCAATATTCACAGAATAATCTGTTGACATTATATGTATAAAGTGCCATAATATAAATATAAATTGTAATATTATGTTACAGCTTAGTGGTTAATTATTTATGTTTACCGCCATACTTTTACAAAAAGTGTAAATACTATCGTTTATAATCAAGTAAAGGTGGTGGTGAATATGAATGAGAACAAGGATAAACCAATAAAAGATGAATCAACCAAGGAGGATGATATTATGTTAAAAAAAATAGACAAGACTAATATCAATGGATTAACAGCCGATAAAAAAGAAATATTAAAGAAATTGCTTGGTACTGTTAAATCTCCTCTCGATATCAACAAAATGAGGGATGAGATGAAGTATGCAAAAAATTAACTTTAATGATAGGTCATTTAATGGCTTTTTAGAAAAAGAAGATATACTATTAGATACAGGTGTATTAATTGCATATCTAAGCGAGCATGATACATGGCACACTACTGTTAAGACACTGTTTGAAAATCACATTTTTAATAATGATAATGCAATCTTTTTGTATATTAATCCATGTGTTTTAAATGAAATCACTCATCTTACAACCCACAGGAAGACTATCAATAATTATCTTGAAAAACATCCAGAAATAGTACTGACTGATAAACAAAAAGATGAAATTGAAAAGAATACATTGAGTTCGTTAAAAATATTAATCGACAATGATATTCTTATTCCATTAGATGGAGACAAAGATACATATTTAAAGCAAGTAGAAACATGTAAAGCTTTGGGTAGTGCAGATGCTTTTAATGCAAGTTTAGCAAGTGAATTTGGTATTAGTTTTTTAACTGTAGATAATAAATTAGTATATAATATAGAAAGTAATATCGCCTACTTTAAAGATATGAATAATCTTTATTATACCACGGCAAAACATAAGGATTATTAGTTATGTAAAAATCATTAAGCACTTACTCACAAGGTAGGTGCTTTTTTGATATCATATAGGACGCTCAATTCGATTAAAAAAAATACTCTCTCAGACTCCAATATTTTTTAATGAAAATTTCACCATTTTATACTTGTCCAAAATTTGTAACAGTGGTATACTTAACTAAACGGAAGTATTATTTGACAAAACGTAACACTTCTACTAACATATATTATCTACAAACTGAATACTACATATTATATGGTAAATACTTATTATAAAATATGTTAGAAAGTTGGTGATATATATGAGAGACAATAAAAATGATTTTGATAAGAAAGAGGAGGATAATTCTATGAGTGCTGCTGGATATGCTACATTGAATATGAATATAATAAACACAAAGAAATCTAAGATTATATCATCTAAAGAAGCATTAAAAGATGTAACTCCAATAATTTGGGACAATGAAGTATTGAATGGAAATAAAAAAGTTATAATTACAAAAGCAAATAATGAGGAATAATAAATGTGCAAAGTTGGGGATATTATTTTAGTTAAGAGTTATATTAGTCAAGGTAAAGAAATAGACAAGCATTCTTTTGTAGTATTAAATGTTGAGCATGGGAAAATAGAAGGATTGGATTATAATTTAATGTGTAATGTTATGTCTTCATTTTCTTCCCCTCAACAAAGATTAAAAAAGTTAGAGTATCCTGGAAATTTTGAAATAACTCACAATGATAGTAATGTTTTAAATGGCAATACAAAAGATGGATATATCAAAGCAGAACAATTTTATTATTTTGATAGAAAAAAATTAGATTTCGAAGTAATAGGAAACTTAGACACAACATTCTTTGAAAAATTAATTAAATTTATACATAGTTTAGATGAATATGAACATATCATAGATAACTTATAAATAATCAAGCTTTGGTTGCCTTATTTGGATTTCCAAGGCTTTTATTATTATTATTAATCAACTTAACACCCTTCTACTTTGGAGAGTGCTTTTTTGATGGGAAAAATAATGTTAATTTCTTCATATTTAGTATTGACATATGACTTGTTACATGTTATGATTATCTACGTAACAAGGAGGTATGAATATGAACGATAAAAGAAACGACGTTCGCAATATATTTATTACTACTGAAGTTGCCAAGAAATTTGATATGACTCCTAGCTATATAATAAGAGTTGCTCAATCATTAGATTTAGATGAGTCTGAGATGCGTGAAGCAGGGAAAAGGAACTATTTGTTTAGCCTAGAAGCCGTTGAAAAAATCGGAAACAAATTGAATAGGAATAAATAAAATGCAGCCACTCTCTCGTCGAAAAGAATAAGTGACTGCAATACATAAGAATGTTGTTCTTATATTGTTATTATATCATGCTTTCAGAATATTATCAATTATATTTTGGAGGAAATGAATATGAAAAAAGTAAAATTACAAATTGTATGCAGGAAAGAAATACTAGGAAAAGAAATTAATTTTTATGGAAGCATCGAAAATCCATATTTTTTACCATCTGATATTGCAAATTGGCTTGGAATATCAAATTACAGGCAAATGATTAAAAGTGCTGAATTATCAGACGATCAAAAGGGTGTATTTTTAATTGACACCCTTGGAGGAGAACAAGAAAAGGTATTTGTAAATGAAGATGGTCTATATGATACACTAATGGCTTCACGTAAAAAAGAATCTAAACCATTAAAGAATGAAATCAAAAAATATCTAAAACAAATTCGTCTTACAGGCGGTTATATTCCTATTTCTAAAGAGGATTCACCAGAATTAATTATGGCAAAGGCATTAAAAATTGCAGAAAAAACCATCCAAGAAAAGAATACTATTATATCAGAATTAAAACCAAAAGCACAAGCATATTCAGATTTAATGGACTCAGATGGATATCTTCAATTTATAGATGTTGCAGGAATGGTAGAAATCGGTAGGACAAAATTAATGGATTTCTTGAGAAAAAATAAAGTTCTAACTCGCCAAAGCAATTATAATGTTCCATATGGAAGATTTAGAAATAATGGAATGTTCAAAGTGGTTGTAGAAGAAACTAGGCATGGTAAGATTGGTAGTGTTACATTGGTTTCACCCAAAGGATTAAATTACATATATAAACTTATTAACAAAAAGGATATGCAAGATGAATTTGATTTAGAAAAATTGCAGGAGGCACACGCCAATGCTTAACATCTATCCTACTGTTCAAGAATCAAGAATTAATCATCTTATTGAATTTTTAGAAGAATATGATAATTGGCAAGCACCTCACCATTATACTATCATAGAATGGATTAGTGATAACGATGAACCCTGTACTTATGAGTTATACAATCTAACAATGGAATTAGTTCAAGGTATCGTGATTTGTAGTGATGCAGATGAAATATTGTGGGACAACCAATATGCATTGCACTCTTTTCTTGCTGATAATGTTGATATGATTCAATATCATAGTGATGGGAATTATATAACTATTGTTCTTGTAGGTGAAAGTTATGATGGCTTTATAAGGATTTATTATTAAATTATAATATGAATTTTATAAAACACTCTTCTATTCAGGGAGTGTTTTTATTATGCGCAAAAGAGGAGGAATTTTAAATGGAAAAAGATATGAACCAAGAAATAAAAACAGCTTTATATGATGGAGCCAAGATTGAACAGGTATTAAACTTTCTTAATACTCTCCCAGTTGCAGGAGTAAATAACATTACTGGAATGGGATTTGTGTTTGATGTTTTAACTCACCCAATTATCCAAGACAACTCAAAAAATGAAGCAAACAAGTAGACCTAATAAAATAACACTTTTATCATGAATTTAAGGCTATATTTGGTATTATTTGATACTAAATATAGCTATTTTTGACTAATCAACTTACATATTTTTACATAAAGGAGGTAATTTATGGCACTTATACCACAGGAAATAACTCTTAATATTAGTAAAAGAACCGAATATTGTTATATTGATATACCACAAGGAGACAATATAGACAGAGTTTTTTACATAAAACTTGTAAATGGATCAGATGACTACATAGTCCCATCAACTGCACAGGTTACATTTTCTATGTCTCGTGTAAATGCAGAACCAATTTTTAATAATTGCCCTGTTACAACTGATGGAAAAATTAAATTTACTGTTACTTCTGCGATTTCTGCATTAAACGGAAGACACCCTTGTACTTTTACAATTGTTGATTCTGCCACTGGTGGAACAACTTCTACATTTGCATCAACTATGTTAATTGAAAAAGGTGTGAATATAGAACAGTTTATTGTAAAAACTGGAGAATTTACCGCTTTAACAGAAGCTTTATTAAAAGTCGGAGATGTGGTTACACAGGTAGAAGCATGTAAAACAGCCACTACAAATGCAAACAATGCCGCAACTTCTGCTAATGCTGCAGCAACTTTAGCAAATGAAAAAGCTACTTTAGCAGATTCAAAAGCCACTCTTGCTGATGAAAAGGCTACTTTAGCAAATGATGCAGCAACTGATGCCACTAATGCAGCTAATACTGCAAATCAAACAAATACTACCATACAAAGTGCTGAAGCATTAAGGGTGATTGCTGAAACAAATAGAGCTACTGCCGAAACAACAAGACAAGAATTTTATGACGCTTATAAAATACTAGAAACATATGATGACACAAAAAATTATATTGTTGGTAATCATATAACAAAGTTTGGCGCCTCATACCAATGTATATCCCCCACTACTGCTAACTCAGGACATTCTCCTATAGCTAATGCAGATAATACGTGGTGGAAATGTATTGCTGCGAAAGGTGCGGATGGTACTGGTGGCAATATGATGACAACTGTATATGACACCGAAAATAAAGCTACTGACATTTTCAAATATATTGGTGACAAATCTCAACTCCAAACCCAATCAAACGCTGATTTGGTTAGTGCTGTAAACGAAGTTGATGAATTAACTAAACTTAACGGTAAGGGGAATTCTTTATATGATACCATGCCAACACCAGACGAATTTCCACTAGGAATAACAACCAACTTATCACACACGATTGCGCTTGGATTATATAATATTTTAGGATATACATGGTATACATTAATAACGGTAAGGTCATTAGATAATGAAGTAAATGCTTTTTTGCAGTATTTTTATACAAGTGATAAACTATTTTATAGATATGGAAATGTTACTACGGGATGGAGCCTTGCTTGGAATATTATAAATGTTGATAATACTATTCAGGCATTACCAAACAATGTAATACTATCCACTGATATACAAAAAAATGGTGATTTTGATGATTACTTTGATACTGTTATGGCTTATTCATTAATACAAATTGCACTAACTATATCTTTGGACAGAGGAGATATTGCTACATTAAATTCTACTGGAACTGAAATAATAGATAATCTAAATACTGTAACAAACAAAAATATTTCTTACTATCTTGGGTTGGATGTTAATTTATCGGATTCTGATAAAATAGGATTAAGTGCTAGTATTCAAACACAAAATAATATAGAAATATTGTTAGAAAAAATCAAAAAAGCAAATCAAAAGACAACTATTTTAGGAGTAGGAAGTATGAGAGATATATCATCTGCATATAATAGAAATCCATCCTTGTTTATAGATAAAGTAGATAAAATTTATGTATTTGCAGGTGATTATGAGGGAACTTACCTAGAAACAAATGTGTGGCTAAACGAGTATGCTTACTTGAACATAATGAATTCCGGCTTGCCTATTTATTGGATTCCTTGCTTCCAGAATGGATTGTGGACAACTGGAAATGATACTTCATATTTTAACGCTCAATACAACGAATTATTTGATTCAACTACATCAAACTTGTTTAAATGGTTTTTATATTACTATAGTAAAGACACATCTGATTTCCAAACATATCTCAGTCAAAATCACGATACTACTACTTTAATGGCTGATACAAGAAATATATGGTGTGCTTCTATTATACCAATGCTTTTTAATAATAATTACCAAACATATGTACAACAATATAACAGTGAAAATGGAACAAATATAACAGAACCTTTTAGTTTTATTGAAGATACTGTTTTATTTACAAGTGGAGGTGGTGTTCAGCATGGAATAGGACATACTATACACAGATTTCACACAAATGACCGTACTAGCTATGTGAATTTTAGTAAATGGTTAATTAAAAAAATAATAAACAATATGGAATAATCCTAACTAAGTATAGATTTATACCTAGTTATTTTTATGCCAAAAATGTCTTTAAATGCAATAAAAAAAGAGAAGGATAAATCTCTTTACTGGGGAGTATGTCCTTCTCTACGCATGGAATGCGCTATATGTTATTATAGCACAAATCCATAATTTGGCAAGTAGTAAATAATCACTACTGCTTATAATAAAAGAAAGGATGAGTGTAAATGGGTTATGGAATGGTTAAATCAAAATGCGGGGTTAGTAATAGGAATTGTATTAGCGTTAATTAATATAGGGGGGTGGTTCTGGACTAATTTTAATAAAGCTTACAAAATAAAAAAGGCTAATGAAGATTTTCATGAGACAGTAAATAATCACAGCAAAGAAATTAATGAATTAAAGTCATCTTATAAAGACTTGTTATTAAAATTTGATGCATTATTCGAAATAACAAAAATACAAATTAGATATAGTATTGTATCGGCTTGTAATGATGCACTTGAAAGAAAAGAAATAGACCAATATCAATTACAGGCAATAGAGGACATGTATACAGTTTATACTGAGATTTTACACGCTAATAGTTACGTAACAACAATTGTACATAAGGTTCGCAAATTGCCACTTATTGTTTCTGATTAGGAGGCTGCGATGAAAAAGAAATTCAAATTTACAGATAAGCAAATTATAACATTTACTAAAAAATGGACTAATCGGCTTTTATGGTGCGGTGTTTTCTGGGTTACATGTAGCTATATATTGGCGTTTATAGGAAAGACAGAAATTGCCGAAAGCTTAAGTAAAGCTGTTGTTACTATTATAATTGGAACTTTTGTTCCTTACCTTGTAAAATCGTTCTTTGAAACATTTTGTGAAAAACATAATGAATTAAAAGAAAAAGGATTAACTGAAGATGTTTCTGTTGAGACAAAAGAAGTCGAATAATATCGTACTTATTAACTGAACCAGAGATGGTTCTTTTTTAATTATAGGAGGTTTCATTATGGATTTTATTATTAACAATTGGATGGTAATCGTTGGTGTTATAGCAGTATTAGTAGCTATAGGATATGCAATTTATAAATTTGTAGGTCTCCCAAGTAAGGATCAAGTAAAGAAAATCAAAAAATGGTTGCTGTATGCTGTAGTAGAAGCAGAAAGAATCTTGGGTAGTCAAACAGGAATATTAAAACTTCGCACCGTATATGACATGTTTATTACTAAATTTCCTGTGGCTGCAAAATTAGTTTCTTTTGAGACATTCAGTGCATGGGTGGATGAAGCTCTGGAAGAAATGAAAAAGTTGTTAGAAACAAACAGTGCAATAAAAAATATTGTTATTGGAACAGATACAAAAAAAGAATAATTTTATTATAAAATTGATACTTGGAGGGAAGTTGATCTTCTCTCCTCTTTTATTTATTTAAGGAGGCAATACTATGGCAAATAAATTAACTGGAAAAGGATTAGCTGATTTTGCAATTAGTAAATTAGGGGTTCCATACGTTTACGGAGCGAAAGGTGCAGATGGAATCTTTACAGAAAATAGATTAAATAATTTAGCAAAAAATTATCCAAATATGTTTACTTTGGTTTATAAATCTAAAGCTAAGAAATTTATAGGTAAGGTTTGTTGCGACTGTTCAGGTCTTATAAGTTGGTATACCAATAAAATATTAGGTTCTGCTCAATTATATTCTACTGCATCAAAAAGAGGATTAATAAAAGATATAGATAAAGCTCCTATTGGAGCCGTATTATGGCATAGCGGTCATGTGGGAGTTTATATTGGAAATGGATATTGTGTTGAAGAAAAGGGTATAAATTATGGCTGCGTAAAAAGTAAAATTTCTGATACTCGTTTTACACATTGGTTAACTTTTAATTATATAGACTATGATGAATCTAAAGAACCAGTGGCTACAAAAACAAAGAAAAATAATCCATACGACAAACCTTTAAGCCTGCTAGTTAAAGGTAGCAAGGGAGAAAGTGTTAAATGGCTACAGTTTGAACTTAATGAAGCAGGTTACAATGTATCTATAGATGGAGTTTTTGGAAAAGATACTTTAAAATATGTAAAAGCATTTCAGCAATCTTGTAAAATTACAGTAGATGGAGAGGTTGGAAGTAATACAATTAAAGCTTTAGTAAACGATAAATAGGTAATATAAATGATGGAATTTATTGTATAGGAGAGAGATTGCTATAGTAGTCTTCTCTCCTATTTTTGATGTAATGCAGTTGTGCTTTCAGCCCAACTTTGTCCGTGAACAAGTTCACGTCCAACGATTAATTTTATATTAAAAAAATTACTTGAAAGGTGGCTCGAATGAAAGAATTATGCGAAGAAAGAAAACTTATAGCAAATGTTGTAGATGTAGAAACAGGGGAAATTATAAATGATATTTATGAAAAAGATAAAATAGTTCCATATAAAGAACCAAAAGAAGATGATAAGATTTACGACTTTAACAGTAATGAAAAATTTGTGAAATTATATTTAGGAGTGAATGAGTTGAGAAAATATTTAACACAAGGAGAATTTGCAGTTGCAATGTCATTAGCAGATTTTATTTGTTATGACGATTGTATCGTTAGAAAAGGTGGTCATCATAATGGAAAAATATTATCTGTAAAAGAATTATCAGAAGAAATGAATATACATTATGATGCTTTAAGGAAAACTATAACTTCTCTTACAAAGAAAGGTGTTATAGGTATTCATAAAACAGGATGTAAAGATAATCCAAATATAATGGTAAAAGCCATTACTGTTAATCCTTATATATTCACTAAAGGTAATAATGTTAATAAAACTATATTAGGATTGTTTGAACATACCAATTGGAAAAATAGTTAACGTAAGAATAAGAGAAATCAAAGCCCGAAAATCTTGATTCCAACCTTATAAATCAAGCGTTTCGTGAATTTTAGAATGGGAAAATTATTCCCAAAAAGCAACCAATTTTGGGAGCGAAATTCCCAAATGTGAAAATTATATTCAGAATTCATTTACTAAAATAGGAGACAACCAGAATTGGAAGTCTCCTATTTTTTTGCTATTTACAAGGAACTAAAAATCTAAAGAGTTTAATTTTATATGGACATTCATCTTGATATTTAATTTGTATTTATGTTATTCATTTTGTTTCCTATTGCATCTGCCACAGAATTAACAGCTTTTTCGTTGTGCTTATCAAAGACTTCAACATATACTTTCCCTGTAATATCAGGACTGGCATGTCCCAGCATTTTGCTTATATCATATAACGTTACGCCAGATGCATTTGCCACAGATGCTACCGAATGTCTTAACCCTCTAAGCGAAATGTCTGGCAAATTATTCTTTTTAATGAATTTTGCAAACATAGATGAAAGATGTGCCGGATTTAAAGGTTCTCCGTTCAAGTTAGATACTACATATTCATTTTCATTAATGTTTGAATTGTCATTGGCTTCTTCTTTTAAATAAGTTTTTCTATTTTCTATTTGTTGATTATTAACTCTTTCTAGCACATTACGAAGCAAATCTGGTATTATTAATTTACGAATTGAAGTGGATGTTTTTGGTGCCTTTTTAATTACATCATTATCTGCTCTTACAGCAACTTCATCGATAATTATTATATTTTCTTTTAAGTCAACATTTTTCCACTTCAGTCCTGAGATTTCTTCCCTACGTAATCCTAACATACCAGCTAAATACACAGCAGGTTCTAATAATGTTCCTTCAGATAAAGAGAATAACTTTTGTAATTGTTCAAGATTATAGAAGTTAATTTTGGGTTTAACGTATTTAGGTGGCACCACTTTTTCCATTGGATTATTACGAATAACATCTTGTTGTTTAGCAAGTCCTAAAGCTGTTCTTAATAATACATAATGCTTTTTTACCGTATTCGTAGACAAAGGTTCTTTTTTACCTTTTGGTGGAGTTGTTAGTTTGTATTGAAAATACTCTTGTATATCTTTAGGAGTTAGTTTTTGAATCTGAATTTTACCTATATCAGCATCCTTTATATGATTTATTATTGCTTTATATCCACAATAGGTTGTTGATTCATTTATGGGCTTAACTACTTTTTCTAACCAATAATCTAACCATTCTTCCAAAGTTTCGTTTTTCGGCTTAACTACTTCATCTTTTATTTTATCCGCTTCAAATGTTTTTATGATATTTTTTGCCTCTGGTTTAGTTTTACAGGTGACAGTCTTTTTAATTGGTTTGTTATTTTCGTCAGTTCCATAATAAAGTGTAACATAATATAGTTTTTTTACATCATCATAGGATACATTTTTTATATCTGTTTTTTTACGTGACATAATTTGTAATCTCCTTGTTGATAATTTTTCTACCTAACTTTTCTACCTAACAAGAAAATTATATCATAAAATAATTAACTTTTCTACCTATTTTTCTACCTTTTTCAATATATTGTAGTCAATTATCCGACAGTCACTATATATAGTGTGTTATAGCAATAAAAAACACCACATATAGTGGTGTTATTACTGGGCTACAAGGATTCGAACCTTGAGATGCTGGAGTCAGAGTCCGAAAATTATGCCATTATATGGATTTTTATAATATTGTAGAATCTTATTCATTCTTATAATAATCCAGTGTTTATGCGGTATTCATTTTGTGTTTTATGTTTATATATTATTAAACGATTTTATAATATTTTATATGTTCTTATACAGTTTATACTACGATTTTTCTACCTAATTTTCTACCAAAATCAGTCCATGTATCACATTTTTAATCCGCTCTTATTCTATCACTTTTTCAAAATCAGAGTACATCCATTCATCAAATGTTTTACGAGGTACAATGATTCGTTTGCCTATTCTTATAAAAGGAAATATACCACTTGTTGACAAAGAATATGCCCTATTTTTATTAATTCCTAGTATTTTCTGTATGTCCTCTACTGTATAAACTTTTGTTTCATCTACCATTTTGTAATCCTCCTTATTCTGCTAAATAAAAATCTTTAATATATTCCAAGGCATCGTTCTCATTGTCAAACATTCTGTCGACACATTCTAAAATCCAAGGATGAATCTCATTTCCTTTATTGATTCCAATCACAGGTATATGTAATTCTTTTGCTAAATACATTTCTATAGCACTTCCTATACTGTTTGGCGAATTGAAATTAGTCAATAATAAATTAGACGTTCTGACATGATTTAAATCGTAATTCATAATCTCACGTTCTGAAATATGACGTTTGTTAACAAAATTAAAATAATCGCATGGATTAATAATCGTTAATTTATAATTTGTTTCTTGTTTTAAAAGCCACTCTTTATACTTAACTCTCCACTCATTTTGTGAAGCCATATTTAATCCGCTCATTCCACCACATAAATAAATCTTAAACCTGTCCATCTATTCACATCCTTTTCTATAAAGTCTATCAATTTCTTTGGCTACTTCTTCAGCACTTCTGTTTTCATTATTAATCGTAAAATCAATTAGATTGTTAATGTTTTGAAAATCGATCTTATCAGTTTTAAATCTTCTTTCAGCTTCTTTCTTCTTTTCTTCTGTTGCATTATCTCCACGTAGTTCTTGACGTTTTATAATTTCTTCATCTGATATATTTATTAAGAAACCTGTAAATGGTATGAAATTTTCTCTTAGTTTACGTAAACCACTTGGTGTTAAGATACATATGGTTTTATCATCTGCATTTTCATAGCTTGAAAAACTTGACCCATAAAACCATATACCTGATTCTGTATTGTAATGCCTTGCTTCTAAGAAAAATCCATCAATATATTTTGTTAAAAAATCTTCTACAGTAATAAAATTATATGAAATACCATCTGTCTCGAAAGGTCTTTTCGGACGTGTTGTAAATGTCACAATGCGAGTATATCCCATCTTACATAATTCATTAGCAATAGTATCTTTTCCTGTTGCACTCTTACCAACTATAATTAACACTATTTATCACCTCCTAAACATAACTCCTTAAACATAGGTAACGCTTCAATCCAATCACAAAACATTTGCCAGTCTGGAAGTTTATGTTGTCTACGTTGATTTAAAATTGTTTTAAGCTGCCTATAATTGGTAGTCATTCCTGCCGTTAACTCAAATCCTGATGGTATGTTATATAGAAGTCTTAAATAATCATTTTTATCCTGGGTTTTTAGATAGATTTCCTTTAGCCTTATCAATTCATTTATGGTGTTATTTGTAACATATTCATTACAAGATTCTTTAATATCCATTTTAGATATGCGATGCATCGTGGATTGACTTGATATAAAATCTATAAAGTGATATCTTTGCAATTCCACCCATGCTTTATTGGAAAATGTTAAATCAAACTGAACAATAATGCCTGTTAAAAATTGATTATGTCCTTCTCCTAATCCTGAACTACCTAATTTTTTAACTGTATTTGTTATTTCAGTATCCACTTTGGTTGTATCTGTCGCCATTGGATACTTGCTACATTTAATTGCGTTATCTAGCCCATATATCTGTGTATTTTCTATTTTCATAAATATCTCCTTGTGTTTAATATAATTTACTCTTCATCAACGAATTTCACTATTTCGCCATTCTCAATCACGGTTCTATATCCATTTTCTAAGAACAATTTCTCACATTCGCCAATAGTTATCTCCTTAGAAACTGAAAATTTTTCTTCATCTCTACTGCACAATCCCATCATCCTTACACATGCACACACCATTCCAACCATTAAAATACTACATAATCCTATTGTTGACATAATTGCGACTCCCATATTTTCACCTCTCTCTCTTAATCGCATTCAGGACACATTAAAACTGGTATAGTAAAACTGTTTCCCCATGCCTCATATGACTCTCTTCTTTCTTCCAATAATCTTCCACATATAGGACAACGTCTACTATCTATATCTGCTCTACGTAGTTCATCTTGCCATTCATCTCTTTCTTCTTCCTCTAGTTCTTCAATTAAACTTCTAATATGTATCACTCCTTGTCTTTTTTGAACTCATATCTACAAAAATAATGTGCTCCTATATGATCTGCTATATCATCATTTCTTTTGGTTCTTGAAAAATAAACTGTTTCAAAATCAAATATTTCAGTTTCTCCATTAAGTACTTTCTTAATATTTTTATACTCTTTTTCTGTTGGCGCCGCTTCATTTCTACTGCCCCATGATGAAAATTGTGACTTAGCACTTAAAACATCATATAAGCTTCCTTTAAATGCCCAATGTTTCATTCTGTTAAATATTACTTCAATTACTCCTCTTTGACCTCGATTGGATTCTCCTCTTGACTCAACCCAAACGATTCTTGCCAATAAATTAATTTCATCTTTCGTAAGTGTAATGTTCCATCGGTTTTTGCATTCTTTTTTCTTCTTTTTAGCTTTCTTTTTCTTTGCAGCTTTAATTTCTTTTATATCTATTTTCAAGTTGGTTACTTCAAGTCCACATATCTCTTCTTCACCAACTGTATATGTGGTTGTTACAGTCTCAGATTTATCTAATACATCTTCTGATGTTTCACTTGGCTCGCTAATAGCCAATTCATTATAATAAACCTCTCTTTTAATTGGTCTTCTGCTCTCGTATGCATTAGCGGAAGACGTTGTTGCTTGTGACTTCCACGAGAAAACGAAGAGTGATGTCGCTGCTAGAATAATTCCAACGCAACTTAGTACGCTATTCTTTTTCATGTTAGTTTTTACTCCTTTATTTGTTTATTATTATTACTTATTACCGCTTCAATTGATGGTTTTATTTGGTTTATAACTACTTTTAAATTCATTATATTTTCTCGTATATTTATACGAATCTCCAAATATATTATTTACTGCTATGTATAATTTTGGCTCATGCTCTTGTATTACTTCTAATTCAAACTCAAAATCTTTTCCATATGGACAGCCAGCACAACCAGTACGTTTTAATCCATATTCTGAATAACATCTACTATGTATTACATCAAACTGCTTTTCATATTCTCGCTTAGTTTCTTCTTTATACCAAAATATAGGTCTATATTCATCTGCTTTATCGCTATTACTAGAAAAACAATTCTTGTATGCTGACGATCTAGCACCGCCTTCGGCTTTTCTAACACCAACTAAACTTAAATCAATATCATTTATATTTTTAAAATCCTTTGCTACTTTCTTTTTTGCATAATCACAACATTTGTTAGATATTTTGAAATCGGGTGGATTCAATATCATAAATTCTTTTAATCCTTTATTATAATTAATGTTGAATTTACTTTTATCTCCCCACTCGTTGCACCACCACATTAACCCCACTTTGCAATTTGGATATTCTTTGTACAATTCTTCAAAAGGTTTATCTTCCCATTTAAATTCGTGTTTCTGTAATCTACTTATGTACTCGCTAACTTGTTTTGATAAAAATGGCTGACCATATGTTTTACAGCATGTTGGTATTGGTTTCTTTGCTTTTGCGTGTTCAATAGTAATTCCATATTTTTCTTCGAGATATTTAAGATGTTCTTTCGTCGCTTCATATTCAAGTCCTGTATCAAAGAATACGTACTTAATTTTACGGTCATTATCTACTCTACAACATAAATCTAGTAAAATATCACTGTCGCTACCTCCACTGATTGAACCTACTAAACTTTTATATCCTGAATGTAGCAATTTTTGATTTGTAACTAATAGCGATTTATATATATCACCGTCTTTTACTTGATCTAATAAAACATCTAGTGTTATTTCATTATTACTCATTAAATCTCCTTTCTTATGTTTCATATATTATCCTTATAAAACTTATAATTGAATTGATTTGGTTTTATGCTCTACATTTGATATCTATATTTGTTTTAAATACCATACATTGTGCCATGTATTTCATTTATTTTTCCTTTCTATTCGTATTATATTATTTATTATTAAATAACGCATTTATCTGGTTTCATAAATATGATATACTTCTCGTATCTCATTCATATCTTTTAATATCTTGTCATATAAATTTAACTTCTTATTTTTACCAAACACATTCAACATTTTTTGATACGTATAATATGTTTTCTTTAATTCTTTTAGTTGATCTGGCATTTTTGTTATGTAGTACAATTCAAGCTGTATAAGTTTATCTGTTGCAATAACACTTTCAATTACTTTCATTTTCTGCTCCTTTCATTATAAATGATAAATTCTAGTTGGTTTTAAGCCACCAATCCCCATTCCCATCATTAATATCTTTCATCTCATTAACACTAATCCCAATCGTTGTTCTTCTTCCATTATTATATCCGTCAGAAGGTCTATAATTTGCATTTGGTAATGATGGATACATAAATTCAATCATTGCGAAATTAGCTACGTCTGCAAGAAATTCTGTGTTACCAGTATCTAAATATTCTTGTAACTTTGCTTGTAAGCTGGGTATCGCTTTTAAACCTTTGTATGTATCATAATTATCTTTTACTGATCCAAATTTATAATAACTAGTTTGCATCATTTTCTTACGTATCTCGTCAAATTTAATTGAATACTCTGTGTTTAGTAGTTCTTCTGGTTTCATTGTTTTTCCTTTCTTAGTTCTATATAGGTTTATTCCCAATCTTCATCACTATCTTCAGTTACGACCACGGTTTTTGTTTTCGCCATAACTTTCTTAGGTACCTTTTCCTTTTTGTTTAAATAGTCACATAACTTTTGGCAATCTTCTTCTGTTTTAAATCCAACTGACTTATAATATAATTCTTTTAAGTCATATGTTTCATCAAGATTTTCAATATAAGTTTTTAGTTCAAAATGACAATATGTATCATCATAACTTGGAGAATCGTATTTTGGAGTAACGGAAATTTTGTAAGGATAATCTTTACTTTTATATAAAGATAATGACACAACTTCTCTTAATACAGGATAGTAAACCACATAAGATTTTTTACAAGTGCAATCCTCGTATCCACGCTTTCCTGACGGAAGAGTATATTCTATTTGCCTGTTCTCGTTACATTTGTTACATTTATCACCATACACCCATTTATAATCCACGTTGTACATAGGTGTTTTTTCTTCGAGTGGCTTTAACATCTCAGAAAACTTTTTACATAGCACTGATCTTTCTAAATCTTTTTCTTTACTTTCTAATGATTTTTCTTTCCACTCGATTTCTCTAACCTTTTCCCTCATTTTTTGATTCTCTTCTTTTAAACTCGTATTCTCTTCTAGTATTTGTTCCATTTTGTTTTTAATGGATTCTTTTAATGCATTTTCTAATTTACTCTTTGCTTCTAAAAATATTTCATCTGCTTCAGATGGTTCATAATAATATGGTTCATCATCCCAATAACTGCTCATTTAATTTCTCCTCTCTTATAGTTTCATTTATTAACTCACGAAAAATATCTAAATCAGACCGATAGAAATCGTCAAATATATTGTTGTCTTTCTTTGACTCATAAAAATCAATTTTTTTAATAAATTATCCGCTCTTTCTTTTGATAGTTTCATATTATTTTCCTTTCTTTGAATAACTCTGGATTGTCATTTAAATTACCAATTACTCTCCAAAATCCAGAAACAAAAGATATACACATGCATTCTGTTTTATAATTTTTCTTTCTTAAAACGAATTTATTTTCTTCCGGTTTCCAATAGCATAACCAAGTATTTTTATTATCACTATCAAGTGATAATATGTCTTTATCAAACACTTCTATATTATTGAAATCAAATAATCCTGTTGACCTTCTATTCAAATCTTTCACTTCCTTTCAAACATTACGATAAATTGTTGAGTTTATCTAGTCTTAACTTTTCTTATCCATCCGCATTTCTTACAAAAATATGTATCTAGTGTTCCATCTGTAAACTCATTTCTTTTAACATGCTCAAAATCATGTTTACAGAACAAACTTCTTAAAATCTCATGCAATCTCCTTTCTAATTCTCCATTTCAAAACTACAATTGATGTTGTTATGTTTAATATTATTATTTATTATGTATGTAATTCTTTAATAAATTTCTTTCAATCACTTTTATAACTGGAACTACAACACTATCACCAGCCATTACGTAAAGTGAACTAACGCTAAATCCATTCTGTTCAAGCATATCAGAATCTTCTTCTTTGAATCCCATTAACTTAAAACAACCTCTAGGTTTAATTCCACCAATATGACCTTTGTATGCAAGTATAGTAAAATTTCCACCACCTTTACCCATGTAAGCAGTAATTGTTGGATGTTCTCTATTCGCTTGAAATCTTAATCCACTTTGTCTTAATGTAATAACAGCATTTTCAAACTGTGGTACTCCTTCAATTTTTATGTTATCCTCTTGGTTTAGTCCTTTTACATAGTCAACCATTCTTTGTTGTCTTCCTGTTAAATTTCTTGTATCGTAAGGATCAATCTTATCCCACCAATTCGACTCATCATTTCCTATTGGGAATTTATATGTATTATCATCAATATCTTTTCTAATAGAAACTATGTATACTCTTTCTCTGTTTTGCGGCCAATAATCTTTCGCATTAATAATTTGCCAATAATTATTATATCCAGCATCATCTAAGCATTTTAGCATTTCATTAAATTCATCCGTAAACTTGTTTGGCAAATTATCTACATTTTCCATGATTGCATATTTAGGATTAGCTGCTTTAATAACATCTAAAGCATTCCAAAATAGTGTACCTCTAATATCTGCCAACCCTTTTTTCTTTCCGGCAACGCTGAATGCTTGACAAGGTGGTGAATAAAGAACTAAATCACAGTGCTTAATATTATCTTTACTAATATTTGTAACATCTTTCCACCGTTTCTCTAATGGTTCATTGTGTAGTAATGAATATGCTTTAGCTTTACCATCGTTAAGTTCACAGTAATTAAGTAACTCATAGTCTATCCCTAATTCCTCTAAACCTCTTTCTTGCGCTCCTATCCCACTGAATAAGCTTATAACCTTTAATTTTTGGATCGGCTACAATTAACTAGACAGAAATTTTAAGGGCATATATGATAGTACTAATAAGGAAAGGATGTTGCCCTATGTCTAAAAACAAAGAACCAAGACCACGCCGTACATTTACACCCGAATTAAAACAACAAATCGTCGATCTCTATCGAGGTGGCAAAAGAAAATGCGATATTATTAGAGAATACGATATTGCGAGTTCACTCCTTGATAAATGGATTGCCCAGGCTAATAACAGTGGTTCCTTTAAAGAAAAAGATAACCGCTCTTCAGAAGATGCCGAGTTGCTTAGGCTTCGCAAGGAAAACCAGCAGCTTAAGATGGAGAACGATATTTTAAAGCAAGCAGCGCTGATCTTAGGACGAAAGTAAATGTGATCAAGGCAAATGCCCACAAATACTCTGTGTCAGCAATGTGTAGAGTCCTACAAATTTCAAGAAGTACCTATTACTACGAAGCAAAAGCCAAGCAGGACGAATCTGAACTGACAGCAAATATAATTGATATATTTAAGGCGAGCCGCAGTAATTACGGGACGCGAAAAATAAAGTCCGATTTAAAGGATAGAAATCTAATTGCTTCACGCCGCCGCATTGGAAGGATTATGAAGCAGGAAGGACTTGTTTCAAGTTATACGACTGCTCAGTTCCGTCCAAAAAAAGATACCTGCAATGAGTCAAAAGTTGAAAACGTCGTTGACCGTCAATTCAATCAGCAACCATATAGAAATATTGTTGTAAGTGACCTAACATATGTCAGGGTCGGCATGAGCTGGAACTACATATGTGTGCTTGTTGACCTCTTTAATAGAGAAATAATTGGTTACAGTGCAGGTCGCAACAAAACAGCAGACCTTGTAAAACAGGCGTTTCAGTCCGTAAAAGGGAATCTGAAAGATATCCAGATATTTCATACGGATCGTGGTAACGAATTCAAGAATCAGACGATTGATGAAACTCTGAAAGCATTTGAAATTCAACGCTCTCTCAGCCATAAAGGGTGTCCTTATGATAATGCAGTTGCAGAAGCAACATTTAAAATAATTAAAACAGAGTTCGTCAGGAACCAGACCTTTAGCAGCTTATATCATCTTCAGATTGAATTTGCTGATTATGTAAACTGGTTCAATAACCACAGAATTCATTCTTCACTAGGATATTTGACACCGGTGAGGTATAGAATGATTACCCTTAAAAAAGTTGTCTAGAAAACTGTTGACAATCCATTTCTGCATAATTTCTCCTTTTTTATGTTTTATATTATTAATACCTAACTCTTTAACTCAGAATAAAAGCCTAATTTGAAAAGCTTTTGTGAACTATGCCATCCAAGGTACAGGCATTGCATGATCTGAATCACCTTCTTCAATAATTCCTCGTTCATATAACATTTCAGTTATCCTACATCCTAATTCGTCGTATGTATCCATGTCTGTATTAAAAAATGTTTCTTTGTACTGATATAACTCATTTAAATTATGTAATTTACAAGTAGCTTCTAATGCTTCATTAAACCCTATTGAATTATCAAACCATTGATAAAAATTCCAATATGTAGGTCGTCTTGGCTTCTTATAACATTTAAAATTGTTATCAAGTTCTTTCATAAATGTCATAAGAAACTCATCTGTAATTTGTTCTCGTATGTAGTCAGGATATTTAGGCTCGTCCATTTAATAGTCCTCCTATATTTCTTTGTATAATATTATTTACGTTTCGTCATATTTATTTATTCAATCTTATGTGAATAGAAATCTCCATCACCACTACTATCTAATTACATTCGTCTCCTCTCAATAACTTATCAATCGACTCTTTACAATACCACTCACCTTTAATTAAATAAGATTCACTCATTAATCTCCAATGATTAATTTTACAAATTGGACAATAATATCCTATGTACTTACTACGGGTTCCTCTAGTATTATTATTTGTTTTATAAGTTGCATTTACAGGTTGCATATATAAGCCATTACTAAACGATATATTCATAGCTATCCTCTCCTTTTGCATATTGTTTTTACTGCATCTTTTATATCCATAAGCACTTTCCTCTCATGACTTAATGCTGCCCTACAAAACCTATATAGTATGGCTCCTGTTGTTTATCCAGATTAAATATTTTAACATCAACGTTTATACCACTTTCATCCCAATATTCAAATATTTGCTTTATACCATTGCCAAGTAAATATTCCTTCCACCATGATTCAGTGATTTCATTTACCTGGTCTTCTGTCATTTCAAACAACTTATAAACTTTATCCTTTTCTTCAGAAATAATTTTAGTCACACGAAAATCTATTAAATTCATAGTTGCTCCCTTTTCATATTTGATATCACCCTGGTTTATTTACTTAATTCCATTTATTCACAAATATAACATCATCCTTAATCCTTTTTACGTATGTATAAGTTATGCTATCTTTAAAAGCATTAGCATTTAAAAATACTCCACCTAAAACGAGTTTTCTTAGTGTAATATTATTAGCAAAAACATGTTTTGGATTTAATTCTTTGATTTCTTCTGGTGTAGCTAAAGAAATATCGTAACCGTTATTTGTTCCCTCTATTTTTGTTATCACTTTTATTTATCCTTTCTTGCTGCAGACATTAACGTCATTACCTGACCAATCTATCATTAATTGTCTTTTCTGATATTCTTGATTCTCTTGCTCTATTTGGTGTCATAACAAATATGCACCATCCACTAGTAACTATATATTCCGATGGTCTATTTAACTTAAGATACTCTTTTATTTTATTTACAAAAATATCTTTGGCTTTATCAATGTCATTATGGCAATATTCATCCTCATAATCAGATTCATCCAAGTATCTTCCAAAAATAAAACCTTCTTCTTGAATATCATATAGGAATTGTTGATATTCTTCTTCTATTTCTTCATACATAATTATAAATCTCCTTTCTAAAAGCCAATAAAAGCATTTTATCTATATACTTAACTCTCCATTGTCAATCATGGATTTAACTTTTAGATATGTTTCTATATTTTGTTTTAACTCCATATCTTCATAATATTCATCCCTTTTTCTCCATCTTTCTTCGTACTCATTTCTAATATTATCAAAAGTAACTCTTGCTTCTGGAAGACTATCAAACAACCCACAGTTAATTAATTCTTCTTCAATATTGTTGAGATCTCCCTCTTCACAATAAACTTCTAATAATCTTCTATTATTATCAACATCCCATATAGTTAAATTATCACTATATTTAAAGGCTTTTGTAATACTTTCATTAAAGTCATATGAAACAAAATCGATTGATCTTTCAGCTCCAATAAATATTAAATTCATAAATTCTCCCTTCCAAATTTTAATCAATTACACATTTTCTCTGCTTTAAAACTCCGATGATATTTCTTTTGTGTTGACACACTTACAATAGTTTTCAGTTTCTTCTAATGTTTTAAACATCGTTTCTTGTGATCTACTATTAATATTTTTGCTACTATATACTTTATATCTTATAGAAACGTTCGTACCACTATATGATGCTTTAATACTGGATACTGTTACTTCTGTAGGAGCAAGTAGCGTGTTATGTACATCATGTAATTTACCTCCACCGCTACATTTTCTACATTGTACTTCATATCCATTATATACGAATTTACCTTCTCCTTCGCACACAGGACATTTGTAGTGAACTGGTACTCTGTATACCGTATAAGCCTTTTCTCCAACTTCAAATTTGTTATCTACTGTAATCATAATTAATCCTCTCTTTCTTTTAATAGGTAATAAAATTTAGATTTTATACTGAATATTTATAATGATCGTGATATGTCTTTATACAATCCATATAATTAACTCTATTATTAGCTACTTCACAGGCTATGCATTTTTTCTTCTTTTTAACTTTATCATAGTCTTGGAATTTTGAAATTAATGAATCTGTATAATTACATTCGTCACATTTTAGATAGTGTATAAAATATTCAGTTTTTGGTATACTTTTAAAGTTAGTGTTATCTTCTGAATATTGAGTGATTTTGTATTTTGTATTATTCGATATATATTCAGCTATTTCTTCCCACTCTTTTGAATGTCCATTATTAATCATATTAGAACCGTATTTAAGATCACATATATTATGTGATAACTCATGAATTATAGTGTTCATAACCTCTTCTTTATCACTATACTTAAAATGCTTTGTTGAAATTTCTATAAGTTTTTTATCATGATAATAACATCCCAAAGTTGTTTTCATTCGATTATTAAGAACAATATCATTTATCTCAATGTGATTGAATCCAATATCAACTAACGTTACAATTCCATCTAGCAGCATTTTATGTAATTCATCTTTCCACACACTCTCTTTCTCTCCTTTCAACTCCTAATCAAATACATCTTTTGTATCTGTACAGTTACTACATGATCCTTTTATCTCATTTGCGCCGCATTCAATTAACATTTCTTCAAATTCTTTACTATCCATAGAATCAAAAAAATCATCAATGTAATGTAGTTCATCCTCTAATGTTTTTCCGTTTACCATTTTAACCACCCCTTAAATATTGCGAATGCAATCTTGTTTTGTTTATTATTTCTATTTACTCTTTGTTTATGTAGTCATTAATATCTATGTATTTAACTGGTACAAATTCCATTCCATATTTCTTAGCAATTAAATACTGAACATACCCGTCGATTAGTATCAATTTGTTATGTAATCCCTTTTCGTTAGATTCCACAAATACAACTATTGGCTTACTTAAATACCCTTTAGCTTTAAAAAATCTAGTATATCTACGAATCTTATAATCTAATGGTTGAGTAGCTGCATAGTCTGGCGGAATTTTAATGTCTTTAATATGTACTAAATCATCTGCCTTTGTATAATCTAAACTTAAAATTTCCATAGAATTTAGCATTCTTATTGTGTTATTTAATGTAGTGTCATAATGTTTTAATTTCATACTTTTTGCTTCCTTTCTTGTTTTGTTTGTTTATTATTATTACTTATTAACAAAAAATGTGATATTATTCTGTTTACAAGCTTTGTTCCTAGCTGATAAACTAATAATATCACATTCATATTACCTTGTCAAGTGTTGTTTAATATTATTTATTATAAAACTTTAATTCTTTCCTGTGCTTCCATGACCTCCTCTATTCTTATTTTTTAATTCTTTGACTTCATTAAATTCAATCCTTAGTTGATGCTCAATAATTCTAAATTGACAAATTCTATCATTTATATTAATAACCGTATCCCTTAAAGCATAAGCCGGAAAAAACCATTGGTCATTATCCCCGCAATAAGATTCATCGATTATACCCATGGAGTTCGTTTGAATGATTCCATAATTTTTATAAGTACTGCTTCTGGGTACAACGTGGGCTTCATATCCTTCCGGTAATTGCATAGCTATTCCTAATGGTATTAATTTAAATTCTCCTGTTTTCATTTCAATATCTTCAGCAGCACGTAAATCTATCCAATCTGATTTACCATCAATGTACTTAAGTTTATCTATCTTATCTGTAAAATATTTGATTTTAATTTCCATTCTATTTTTCCTCCATGTTATCTAAATAGTTTTTTATGTAATTAATATAGTCATCCCAAACTTTTTCTCCTCTGGAATAGATGTAATCCTTTACCTTATATCCCTTCATACTGTTTTTAAAACCATCATCAGACATATGTAATTTGACACGTAAATCGGCTAAGAATTCTTTATTAATTTCGTTATAAACAGTTAAGTTGTCTTTGCCTAAACAAGATGTAATTTCTTTATATAATGCTAATTTTTCAGTAGGTATAATACACTTTTTACGTAAATGTTTGGTTGAAAATGGTGATAATCCTTTTGGTTCTTTGTCGCTATCTTTTCTACTTCTAACAGGTTTTGGTTTAATATAATTTGCAATTGTTTCAAAGTTATTTGCCTTAAACTTAAATAACACTTCTTTGTCAGTTTCCTCAATGTCAAATATTAAATCTTTATCAAATGATTGCAGTTCTTTTACAATACTTCTTCCCTTTATAAGTCGTGACGTATAGTATAACAATGTCGAATGTCCAAAATGAAACACTTTGCCTTTACCATCACAAACAATCCATATGTCATTATAATTGTCTAAATTACCATTTTCATCTCTACAGAAATCACCAGTGGTTTGATCTATTTCTGCTTTTAATTGGTACTTGTCTTTATAATTTGTTATCAAATAACTACTCGTTTTCTTCACCGTCCTCTTTATTACCATCTATGTATGAATCTAAATCATCAGTTTCTTCCTCGTCTTCATCAACTAATTGACAAGGAACATCTTGTTTCTCTTTGTATGTTTTTTTAGTAATAGTTTTTAAGTATGAAAATGCTTCGTTCTTATTTTTAAACACATTTCCAATCCAATCTTTACCTATATTAAACACTACACTCTTTTCAGTACATCCTACCATATAATCAGGCTCTATTGTGCGGAGTTTTAATTTAACTACTTCTTGTATTCCTACACTGTTAATGCATCGTGCAAGATATACAATGTCCCCTTTGTAGTATTTTTGCGAGAAGTCTATATCCATATTATTCTCCTATTCTGTATATCCAAAGATTTCTTTTTCTGTTGGTTCCAGTTGTAAACCCTGATATGAATTAGCTTTAACCAGCTCAAAGTTTTCAAGCAATCGTGCCATCTGGTTAAAAGTTTTATTAATTGTTTCTTTAGTGTTTATATTTGTTGCGGTTATATATGTTCCATGGTCACCACTTCCGACATGTTTTAGCTCAACTTCAAATTTTAATAAGCTGCCTAATTGCAGATTCTTAAAGAATTTGGATGATGTTTTCTTTTTAATTTCTATTATTTGATATGTATCACTTTTTAATATAATTGGCATAGACTCTCCTTTCTGGCACCTAAATTTATTTAACAAACTGTTTTTACTAAAGCATTTTCAAACACATATCTAACTCGTAAGAATGGTATATTTAATCTTCCCACTCTTACAATTCCAAGAATTCTGACATGTTCAATACTATCTATTTTCTCTGATACAACTATATATTTCTTATTTGGATTATTTTTAAAATACACAAAACTTCCGATTCTTATATTAATTATGATTACCTCCTTAATTTGTAATTAAATTCTGTATTTATTTGCTCCAATTAAACTCAATATAAAAGCTTAAAAATTCAATGGCTACATATTTGAATACAAATGATATATCAATAGTTGGTAGTAGATATATTTTACAATCGTCGACCCCGTATATTACCTTCATATAAACCTCCTAAAACCCAACTGAATATTGCATTTATTTACTTTCAAACTTATCAAAGTAATCTAAATCTTTATCACACAAGCCTGTTCCATCTGAACGACATTCTTTATCATTATGGATACAATTATCACAATTTCTTTTACTTGCCAATATAAATTCTTTATCAAATGGTTGTAATAATTTCCATTCTTCCTTTGTAGCATATCTTTTGACCAGTTTATATCCTTTAAACCAACCACTAATATCTTCAGTGTCTTTTAGATTGCACCACTTTCGTTCTCCTGTAGATTCAATTTCAACAATAGAACGCTTATTGTGATATTTATTCCAGTTTAACGTTTTTTGTATAACCCAACAAATAAATATTAACAATTCACCTACCACACCTAATCCAAAGACAATAGCTACATCATCATTTTCTTTTGTTAATATGTATAATATTGTTGACATTAGTGAATATCCTACTAATGTTGATATTGCTATAATCAATACTTCCATATAGTTCTCCTTCCTAAAATTTAATTGAATACCATATTTATTGTTCTCCCAATGCGTTCTTCTAGCATTGTAGACATTGCTTCATTGTATCTTCTGATAATTCATTATCTGTATAACATAGTTCTTCTTTATTTTTCAAACATTCATAAGATTGTGGGCAAGATTGAAAATTATATCCACCTTTTTTAGCCTCATTATAATCATTCTCTTCCCCGTATAAGTCATCTATACGGAGAAAGTTTGTTTTGTGGTTTTCACATTCCTTCATTATTTGTTCTCTTATAGTCATTTATTTTTCCTTTCTTAAAACGTGATAGAAGATACATTTTATCTGCTTACTCTTGTTGCTGTTGATATTCTTGAACTAATTCGTTTATATTTTTCCAACAGTTTAAACAAATATGAAATGGTTGTGCAGATAGCCTGAACGATTTTAAGTATACAATATCGTCTTTATCAGTTAATGAATTATCGCACACCTTACATTTACATCCTTGTTTTGCTTTTCTTATATCCAATGAGTTAAATTCATGTATAAAATTATCAATCATAGATTATTACTCCTTTCTTAAAGCTGATAAAATAGTAGATTTATTGCGGTATAACAACTCTTACATACAAATACTTATATGTTTTCATAATATAATCTTTGCTCATTCTTCTATCTTGTAATTTAAAATTATCAATATCTAGTTCACTTAAATCTTCTGTAAATATTTCTAAATAATAATCTCCAGAATGAAACAGAAATCCTTTATTGTATCTTTGTCCCGAATAATAATACTGTGCTTTTTGATAAGTTTCCTTTTCATCATATGGTAGTTTTGTAATACCAAAAGCAATTACACCGTCTCCACGATATTTACCAAATTCCATAATTCCTCCTTTCAAGAGTCAATCGATCAAGATATTTATTAACTATTCCACAAGACAATTTCTTTTCTCTCTAGTGATTTCTTTATATCAATTACATTTTGATTTACGCTACCTGCCCAATGATAATTTACATCTAATATATCTTCTACAAATTCACCATCTATTAAAACATCACATAATTTTACTACTTCATATTTTTCTGGATATAAACATAATAAATCATTATATGCATAACCCGTATATAGCCATATTGTTTTTGTTTTATATTTTTCTTTTATTTCTAGTATTAGTTTTCTTACGTATTCATAGTTGTTATCATGTAATGGATCACCACCAGAAAATGTTATTCCAGATATATATTCCTTTTCCAATTGTGAAAAAATCTCCTCTTTAGCTGCTAAATCAAATTCTAATCCGTCATTAGGATTCCATGTAATCGGATTCTGACAACCTTTACACTTATGATCACATCCAGAAACCCACAAAACAACACGCAATCCATCTCCGTTTTTCATATCGTCGTGTGTTATATTATGATACCTCATTACATGCTCTTCCTTTCTGCTATTTCATCCATTTTTGCTTTATTTAATCTAGTGTCTCCATGAACTCTACTAAATGCTAAATAACCATTCATACGGTCTATTTTAGTTAAATTATGACTTCCACATTTTGGACACACATCCATTTCAAGTTCTTGGTGTCCACAATCGTCGCAATAAGCCAATGATAAATTTACTCCTTCATAAAGTCCCATTTCCATAGCTCTTCTTATTAAAGTAACAACCGCCTTTTTGTTATAATTAATTGGATATTTACAGTATTGTATCTTTCCACCATTAGATAAATTCCAAAATCTATTTTCCAAGTCCTGTTTTTGTATTGGCGAAATATCTTCCCATACTGCACAATGAAATGAATTACTAACATAAGTTCTGTCTGAAACTCCATCTATTATTCCATATTGTTTTCTAAACTGTTGAACTTGTAATCCGCATAAACTTTCAGCCGGAGTTGCGTATATCGCATATAGTAGTCCGTCTTCTTTTTTAAATTCTGCTATTTTATTATTAATATGTTCCATTACTTTTAATGCAAAAATCCCGTCTTCTACTAATGATTTCTTATTATATAATTCTTGTAATTCATTTAAAGCCGTAAATCCAAAAGATAGAGTCATTGGTTTCAATATTGATTTAATTTTATCTGTTGCCTGTAAATGACCCCCATAGAACCCACCCTCACAATAAGCTAATGGATTAGTCGATGCTCTCATTTCTCCTAAGTATTCATAAGTTCTTTTATGTAGTCCTCTAATCATTTCAAGATAATAATCTAATACTTCATAAAAATCTTTACTTTCATGTTGGGACTTTGCTAATATCATAGGTAAATGTAAACTTATTGCACCTAAATTAAACCTACCAACAAATACTGCTTTATCATTTTCATCTTCTGGATTCATTCCTCCTCGTTCATACCATGGAGATAAAAATGCACGACATCCCATCGGTGACACTACAGTTCCATATTTTTTATACATACTTGGTACATATCCATCTCCGGTTAAACTCAACCAATCAGGATACATAGTTTTCATACTACATTCAATACCAGCGTCAAATACATCTTCATTTATACAATTTTCACCATGTATATCTTTATCATATAAAAATACTAATTTAGGAAATAAAACAGGTTTCTTATTTCCTTTTTTCCCTTGTCCATTCTTATGTACATTAAGAAATGTTATTGAAGCCATCTTACCAAATTTAGATGTTGATAGTCCAAAAGTCATTGTTACAAAAGGGTAATCTCCTCTCGAAGATCCAACTGTATTAAGTTTGTATTCTATTCCCTGCCACCCTTGTTCAAAATCTCTTTGAATTTTTGCATAAGCATATTCTTTGGCTAATTTCCCAATATCTTTAATTTGTGTATTTAAAGTATTAGCAATATTAAAATATTCATCTATATATTTCTTATAAGATTTTTCGGCATATGGTTCCAATGTTTTATCAACTTCCGGTACGGTAAATCCCCCATATTGTTGAGCCGCTGTACTTAATATAATATCTCCCATTACATCAAAAGCTGTATCCAGCGAATTTGGTTCGTTATACCAAACATTACCCATTTCAAATCCACCAGACATAACAGTCTTCATATCAAATAAACAGCAGTTCATGGTATCTCTTCTGGCAGACATATCGTGTATATAAATATAACCATCTTTAGCAGCTTTTAATTCTTCTGTTGTTAAAAAGAATTTTTGATATAATCGCTTGTTTAATTCATTAAAAACTAAGCTTCTTTTTGTAGCAACTAATGCGCTGTCTGTATTAGCATTATCTTTATCTCCAATATACATGATAGATTGTGCTTTATTATAAACCTCATCTAACATATGTACAAAATCAGTTTTATAATTCCTATAATCTCGGTAACTTTTCGCAATAATAGGATTAAAATCTTCTAAAGCAGATTCTACCATATTATGAATTTCAGATATTTGAATTATGTCATCATCAGTTTCTTCAATCTGTTGCCACACATTATTACAAATCAAACTATATTCACTAGGAGATAATTCAATCATCATTCTCTTAGCAGATTTTTGAACTGCATTAATTATTTTTTGTTCATCAAATTCTTCTAATGTCCCATCTTTTTTAATTATTTGCATTATTTGTGTCCTTTCTTTTAAATGTTATTTTATATCCCTTTATGTTATTATAATAAAATTCTTTCTCACTACCCTTGTTCCATCCCTCTACAAACATCCAACGGCGAAACCTGCTCGTCAAACATCCGATAATGAAATAAGTTCTTTCTGTATCATCTTCATTTTTATGTAACAATGTTCCGTATAAATCGTCGTATGTATATGTATTTTTCATCTTGTCACTTCTTTGCGTTTATTATTATTTATTATAGTTTAAATCAGCCCAATACCTGTCACATGTTATAATCTTACTATTAGTTAGGGTGCATTCAAACCTTGTTTTACAAGTATTACAGCTATGTATATATTGCATTTTAAAATTATCTCTTAACCTTTCATCTTCATTATCTAAGTATTTTTCCATGTTATCACCTCAATCCTAATAAATATCACATTTTATTATCTATCTGGCATGTAAATTTGTTTAATAAAACCTTTCTTATCTCTAATTACAAATCCATTTATTTCGTCTGTAATTGGCTCAAACCATAAATCATAACTTTCTGTTTCTTTAATTAATCCAATATCATTATCATCCATTAACGATTCTCCTTTCTAATCCAAATAAACACATTGTTTCATGGTCTTATAATTCATATTGTGTTACAACTTTCTTTTCTTTTGGTACTACAAAGTCGCCTTTAATAATAATTACATCTTCAAATGACATGTTGGGATATCCGTCATTCCATTCTGGTAATTCATTTAAAAATTTTGCTCCTAAACCATAATATAAATCGCCATCCTCATCAGGAGTAATTCTACTCATTAATTCTTCTTTTGTTATTTGTTCAACAGTTGTGCCATCTTCTGATGACGTAATTATAAAATACTTATCTTGGTTCATTCTCAATCTCCTTTTCTTATCATAGAAATCATCTTTGATTATCTTCTATCATACTTTCTTAGGTCTATGTATCCACTAACTAATAGCTGTTCAAATAATTTATATCCTGTTTCTTGATCTGGCATTACATAAGTATCACTATCAACAAAAATATAATATCCATTCGTATGTACATTATTTGTTTCTTTTATGTAATCTTTCATATATGCTACTCTCATTATCTTCATTTCCTTTCTGTATAATATTATTAATCATAATGAAAGAGTTATTCAATTGACTCTTCACAATAATCAGCATTTTCACACATACTACATTCTTCATAATATACACAAGTTTCTTTATCATTTTCACATTCATCGCAGTTGCCAAAAACACAATTAAATTCTGATTTACACATATGTATCACATCTTCTTATAATCAATACCTGAACTTATCAGTTATTTAAAATAATCTTCAAAATCTTCCTTTTTTCCATTAACTTTATTAATTTCTAAATCATCATCCCATTCAAATTCTTTCGATGATTCTACTTTGATAAACTTAGGATACAAGTCATAACTGCGTAAACCATGTTCAATTAAATCATCTAAATCACTATCTCCTTCAATATCTGTAACAAACATTGTTACTTTATGTACTTTTGCCATAACCATTCTCCTTTCTAAATCAGAATGAAACTATAAATTCATGTTAAGCATACAACCTAAATCATTATTCATGTTCTTTTTGTCACACACTATTTCTGCACTTTTACTGCTATGATAACCGCTACTAACAATCTTATCATTGTTTTTAGTGTCAATGACATAATGAAACCCATCTGTCCATTTTACTTTATATCTATTCATTTTAATTCACCTCACTTTATATAGAATCGTCAATTTGATTAATAGCTTTCTCTTTTAATATATAATGGCACAATTCCTAATAAAAAATATCCAGTAAATATGAAGCTAAAATTTTTAGTATCTTTGTGCCACGACTTTTTGTATATCATATATTCTCCTTTCTTGATAGATGTATTATTTTATCTTATTTATCTCGCTCAATATTTTGTTATATGTACTTATTTTAGTATCGCAAAAATCATATATTTCTTCTGTACATTTTTTAATAGCATCTTCCATGTCTTCAGCTTCAATATCACTTATTTCAATATCAGACCTACTAACAAATTCATATTCATTTGTTCCTTTATATTGTTTCAATGATCCAAGTCGCCCTATATCGTCTAACAAATAAGCTGTTCTATCGTCTATTAATTCCCATTTAATATTTTTGAACATATTTTCTCCTTTCTAATTTGCTATGAAAGTGCAGATTGATTGTCTTATATTATTCCTCATTATGTAAATGACTAACCGACTTTTCCATTTGCTTCTTAATAAGTGCTATCTTTTCTTTTGAGTATCCATTCTTGGTTTTAGTATGTTTTCTTATAAATTTTCTTGATGATTGTACTAACCAATCAATAAAGAAACTCCATCCATAGCAAATCATTAGCATACCTGCAACACATGTAACTTTTTGACTTATTGTTACATCTGTGTTATTGAACAATGTCAAGTTAATATATATATATCATATATTATTGTTAGAATAAACAGTGTCAATCCTATAATTTCTGTTACCCACCAAGTTAAACTTAAACCATTAATTTTTAGCATTAATACTTCCTCCTGAACTTTAATTAATGTTTCTGTCCGTTTCTACCATTTAACAAAATATCTAATTCACCATAGTAAATGTGAGTATAAAATACTTCTCTTGGTTTTGGCATATCTTTAAACACAAAAGCCACATCAATATAAGCATTCTTCGGATTTTCACATAAACTCTTGTTTACAATTTCAATTTTAAAGTTGTTTGGAAGTTTCTTTACTATTAAGTTGTAGAAAACTTCATCATCTAATTCATAAAACAAATCTACAATACTTTTACTCATTGTTTAATATTCCTTTCTTTAATATATGGCTTTAATACTTCCTCTAACATATCATTATCAATATGAAAATCATCATAATATAGTAGTGGCAGTTTTGATCTGTGTCCTCTTATATATTCAGGTTCAACTTTTGGTTTCGAGTAATCTAATGTCAAGTTGCTCTTGTTTTTAAATTCTATATTCGTTTTATTGATCTTTAATATTTCTTTTCTTACATCTTTACTGCATAATTTCATAGCTATTTTAAATGCGTTATTGGTTTCTTCCTCGTCTTTAAATGTAACCAAGACACTACTTTCTGGAAATAAAATACACTTACACATAGCATATACTATTCTGCTTGTATCACTTAATATCTTAATCACCTCCAACTCAAAGTAAAATGATGTTTAATTTTGACTTACAAATCAAAGCAACTATACAATTGCTCATTTGTTTTGATTAATTCCAATACTTGTTTCATTAACTTTGGTTTTTTATTTATAACCTTCAAACACCTGAGTAAGAATATATAGTCATACACTAAGTTTCTTTTTGCATAATCATATATATTTTCTTTTTCTTCATTATACGGAAACCAATTCATTTCTAATGCTACTTGGTATACACATGCTTTTTTGTATGATAATAGTGCATCTTCATTTTTCATAGTTCTCTCCTTTTTAATGTTTAATATAATTACTTAATATATGGTTTTATAGCTTTATTAATGGCTTTCTGTTGCTTTTCATAATCAGTCTTCTTTAGCTTGCCTATAGTATCAAAATATAATCGCTGCCATATTGGTAACTTTTTACCTGTCCAATATTCATATAATTTATACGGATGTTTCCTGACTTCTTTTACGAACTCTACGTATTTTTCATTAGCTGAAGATACATAAATTAGTTGATCTGTATTCATTGCATCATCAACTGGTTTAATTTCAACTCTTTTGCCTCTTTTTATTACTATCACCTCCTAAAATTCACTACCAAATTGATATTTCATCTGCTTACATATCAACTAGTTCTAGTTTATGTTCTACGGTTGCAATTCCAACAACATTTTCTATCTTCAAATATTCAATCTGTTTTCTAGCTGATTCTAAAGAATTAAATCTTGCAGCTTTATTTAGTTTGTTTGTAGTAATAATAGTATTTATAAATACTTTTCTCCACTTCGTATGTTTAGAATGTTTATTCTTATAATAATTTTTTGATAAATATTCGGTATCATTTTCAGTTTGTATTACAACGACATAGACAGCTTCATTAAATATTTCTTGCATGTTGTACTCCTCTCTTAATAAATATATCTCTCAATAATTGATTCTAATAGTTCTCTATCTTTATGTTCAATTGAGTATGCTATATCATCTTCATTTTCAACAATTAAATCCGCTATGTAATTAATTAAATATTTTGGTTCAATATCTAATAACTTAGTTAGTTCATTTCTTTCTTCTTGACTCATCTAATCACCTCCAATATGCGCTTCAAATTTGCATTTTATCTAGTTTTATTTATTACAACATCTTCTCGCTTCATCCTTTAATTCATTACATAGTTCATTAATTTTATATTTAGAGTAATTATCAGTGTATATTCTTTCCAAATGTCCTAATCCAGAATAAACAATATGTATATCATTTCTGAATAATATCTTGCCTATATCTTTTCGTGTTACATACTGATATGAAAATCCTCCAGCGTGACTATTTGGAATAAAAATATGTCGAAGCCAATTACGTTTTACAATTCCCTTGTATAAAACATCTTCATCAAGCATCCAAGCTTCTTTATTCATGTATTTAAAATTCATTTAATCTCTCCTTTTATTAACAAGTACCGCCAACTCTATTACAATATCTTTTATCTAGCAAATTCATACATCTAGGATACATCCCATTATTAACTCTCGTACATAGAGGAAACTTGATACCTTCATATGGCTTATTATCATCCGAGATTTTAATAGTTGCACAATCATTATTTATACATACATCTGATGCTTTTACATTATCAAAACCTTTATTTCTTGCATGTGTAGCAACAATATTTTGTAATTCTGAATAACTTAATTTAATTTCCATTTATTATTCTCTCCTTTCCGACCAAATAAAACTTACAATTTATTTTGTTCTTCAATAATATTTAGTATAGGCTTTGAAAAATACTTGACTCGATTTGTTACTTCGCTAGTGCCATACCCGTGTGGATCTGCTACCCACCATCTATAACCATTAAGCCAAGCTTTCTCTAAGCCATAACTTTCAACCCAGTCTACATATGATGAATTTTCTTTTTCTAATTCTTCAAAATTTACTGGTTTTAATATTACAAAATACCATCCGAAATTATGCTTTGGCAATTCTTTATTAATGTCGTGCCACTCAATTAAAGTTTTCATATCTTTTATTTCAATCATAAAGTTTACTTTCTCCCTTCCATTCCATATCAAATCCAGATTTTACTTAGTGTGTCTTTAAATCAAATGTGTCAAACATACAGGTATAACACGATTTACCGTTACAAACTTTTGCAGTATCTCGGTCAAACTTAAAATTGCCATCTTTCCAGCATTTTGGTGAAAACATAAGTACATCTTGCATTATTTTCTTCTGCTCATTTGTATATTCTTCAAACAAAATTTTTCCCATTATTTTCCCTTCCTTGATATATCTTCACTTTAATAACTTTTATATTTCTTAGAATAGCCACATTTTTTACATCTGTATGTTTTCATTGTGTATATATTCACTACTTTACCCTGTTCCGTTTCATTAACACTTGTGTCAAAAATCATTTCCCAATCATGCCTACAAAAGCAACTTCTTAAATAGTTAATTATTGTTCTCATATTTCTCCCTTCGAATATTTTTTATCATATTATTGCTTATATATTTTCTTAACCTTATCTTCATTAAGCATTCCATGAGTTTGCAGCCATAAGATTACACTATGACTAGTTGGTTCCATTTCTAATTTGTCTTTCATCCAGTTATCATATGTTTTGCTTAAAGTAAATCTTTCTTTGAATTCTATCATATGTGCGCCCTCCTACATTATTTGTATATTATTTTATGTTATTAATCCGTATTCCACTTTGGTTATTTTCTTTACAACTCTTATTCCGTTGCAAAAGTCACAAATTTCTTTATTATGATTATCTCCATTGAAAACATCTTTTGTTCCTTCTCCATTACATTCAGGACATATAACTAATTCAAAGTTGGTATTATTTCTTTGCATGAACACTCCTTTCAAATATCTCTTTCATTAAAATTTACCATTCTTTATAATCTGTAATATTTTCTTCTTCTCCACAAACAGGACACTTAATTACAATAGATGTTCCAATTCCGGTATATGATAATTCATATATCATAGTATGACACTTACATTTATTAGCATGTTTATTTTCAAAGAGATGTCTCATTTGATATGTCTTATCAGACATTATATACAGTTCTCTATTCTGTAAATTGTGTAGTTGCTCTTTTAACTTTTGAATTTCTACATCTTTATTCCATTCAGATAATTTATTAATAGCATTATCTCTTTGTCTTTCTACATCCTCTACATAATCAATAATATTTTGAAGTCCACTATATAAAGATTTCTTCTGAATACACTCTACTATTTTTGACATTTCTATATTCATATTTATATTTATAATCCTTTCCACAACAAACCATTCTTTGTTTGTGTTATATATTCTTCTAACTCAGATACGTTTATAATAATTATCTTTTTCCTTTTGGTCGGCATTTCTCTCCATTACTAATAAGTTATTTTTACATGTTGTGCATTTATCATATGAAAATTTGCTACACTTATTTTGATATTGACATTTAACCATGCCCGGCGATAAGCTGTGCACTACCATCTAGGTTACTCCTTTCTAATGTCTATAGAAGACAGAACTTATTTCGATTTATAATATCCGTTTTCATCAACTCTATCAGCGTAAACTTCCGATTCAATTCCCAATGCATCTTCTATAGCAAATAATAAATCAGTATAAGCTTTTTCAACCGCATTAAATGTTCTTCTTTCTTCTGCGAGTTTATCTCCTCTCCATCCAAATAATTAATCTTTAAATTCTAAACATACATGAGACTCTTCTTTGTATTCACCATCTTTTTTACATAAAACATGATATCCTGTATCATTATCTTGAACATATTCTCCATTTAAACATGTGAAACAACACATTTCATTTTCGCAATCAAACATATTAAATCTCCTTTCTAAACACATGATAAAATACGTGATTTATGTGCTTTTTACAACACTCTTTTCAGTTTATCCAAATAACATTCTTTAACAATTATACTATTTTCATCAAAACAAAGTGTGTAATATTTCTCTTTACCATCTGTATAAAATGTATTTGTATTGTATATGCTTGATATTGTCGCTTCAACATTCGTATAGTTAGTTTCTTTTATATAAGTAGATTCGCTCTTAACCACACTGATACTACCTATAATAAATTTGTCTCCAACAGAATATTTATCCTTAAACTTTGGTGGATTATAAACTGTATCATATACAATGTCTAAGAACTGCTTAATCTCATCTTCTTTCATTGAAAAACTATTAAGCTGCCATTCTTTTTCTTCTGGATTTCCATATCTTATTGTAAACATAAAGCTTCTTCTATCAGAATTTGTTGGAACTTCTCTAAATCCCATATCAACATTACTCCATTTCTTACCACCTATGTAATGAGTTCCTTCACTACAAAATCGATGAAGAATACTTTTCCCTGAAATCTTTGGTTGTGAATATTTCATGTATTGTTTTCCTTTCTTGTATATTATTATTAATTATAACTTGGTTCAGTCTTGTCGACCCTTAATCTAACGAAAATCGGGAACTGTAAACTTTCTAATCCTGTTTTCTTATCACTTGTGATTTCTTTATATTTCACTTCCACAATCTTACCGATAATATCTTCTCGATTATTCCAAATCTCTGTACGTTGTTCGTCTGAATAACCACTTCCGACATTAACTGTATTGCCTTTGAATTCAACCACTAATGCACCTAAAGTTTCTTTAAGACGACCATCCCCTTCAAGTACATCGACTACTTTTAAGTCAATTGTGTAGAATCTTTTAACCTTAATTAAATCAGTGGTTCTTTTGCATTTATACGTTGTATCCTTATTAATCATCAATCCTTCCCAATCATTTTCTACGGCATAATCTAACCACTTTTCAATCAGTGACTGGTCTGTTCCTTGATAAACTACTTTTACAACTTCTATATTATGTAAGTCTTTCTTCTCGATTTCTTCTCTTAACGGTTCAATATTATTTTCATATCTAACTTTATATGTACAATCTGATACTTTGTTCTTTATCTGTTCAGCAGAAAACATATCAAAAATTACTAGCTTAATTTCTTCTTTTGTATCTAAATCAGAATTAATAATGCCAGTCCCTACCCTAAAATTCTCGCCATCAGGTAATCCATCCGTGTTCTTTCTAATTAATTCGCCATCAATAAACTTATTCTCAAGTCCACAGGCAATAATATCATCAATAATATGCTGAAAGCCTTTGAACACTTTGCCTTGTCTACTGATTAATTTACCTTTGTAAAATGAACATCTATTCCCATTTAGCTTCTGACTAAGCGAGAACCATTCGTTATTCTTGAGTTTTAATTTATCAAAACCAGATCCAAGCTGAACTTCCCATGTCTCAATTAAGATTGGAATTGCTTTATTGACAGTTTTGTAGTCTACTCCTAGTTTAATACTCTTTGTAATAATTTGCTTAATAAATTCTTGTTGTTCATTAGTATGCTTATCGATATATCTCTGTACGTTTGCAATATCAATGTCTCTACCAGTGTTGTTATCTTCGAGATAATCCATTATTTCAAATAACTGTTCAAATGATTGATTACACATATCATAGCTTAATTTCTTTTCAATCTTAGCTTTACTTATACCAGTTGTTACATTTCCATCGAGTAAAAATACGAGACACTTTTTGAACAATTCGTTATTCTTATTCTCTCTGATTATTCTTTCCTTATCATTCTTACCACTTGTTTCTTGAATTTGCTTAAAAATTCTAATTACTTCTTCCATTTCATTCTCCTTTTTAAATGTTATTGTTTATTATTATCTGTTATATGTACTAAAAACCTGTGATACTATTAAATCAGCCTTTCTCTTCCGTCTGAAATAATCTTACCACAGGTTATATGTGTTGTCAATATGTTTATTATTATTTATTATTAATTTTGATTTTCTTTTATCCAATCATAAACATTCATTTCTCTTGGTAGCCTTTCAAGAATATTACATGCAGCGTTTATAATTTGATCATCTGGATAATAAATATCTTTATCTTTTTTTAACTGAATAAGTCCTTCTACTACTTCTCCTATACTCATATCACACATCCTTTCATTAGGAACTGTTACAAATGGCAATCCACAAATCCAATCAATTTCCATACTATTTCAACAATTCTGCAACGAATTTATCTAGTGGAGCTTTCATCTTCATATTACCACTCATCCATTGTAAATAATCCTTATGATTTTTAGCTACATCGGTAATAAGTTCTCCCTTGTACTTTCCAAAAGTAAACTTATATGTATTAATATCATCTTCAACTTTATGTGCATTATTATCTTCACTATCAAACAAGACTTCAATGTCTTTTCTTGATGCTAGATAATCACACATATGTACAAATCTCTGCATTTCTGTTTCAGGCTTATTTAACACAACGCTACTTCTCTTAGTCGTATTCCACTGTCCCATATGTGACGAAATAGCTAGAGCTATCTGTTTTCTATCTTCCATAGATAAAACATCATTGAAAATATCAGAAGTTTCTACCCAATCAGCGCAAACTTGTGGATGTTCATGTGTTGTAAATGTACTACCTGCATTTCCATGTTTCCACCCATCATGCAATATTATTGCTGATAAAATCATGTCACGTTCTCTTTCACTGAATAACATCTGATTTTGTTCTAACTGCAATAAATGATTTGCAAATCTTGTGGCTGCTTTTGTATGTCTTACTAATCCACCATCTCCTAATGCATAAGCTGGGTGGTACTTTCCAGTGGAAGACGCTGCGACCTCAAAGAGGTACTGGGGCAAATTGTCTAACGCTACCTTTGTAAAATTCTTAATATCTTCGTTTATAATAAAATCTAATTCCTTAATAAAATTTTCACTCTTCATATTCTTTTCTCCTTATTTTAAAATATAATTGTCTAAACAGTTTTTACATAACTCATAAATAAACTTGCCCATGTTTTCTTTGTTAACAAAGTTTAAATAGAAATTACTTCTTTTTTGCCATGTTAATAATGTTCTAAGAAATGATAATTCGTTATAGTCAGTATCGTATGTATGACCCATAATGTCGTCAAGTCTGTCATTTTCAACTATAAGATAAACATTATCTACATTTTGAAAGCGGTTTAATTCCTTCATAAATCTATCATCTTTCTGGTTATTAGCAAAATTTCCTGCCAACTCTTTAACACTATTTTTTCTTTCGATTACTAAATCATCTACAAAATAAGTATCCATTGTAAATCCAAGTTCAGGACAAGCCTTTATTTTGAATGAATAATCACCTGTTTTTAAAGCTCTTTTCTCGTGTGTAATATTATTTGTATCGAAATATTCTAGTATGTGGTTTGAAGCCTGTTCCCTTGAGTCATGTAAAATAACCATATTGCTCAATAACTCTTTGTATTTTTTGTCTGTATAATAAATCTTAATAATTAATCACTCCTTCTAACAAATTTTTGTATAATCTTTTATCCATTTCTCTACAACATCAGGTATTACAACCCATTCGTCATTTATTTTACTCTTCTTAGGTTGCTTCTTCCAATTTTTAATATAAATAACATCTCCGTTTTCAAACGGTACTTCATTAAAGCTTGTTATTATTTCTTTATCTTTATAGTTAAGTTTTTTATGTACCTTCATTTCAACTGATTGACCATTGGAAATAAAATAGGCTTTGAATTTAGGAGAGTATTGAGTATTTAAATCAGTTATTACTATATATCTCCAATCTATTGTGTTATCAATATAATCTACATAACCTAACACTTCATATTGAAATTTTACTAATTGTGTTACTCCATATTCTTCATCTTCTAATTTAGAACTGAGTTCTTTCACTATTCCTAGCCAATCAACATTAGTAAATTGTTTATCGCTTACTTTTCCAGACTTGGTAATATCGGTAGCATATTTATAAATATTTATGTTGTCTAATCCAAGTTCGTTGATATTTGCTTTTGAAATAGTTTTTCTTCCTTCACCATTTGAACCTTTCCATTGGTCATATATTTCTATAGTTGTTAGAAGTTTTTTTATTGAACCGTATTTTTTAAAATATCCGATTTTAACTAGATTTTTGAATACTGTTGAATTTACATTTGTTCCTTTAATAGCACCATAAATATCAATAAAATCATCTAATCCACTATTATAAAAATCCATCATGTTTGATACTGCTTTTTCTCCTATTCCTTTTACACTAGACAAATTTGGATATATGATTTTTGTATTGTCATCTACAGTGAATTTTGAATTATCTTTTCCATATTCATAAGAACCCATTGAATATCCAAATATCGTCATTGCTTCCTTAACCAATGCTGCTACTTTATTTTTATCTCCCTTATCTTGATAGTGATTTAATGTAACCTCATAAAATTTTGATGTATGATGGGCTTTCATCCATGCTTCATATAAACTATCATTAGCCATAGCTAGAGCATGTGGAGCATTAAATGAATACCTCGCACTATCTTTTACTACTTTATATACCGGATCAAAATTATCTAAATTACCTATATTACTTAACCAATGTTCTTTTAATGTTGCTTCGACATGGGCTAATTTTTCTCCAACCAATTTTTTCTTACTAATTTTTTTGATTGTATCATAACTTTCTTTCATAGGAATACCAAGATATGAGAAAATTTTCATAACCGCTTCTTGATACAACATATAATGAAAACAATCTTCTAGTAATTTATCAATAGCTGGTTCACCATTTGTATATGTAACTCTATTTAAAAAACCATCCAATAATGATTTAAACCCCGGTCTAATTCCGGCTATAAAAGCACTAAGTTCCTTTATGTTTTGAGGCTTGTATTTCATAACTCTTTTAGTGGTTGAAGGTTTTTCACATTGGTTTAAGCAACAAGTGGCTCCTATTTCGTACATTTTCCATGTCTTTGCATCATTACTTACCTTCTTACGTAGCTCATTAACAGTTGGAACTTCTTTACCTATACTTTTATACAACTTATAGATTATACCAACCACATCAACAATGAGATAATCGTTTTTTACATATCCATATGTATCAAGTAAACCACCTTCTACACAGGCAACTAATGTAGATTTTCCAGTACTCTCTGAATGACACCTGATTAGTCCAATTTCATATCGAATGTCTCCATATCCAATAATTGACTTATCTTTATGATCACCATTGAAAATCAAATGACCACATGCATGACATTTAGCTTGCTCAATGATTCCTTGATATGGTTTACTTTCATTAAATATTTTTAAATGTTCTTTGTTTTCAATAAAGTCTTCAATATGTATATTTTTCTTGTCTTCTTCGTCATCTGCTTGTTTTAATGCCTCATTATATTGATCAATACATGTCGTAATATCATTTGCTACACTTGGTTCAATTCCTTTAATATCGGCATATAATTTAAATCCAGACTTCTCTCCAAGTTTCCCAACCGCTAACAGAGGGTAACATCCTTCATCCCCCAATAATTCTCTGCTTGCTAGTAAAAATGGTTCTTGATTTTCTACGTTGTAATCAATATCAGGACATTGGTGAGAACTTAATACTCTATCTTTCGTGATAAAACGTTCTGGATAAATAGGAACTTCTGATTCAAACCTATCCATAGTTGTGAAGCCTAACAATTTGCTAGAGTAATATGAACTCGCACTTCCTCTCGACGTTGTAGTTAAATGCCCTCCATATTTTGGAGATGTTGCTAAATGAATAATCCCATTATTACTTAAGAAATAATCTACTGTTGTACTTTCGTCTATTTGTCCAAGTTCATATAACATTCCGTCATGCCTATCCTGAGTTCTATGTTCATCATCTTCATTTAAAAAGTTTTCTTCCAATATGTCTTTAAGGATTTTAACCCTTTCTTTATAATCATACTTTTGATATTCTTCTAAAATTGGGATTTTAAAATCTGTATTTATAGAAATATTATCGCATCCATTTAAGAATACATGAGTATTCATCATTGAAATCAATATCTCTTCATCAGTTAAAATTCCCTGATTAAGCATTCTACGATATACTTCTTTTCCATTTGGAAAATCCATATACCAACCTTCTTCGTCCTCATATATCATGCCTTTTCTTTTTAGTAAATTATCTCTTTTTATTCTATCTTCTTCGCTGATATAATGAGTGTCTAATCCAATAATAGTTTGTATTCCATATTCGCTTGACATCTCAGAGATTAACTTATTAAGTTGTTTCTGTGGTTGGGTATCATGTGTTTGATATTCCAAGAAAAAACTGTCTCCAAAATGTTTCCATATTTTTAACCATATATCTTTTGCATCATCATATTTCCATCCGGCAATACAGGCAGAAGTTATATAAACATCGTCACTATTCAACTGAAATAACAATTCTAAATCTATACGAGGCTTGCCATAAAACCCATCAATGTTAGCCATTGATAAAATATAATTTAATTTTCTCATTGCTTCATATGTTCTAGCTACTAATACCATATGGCAATTTAATCTATCTTTTTCATGCCTATCTTTTACCCAATATGCTTCAGTAGAATATCTGAATTGTAATGGGTTGTTTATCCCCATTTTTTCTCTTAACTTTTCATTATGTGTATTTTTACAAACATCATAGACATATAACCACTCGCCTTGATATCCATGCTCACCTGAAAACATACATTTGCTTTTATATGTATCTAGTATTTTCATAAATTCCACAATATCGGTCGCAGAATCAATTTGAATTAAATCTGACCACGTTGTATGTTTATGATAATTTTCCATCATCATATTCATATCATTGATCCATTCTGAAATATCATAAGGAAAATCGAATTTTAATTTATCTCTCGCCCTATTTGCAATTTCTAGTAGATTATTCAATCAATCACCACCCATCAACTTATAATCACAACTGTTTCTAAATCCACATAAATTGTTACAGTAGAAATAATCCATATGTGGTACAAAATTTTCTTCATTATGTATTTCTGATATCAAATTTGTTGCCCATTTTTTACTTGCTTCATATTCTTCTTCAATAAATGGTAGTTTTAACCATTGCTGATCTTTGAAATAATTCCACCATAGTTCGCTTGGCGAAACTCCATATTCATTTTTAACTTGTTCACTGTAAAGGTATAGCTGATTTTTATAGCTTTCATAGTCAGCCAATTTCTTTTTTAATACATTGCCTTTTTTGCCTATTGGATATTCACTTGATTTATGGTCAACAACTATAATCTTTCCTGTTTCTTTATGTTTGATTAATAAATCTATATATCCAGTAAACTTAATATCATTAAGTTGGAAAGTACACTCTTTCTCAATGCCAAGTATTTCATAATCACTCAACCAGTCAAAATTAACTTGTTCAAAATAATCTAGTCCCAAATAGAAATATTTATCTCTTGTTGAATCTGGTACATCGTAAGCAACTACTTTTTCATCAAAATTATCTGAATAATACTTCGCTGCTTTTTCTATGGGCAATTCGCCTTTCAATACCATCTCTAATATTCCATGGCAAAAATGACCGAATGCAGCATAAAAATTTTGTTCATTCTCATAAATCCGTTTTCCTTCTTCGTCTCTTAGTAAATAGTTTAAGTACCACTCGTATCTACAATTTTCAAATGAATGACATCTACTAAAACTCCAAATCATGTTATTTATTTCAGCCGTATATTCTCCCAAAATATCACTCCTTTATAATACTTTTTTCTTATTGGCGTATAATTCATTCCAAATATCTATACCCTTATCTATTGGTGAATTTTTACCTTCAACTCCTCCCAATAGACCTTTTTTGTCCTCTATTATGTAAACATTAGTGAACCTTTTTAGCATGTTTATATTTCTTATAACTTCCTTTTCTTTATATGAAACGTCGGAATCATAACACAACACAACGTCTACTCCTAACTTAATTAAATAAATAATTTGTTCATTAGTTAGAGTGTGTTTTTCTGCTGAAGCCGAGTCCTTAATTCCATTCCCAAACAACTTCATTACACTCTTTATGCTTTCAAAAATCTTTACTTCTTTCGTTTCTTTAATGAATGGCAGAGTTATGTTTAAACCTTGAAAGTAATCCATTGTGCCAACAGGAAAATAATTAATATACTTTGCTATGCCAATCTTTTTATAATCAGGAAACATTGTTCTTCCTTTGATATTGATGAAATTATTATCAGTGTCGTAAACTGGATAAATAATTCGATTACTTCTGTCGTCAATTCTTATTTCAAACAAATCAATTTCTTCTTGCCTTATTCCTTCATCTAACCATCCTTGAATTTTGCCTTGCCTATATTTATTAAAATCGTCTTTATTTAGAATTTCATGTTTATTATTATTTATTATACCTTGTTTTTCTTTCTTTATCTTTTTATTTATTATTACTGTTTGTGATTGGCACATTGTTTTTAAGTCTATGTTTGCCAACTTCGATGCTTTTTCTATGGCTTCATCATAAGTGAGGGATTCATAATCATGCAGATATTGAATGATTCCCCCACCTCGTCCACAACTAAAACAGAAAAAACTATTTCGTCTTGGAGTTACAGAGAATGATGGGGTTAAATCAGTATGTAATGGACATGTGCCAAAATAATCTCTACCTTTTTGTTTTAATTCAATTGATTGGCTTACATATTCTAATAAATCTACATTATCGCTAATTTCTTGTATCATATCTTCATCATACTTAACCAATCATTCTCTCCTCCTTTTCTAGTCATATGGCGCAACAGTTTGATGTTGCTTTGCTTCTATAATGCCTATTTTTTTGTTCGTAAACATCATATCAATATAATCATTTTCACCCATATGTTGCTTACCAATACGATTTAATTTAACTTTAAGTTTATGAGTACCACATTCTCTACCATCATTAATAATCTCTTCATCTGTCTTTTCTTCCCACTTTACAGCCACAGAACAATATCTCTCAATTCCGTCTGAATCTGCTACCTCGTTACTTCTGTTTAATTGAGCGAATGCTAATACTGACATTTTTAAATCACCGGCTATTATATTTTTCAACCAGTTAGCTACACCTGCCATATAAGCACTTCGTTCAGCAGAATTTAAAATTGAATCATCACATTTTATGTAATCCCAAACAACAAATTTTAATCCCATCTCAATTTTCTTTTGGGCGCATATAGAATAAAATCTTTCCTTTGTAATATATGGATCATAATTGTGGAATAATGGTAGCTTTTCTATGTAATCATTCGTTTCTTCAATTCTCTTTTCTTCGTCAGCAGTTAATGTTTCATTTTTTATTCTATTAACTGGTATACCGCTGATATAGGATAACGCTCTAATATACCAGTTTTCGTCACTCATTTCACTATCTTGAACAAAAGTAGGGACACCATTCATTGCCTTATGAAGTGCTTCAATCATAGCCAACCACGACTTGCCTTTTTTCATTCGAGCTTCAATAACAATTAGTTCAGTTTCCTCGTATGTAAAAAATTCATTGATTGTTGGGAAAAAAGATGGCAATCCATATGATTCTCCACGATTTTTTTTGTCCTTAATTTTTGCCCATATATCTTTTACTTTTGATCCAAAGGTTGTAATTTCACCATCTGTTACATATCGTGTTGTAAGTTCGTTGATTTCTTTATAAACACCGTTGCTCATCTCGTCTAAGCCTAACTCCTGATTAAAACAAGATTGCTGCCACTTCAATGTTTGTTTATAAAAATCTCTTTTAAAAGCTAATTCAATAACTCTATTAACTAGTAATAAATATTCTTCTACCGTGTCACGTTTTGAGTTATAACATAAATCTATATATTCTTGGATGCTTGGCATATTATATTCTTGAATCTTCTTTTTAACCGCTTTGTTTGAATCAAGCATCTGTTCTATATTTAAAGCTGTTATATTGGTTATTTTTTTATTGAACAACTCCTTAATCGCCCAATATATACAAGCATTATCAGTGTTATAAAAATACTTTTCGTGTAAATAGTTGCTATGTAGTATAAATTCAGGATGATAAACTAATGTTGAAATTACTCCTGCTTCTGCTTTACTATCTGTAATGTCGCATAATTCCATTAGTTACCTCCTTTAAAGATTCCTCCGAATCCAGTATTTTTTTCAACGGTAAAATTAAATGATGTCTGCTTTGGTTCTTCACATACAATTTCTTCATTATCAATTTGCTTTTTAATTAAAGATGATTGTTTTTTCTTCCACGCATCTTTAATTCTGTTATTATCAACTAGATAATGTAACCCATATGGACTTTTAATAGGTGTTTTATTAGCAATCGCATAGTTCAAAGCAAACAGTAAATATTCAGAATCAATCTTTTTTGTAAAAACTAAACTGTTGATAACACTAACAAGTTGTTTTACCACGACCGTATTGCTGACTTTCTCATAATAAATATCTCTTATTTTCGTAATATTCTCGCTAATTTTTGCACAATCCTCATGCATATATCTGTTACCTATTTTGACAGCTTCGTTCTGTGGAACGTTTTCGTCATCATGGTTACAATGTTTAAAAGCACATTTATATGTCTTATCAGTCAATCTTCTGCCTCCTATCTTAAAATCGAATTGTAAAACTCATTATATTTTTTAAATATGTTCCAATTATTTATGTATTTGTCCCATTTACTATTGCCATGTACAGATGTTCCAAGTTGCGTCTGATTATAAAGTTTGCAAGATGGTATTATCAAAGTCTTATGTATGTTATTATCTTCATTAAGGCAATAGAAAATGAATATATCACACGTAGGTTCTTCTTTTCCCAAATTGAATGTATTATATTTATATCCATTATTGTTCTCAGCAACACTCGATGCTTTTATATCAACTTTAATGTGTTTATTTGTAGTAACATCATAAGGATATCCAACTTTATTTTGATAACTATTTAATCCAGTATTATTTAAAATATCGTTTATTGAATATTTTTCATAAAAATCTCCAAACTCGCTTTCACAACTTTTTATATTGAGTCCTAATTGTTCTGCCCAATATTTAGTTCCTCCACTTTTCGATATTTTCATCGTTAAACCTTTGTTTCCATAAAAGTTTTCGATTTCACTATGGGTTGGAAATGTATCCAACCCTAGCGAATCTACCACTCTCATTATCTCTGATTTTACTAATTCGTCAGTCCATTGTTTACCATGAGAATGTCCTATTATTTTCACCTTCCTTTAATTAAATGGAAGTTCTTCCGAATCCAATCCGTCCGGAATGCTCATAAACCCATCTCCACTTGCTTTACTCGGTTCTGGTTTAGAACTTCCTTTTGTATTACCATCAGGAATTTCAAAACTAAATACTAAGAAGTTTGTATATGTAGTTTCTTTCTCTTTACTATAAACGCTTGTTACATCACAGTTACCAAGCTTAATAGTATCTCCTTTTTTAAGACCATCAGCCAACTTGTGAGCTGTACCAATGAAACGAACAAACTTATTACTAAATTCTACATCATATCCACCGTTTTCTTTGTTTTTCTTACTGATACTCATATTTACTACTGAATAATTACCTTTGTTTTCAACTGCCCACACCTTTGCATATGCATCTGTTCTAAATCCCATGTTTTAATCTCCTTTAATATGTATTATATTTTTAATGGTTGTTTGAATTATTTTCTAATTCCCAATAATTCCTGTTTAAGTTTCTTTAATACTTCAATATCTTCAATTTCTCTAGGATCTCCTGAAGGAATTGCATTCTTGCAACATTCATTTGCTTTTGCTTTTGCTTCTGGTGAAATCTTTGCTCTATCACAGAACAGCTTCCAACATTCTGCTTGCAAATTTGTTAGAGCTTTGGACTCTTCTGGTAAATCTTCTCCTTCGTAAATATAAAGTCCTAGTCCATGTCTAGCGCAAGCTTTCGTAAGTGAACGCTGAATTGCTTTATTTGCATCCATAGAAGTTATACTTTCTGCCAATATTGACTTATTCTTAAAGTCCATAATAGGCAAATACTCTGTATGTTCTATTTCACCAATTGCCACAGATGTTTTAACCCATCCAGTTCTTCCGTCATCAAACCAAGGACGACCATTTTCATTTTCATAAATTATGTAAGTCGCATCTGGAAATACCTTTTTAACTTCTGCCCATGCAGCCGCCCATGATAGATAGCTTAGATTATTCTTTTTCCTTACTTTATCGTTAACGTCGATATCGTAAAGTTTTTTGAAATAATTTTCTCCCATTTAATTCTCCTTTTATGTGTTTATTATTATTACTTTTTACCTGCAAGACCGAATCAAACCCCGATTTTATCTACTATAAATTGATTTACCGAGTTTTTTAGACCACTCTCCAAAATATCTATAGTAAGATGACCCAAATAAACTAAGATCTATATCTACTCTGTTTTCTCCACCAAGTTCATCGTACTTTTTAATGTTTTCATATAACTCTTTTGATTGTTCCTCAATTTTGTTTCTTAAACTATCTAATTGTTCTTTACTTTTACGTTGTCTTTCCTGTTTTTCAATCTCTCGCTGCTTCATTTCAACTTCATAAGCATTAGCTTCTAATTCAGCATTACTACCATAAAAATACTTGTAGTTTCCATCCTTTAATTTTACTCTCCATGCTTGTTCCATAATTAATTTTCTCCTTTCAATGTTTGCTTATTAGTTTAATATTGTTTGTTATTAATTATTTGGGTGGACTATTAATCCGGTTCATTCAATCTCTCCTTAACTTAAAATCTAAGATAACTTCTATCTTAATTCACTTTTCATTTTATGCCTTATTCTCTTCTGATAAATTTTATTACTTTTAATTTCTTCAATAAAGACTTTCATTTTTTCGCAATTAGCAACCAAATCCATCGCCTTATTATAAGTCTCTTGTGTTTTTTCATCCGATATGTACTTGTCTTCTACATAGTAAACCATTTCATCTTTAGAGGTTCTATAACAATCTTGTATTGTAACCATCAAATCTAATTCGTCTATGTAAAATTTGTCACCGCATTGTAATAGAGGCAAAGACAAGTCACATGAAAATATTGTTTTTTCTTCAATCAATTCTTCTGTCTCATCTTCGGCGATATCTTCTATGTCTTTATAATAAACATCATACATACCGCTAAAATTATTATAATGGTATTTTACATAATATCTTTTGGCATATACTTTTTGCCTAAAAATACTTTTCTTTATATTTTCTTTCTCTTCCACTATCTCATCTCCTCAATCCCTATAAAAAGCATCGTTTATTAGATTATAAATTTAACATTCCATACAATGACAATTGTTTTTATCGCAACATATACCATCATAATTGACATCTTCTGCAAAGATAGTTGGCTCATCTGATGCACCCATATCTATAACATTTGCATCTACAAAATATATTCCATCAATGCATCCGACCTTACTTTCATCTGGATCAAGTTTATTGGTATCTACAATTAATGAAATTTTAACATCATCATCTAAATCATATAATTTTAACTGTTCAATCAATTCTCTTACTTTCATTATTCTTCACCCTCTCTGTCAATATCTAAACTATCGTCATCCATTACAGAAACGCACCATTCTTCAATCTGTGGCTCTCCATGTGGCTGCACATATAACTTAGCTTTCTCTTCCTTGCCTTTAATATCCTTTAACTCTCCTCTTTTTACTTCTCCTGACTGTTTTGTAAATACAACATTCATACCAACATCTAATCTAACTACCTTGTCACCTTTGTAAATATTAATACTTTTAAATACTTCTTCTGCTCTTACCATATGTATAATCTCCTTTTCTTTTATGTGTTTAATATTATTTATTTAACCTCTTCTAAATTAGTTACCTTAAATATTTTTGCATTTAATGAATGTCTCTTGTATTGTCCTAACGCTTTCTTTGCTCCAATAATATTTTCATATCCACCAACATTACAATTTCTTCCGCTATGATAATATGAACTAATATTACCATCATCATCAACTTTACCAACTATATTTTTAACTTCCACTGTTCTCACCACCTTTCAAAATAATTTATTTTTATGTGTAATAACTTTATATTATGGAATAATCCTACTTAATCAAAATGAATGCCTGTCACCTATTTATTATAATAATGTAATTATTACAAATAATAAATTTTTATGAATCTTAACAGGCTTTGTTTTTAATAATTACGATAAAATGTTCTTTAACTCCTTTTCTTCTAATTAAACAAATTAAATGATATTTGTTGCTTTTAATTATGTGCTATATTATAGTTATGACACATAAAATGTGTTAGGAGGAGATGACATGAAGCCATTTAAAAACACTATCATAGTTTTTGATTTAGAATTCATAATGTATATACCCAAAACGCTAGATATATTGGAAATTGGTGCAGTCGCTCTTAATAAAGATGGAGAAATTCTTGAAAAATTCTTTATAAAATGCAAACCTATGCGATATAAATATAATAATCGAGCTAAAATTTTAACAAAAATGGATGAACAATATTTTTATTCTGGTGTTCCGCACAATATTGGACTTTTTAAATTTTTCAAATGGTCTTCTAAATTTAAGAATCCTATATATTGTTCTTGGAGCAAATATGATCACATTATTTTAAATAACAGAATTAATGATTTGTACAATAAGTCTCGAATTTTTGACAAAGAAAAAATATTATTATTTGATTTGCAACGTAGTTATATGAATTTGTATAATTTAACTTCGCAGCCAGCTTTGTCAAAGGTTTTAGAAGAACACAACATTATTGTTCATGAAACTACAAAACTTCACAATGCTTTAAATGATTCTTTATACACGTCAGAATTGTTATGCATTTATTTGACTCATTTTATAAATGAAATGCGTAGACGTGCCAACAACTCTTTCGATACAATAAAAATTAAATCTAAAACATAATTTACTTCTCGCCTTTGATTATTTTATTAACACTATCATTGTACCATTCTTCACTATTAAAATTTTTTGTGCATTATCAGCCTCTCTATAATGAGTACAATATTGTTAGTTATGTATTTTTTTCTTGTCTAAATATTTTTACATGGTAAGCAAATCTCATACCCTGGTCACAATTTAAACATTTTACCTTTTTACTCACTAATAATCTCCTTTCAAAGCCTATCAAAGGCTCATTTTATAATGACAATTCCACCTTGCCATTTTCATCATATACATCAAACCACTCATTAGAATAGTTATATGTTGTTTCTCTTAACTCTAAAATCTTCTTTAGAGTCTTGCAGGTATATACTTTCATGCCTTGATATTTTTCTTTTAGCCCATAAAATGATCCTCTATAGAATCTTGAAAAATCATGGTGCTTATAAACTGCTCTGTCTCCATTTTCATTTACTAATCTTAAATAATACATTACTTTCTCCTTTCTAATAACCCAAGCAAAGACTCGTTTTAAGTGCTTTTATCTTTCACATTCTCCACAATTCTCTGTATTAACTTCTGTCAACTTAAAATGTGAACTAGCAATATTATAAGCTGACTTAAAATTATCTTCTGCGGTTGCGTTAATATCAGCATATTCTGAAGAACAGTCTGCATATCTAACTGTATATCCTTCTTTCCCTGCATCAATGTGTATCCTTAAACCATTTTCATCTTTATAAGATTTACTAATTTCTATGCACTCACTTGGCATCATCCCAAAAAATCTATTCATTTCTTATTTTTCTCCTTCTAAAAGAACACCAAACACTTGATTTATCCTACTTTTCTAACTTAGTACCATATAGATTGATTGTGCCACCATTCAAAATTTCTAGTCTTGTTACTTTATATATTTCATCCCCATATCCGTAAGTCATATCTTCAGTAATTACGCTATCTACAGCTTCAGTATAAAGACAATCTTTTGCATTTATAGTATTCAAAAATATTTCACTCATTGTTTCACCTTCTTTCTAAATAGAATATCGATTTATTTAGTTTCCATGACTCATTAAATTTTTGCATTCCGCATCACTATTTACTGGATTATCAAGAGTAAGAATACCTATTCTTTTATATCCATATTCCTCCATATATTCTTTGTCGCATTGATTATTAACAGAAACATAATCAATCCTTCCTGATATGGACTTCATTACATAAAACTCTATTTGCATCTTTCATTCTCCTTTCCTAATAACCACTTCAAATTTCTAATTGCTTGTCACTTTTAACATCGATTTACAATACTCCTTGACCTTATAATCTGCTAATTTTCTTCTCAACCCTTGTATTTCAAGCGCCATGTCTAAAATCATATTGCTACCATCTACCACCGATAAATTGTCAATCCAAGGTTCATCATATCTCAATGCTCTGAATATGTAATCATTAAAATTTTTAGTTCCTATTTCAATTGTATATTTGTCATTAATTCTGATAGTTTCAATAATAGTAATCATCTCCTTTTCCAATAAGTTGTTACATTTATTTTAATATCATCTTGTTAATTTTATCTCTGATGAAGACAGCCTCTTTGAATCTTCCATCTTCAACGCCTAAATTGAAAATTGTATCTCCATCTGGTTCATCATCTTTATCTTCTCCGAATCTTCTTAGATGTTCTACTCTCTTATTCAAAAACTCTAATAATTCTTCCATCTTATTCTCCTTATGTAATTTACAATTGTAATAATATATCTTCTTCCCTACGTTCTAACCAATTCAATTCTTCATCTTTCAGTACTCTAAATACATCACCATCAGCGGATCTAGCAAACTCAGTCCACCAATTTTGTTTCTTTGGACTATTAGGCTGCCTAACAAATATTTTATCTTTCAAATCCGGTTCTAATAAATCAGTCATCGCAACATATCGTTTTCCTTTTTCATAAGAAAAATCTTCTCCTTTAATATCAGTTAAAAATTCAACCATAATAATTTCACCTTTCTATAATTGGTTTTCATTCCAGGGTCTTCCATTAAGTATGTTAATTAAAACAGAATAAATTTTATATAATATTTTTTTAAAAATAAGCATATATATTATAAAAAATAAAAATGAGGTTCAATATGGATAATAAAAAACTTGAATTAACAATGATAGCTAAAGATATTGCTATAGTAACTATATTTATAATATTTATTAAAATAATAAAAGCAAATATAGCATTATCTTTTATACTATGTATTCTATTCAACATATTATTGAATTTAAAAATAATTGATAAATATCGCTAAATATTTGTTTAAAACTCTTCATTTATTTGGACTTATTTTTTAGATAATCTTCTCTAAATATCTCATAGGATTTAAAATCATAGAAATTACCATCTAATAATTTATCATCTTGAATTTGGATACCAACAATCCTACCACCGTATTTTTCTGTTAATCTGTCGTATGTATTTTCTATAGGATTTCCTACATAAACGCTATATCTCATTTTTCTAAACTTAAACTTTGTAAATACTTCATCTAATGCTTGCATTACATCTCTTCCAAATGTCACTCTATTATTAGAGAAATTAATTATTTGTAATGAATTTGCCACAGACGATTCACGGTCTATACTGTATTTGATATATCCAAGCACTTCTCCTTTACCATCCAAACTTACAAATTCATGTTTATTCCATGTGCTCTCATCAGCTTTATATTTATCTCTATATGAACATCCAGAGAAAAACATATACTTTTCATCAAGTGCTACATTTGAAAATAGTTCTTGAAGCTTTGTTTCATATTTAATAGCCAAATCTAACATTCTTTCTCCTTTCTTAAAGTTAATCAATATTATATTTTTTCTACTATTTATCATATAACTTAGGTGTTCCGTCACTATTTAATATTGGAGTAATACCACCTGCGTTAGCAGTAATCCAATAATACATAACTCCAGTATTCTTATCTACTAATATTGCTCCATAATAATTATTATCTAAAACTTCAAAATCCATAATTTTTGTATCTGGCGACTTTATCACCTTATCCATATCTATAATATTAGAATCACATCCTGTTAATCCAAATGCCAAAACAGCCATTATTAATAATATAATCAATATCTTTTTCATTTATATTATCCTTTCATTGTATATTATTATTCATTAATAAGCTTTAATCTCTTCTAACCTATTATTGATTTCTTGTAGCCCATCTTCCTTAATTCCGATACTATTATGTACTCCATCTGAAGAATAAACCTTGAAAAATTTCTCTCCGGCTTTATTCACTTCTTGAATCTTTTTATGTATATACTCGTTAGCTTTAGCCCACTTAGTAATTTGACCACGCTTTAACTCTAATGCTTTAGTCACATCAGTAAGACTATAACAACCTTTCTTATCAATTCTTAATTCAGCTAATGCTACACTAGGTTTCTGTTTTTCAATTGTTTCAATTAGTGGTTGCGTAACGATGTTATGATATTCTTTAATTGCTAATGCTGTTTCTTCTGGAGATTTTGATTTACAGATTTTTAATAATACTAAGTCTTCAGCTTTAATCGTTTCTTGAATTACCTGACGCATAGTGAAGTATTCATCAATAAATTGATCCATAATATCCCACGAAGTATCATCGTCCATCGCTTTAATTAGTTTAGTGTATCCTCTTTCAGAAAGTATAAACATGTTTCTTGTTCTTGATAAATACTCTGGTTTAATACCAAAAACACTTTCAATATCCATAGGTAAACTGTTTACCTGTGACTTTACATCAACATAATCAACGTTTTCTTTTAACCTTTTCTTTTCTATTAGTCTGTTTATAGATTTTGTTACTTCCTTTAGTTCTAAATTATGTATTTCTGATATTGTTTTACCAGTTACAATTCTCTTATCTTCTCCAAATCCACCTTCAATAATTGGAATCTGTATTCCCATAAAATTTTTACTACCCGTTACTTTTAACTCATTATTCAATATAATTCATCATCCCTTCTTGTTTATTATTATTTTTGAAATTAGCAAACAGAATTCGTAACTTATTGGCTTTTGATAACTCTTATAACTTCATATTCACCTTTTAAATTCCCTTTAAATAATCCTGTAGCATATCCTTTTATTGTTACTGGTGATACATTAAAGTGTTTTCCAGCAGCAACTGCGTTATCAAACTTTAATTTTTCATCATTATATAAATTATTTATGTAAAAATTACAACGGGGTTTACTTGTATTAACCTTTAATACATCGACAGCATGTTTTATATTCTCTCCATATGTAATTAATTCTAAGTTATCAATAAAAGTATTTTCTTTATTTCCGTCTTTATGATTAATTGTCATTCCTTTCGGTATCTCTCCGACGAAAGATGTATAAACCAATATATGTATTGCTATGTTGTACGTTTTACTTTCTCTGTTTAAGACAACTGTTGGATATCCAGTTTTATTATTAGATATACACGGTCTTAATATTCTTTCTTTTAGATGCATATAAAATCCACCACTATCTAAGTCTGACCTTGGATGCCACACATCTCTTTCTTTACTTTTCACATTTCCATAATTTGATACTTCATAATAATTTTTAAAATTCTCATATACTACAGGCTTCCAAACTTCTTCAACTTCTATCATTATTCTCCTTTCATTTGTGTTATATGTTTTTTCTTTAATCAAATCAAAACACAATTTTATTTACTATTCAGTTTCTTCATCTTCATCGTTTTCTTCAAATGATTGACATAATCCACAAGCTATTTCAACATATCCTAATGAACAAAAGCCAGATTCATTTCTATTATTGCAATAATTATTATCACACTGTATATCTGTCATACCTTTTCTCCTTTCATTTCCCTATCAATGTATAGTTTTATTAACTCATTATGTATTATGCTACTTTTTGAACCCACTCATTATAGTTGTTTACAATCCATTGTCTACCCCTTTCAGTCCATTTCAGACATGGTTTACTATGCTCTTTTTCATAACTCTTGTAGTCTGCGTATTCTTCAGTAATTAGCCACTCATATTCAGCATAGGGACACCACGTTCCATCAGCTTTCTTATAAATAATTTTATTCATATACATAACTTGATTAAGTTTAGCAGCACTTGTTAATCCTAAGTCTTTAGCTATAATTGTAGTAGTAATTAATCCTTCCTTATTCAATACTTCATCATGATAACTTGCTTTTGGTAATAGTACCTTTCTCTCTTCTTCAAGTTGTTCATTCTTTTCTACCGTTTCAAGTAACTGAATTAATGCTTCTTTGTATGTAGTAGGCAACGCTTTATTCTGAGATTTTAACTGTTCTTCCATCTTATTAAATGCATCTATGTATTTGATCTTCCATTCAAAAGCTTTATCACCTGTAAAACTCATAACTATCAATGAAAATCCGTCTCTAGTTAATAAGTATTCTTTATTTGATTTTCCACTTGAATCATTATAATTATCAAGTAAGAAGTACTGAGCCGATTTTTCGGCTGAGTTAAAGTTCTTAATTGCTAACTCAATCTTATCTAATACGTGCTTATGTTGTTTTTCAAACCTTTCTGCTACTTCTCTACTGCTAACTCTTACCTTTCCTTCAATTTCTTTTAAAATAATTTCATTATCCATCTAATCTTCCTTTCTGTTTACGTTTCATATTGTTTACTTATTTATCATCAATTCTTGTGTTTATTTACTTTTTATATCTCTTTTTTTTTATGTGTTTTCAACCATCGTTTTGACTCACAATATATGCCTTTGATATAAACTACTGATATGATGGTACTTAAAATAATCAATAATATTAATGATATAGTTTCTTGCATATTGTCGTCCTTTCTAATTCAGAGTAAAGCATTAACTCATATGTTTGGATTTTGATAATTTTTCACCAGCTTGCAACTCTTTAATTATCTCTTCATCCTGAGACTTATCATCTGGTTTTAATCCTCTTTGTTCTCTTTTAAATTCCATTATATATTCTGCATATAGTGTATCTGACATGTGTACAATTCTCCTTTTATAACTATTAATAAATTTGTTTGATCAGGTTTATTCTAAATATGGATTTTCTTTTAACAAATCGTTACAGCCTTTAGCTAAACAAAATTGTCTCCACTTTTTAATGTCATCAGCATTAATAGAAAAATCAACCTGAATACCGCAATTAGTCAATGTAGGCATTTTAAGAGTAAGCGTGTCAGTTACAGAAAACATTTCGTCTCCATCTTCCCATCCACCAGTTGTAATATCACACGCAATCTCTTTCCACTCTTCATCTCTATTGATATTTTCTATCTTTTCAGCATTAAAAATTTCATGAACAATAAATTTAATCTCATCATCTGTAAGGCTTATAAAATCTCTAAATTTCATAATATTCTCCTTTATTAATCCAATCAATTTACTCATTTATTCATATAAATAATCTAAATACCTTGCCATGTAAGTAGGCTCATCAGTTTCTCTTTCTTTGATATAATTGCTAATCATGCTAGTTGTGCAATCTACAAAGTTTCTTTCTAATATGTAATGTATTTTATCCTGGTCTACTTTTAATTTTCTTCTACGTTGTTGGATTTTTTGAATATCTTTGCCGACCTTCCAACTTGTATACATATCTAAATTTTCGGTTTCAAATTTATGTTCTGCATCTCTTAATGCCCTCTTTAAAACTTCAAACTGAACATCAATATATCTATCATACTCTTTTAAGTCTTTAATGTATTGTTCAAAATTCATCATCCTGTCTAATATATTAGACATAATTCCTTCAAATCTTTTATCATCTTCCTGCATCTTTTCAAACACTTCGTCACGTTTTGTAGGTTTTATTTCTTCATCTTCAACATACTCTTCAACCTTAAATTCAAATTTTTTAAGTGTTTTAGGTAAGCTTTTTATCATATTATTTGCTTTTTCTAATGTAAATTTCTTTGCCTTAGATTTATTCCCAACAACTGTTATACCAGTTTTAACATATGATATATAATTCTTGCCATCGGTTAATACATATTGCTTATCCATATTTCCCTCCTTCCATGTAATCCCATAATTAAATATGTTATTATTTTACTATTCTTCTTCTAATTGCTTTTCATACACTTTAATATTTTGTTTTTACAATCTTATTAATAGAATCTTCACCCTTATTATTCTTTAGTTTATATATTAGTTTATTATTGTGTTTTATAAATGCCCTAATTATTTGTATTTCTCTATCTGTCATCCTGTATTATTCATCTCCATCCTCCTTGCATTATTAATTTTATCACACTCATATCTATATGTCAATATGTTGTTTATTATTTTTACTATTTAAATTTTAGATAAAGCAGCCTTATTTAGACTGCTTTCCGTCTTAGCTTAAAGGAGCGAAGATCATATAACTCCCATTGACAAACAAAATCTTATACCCATCTTTCTCATCGGCATTGAATATAATATCTTTTACTGATGATAGCAAAAAGAATTTTGTTATATCATCATCAGAATCAATAAACATAACAGTATCGTTATCAATAATAATCATTGACATTGTTGTACTATATTGTCGTTTTAAACCATCTCTGTTAACTTCACAAAAATTATATGTATCAATACCGCGCATCCATGTGTTATTGTCTATAGTTTCGATTAACTTCATAAATAGTTCTTCCATAATAGCAAATCCTCCCTCAAAAAAATCGAACATTTGTTCTTTGTTTTTTAATATTATATTACACTGAAAATAATTTTACAAGGAATATTAGTGTGAATTTTGTGAAACTTTTCTTTTCTTCTGTATATTATTGTTACTATTAGATGATTTATATTGGGTGGATTTAACCACCCAACAACTTATTCATATAAACTTATTATTTCTTTCATTTCAAGCCTTATTTGTCTTTCATTTATATTAGACCCATACTCTTCGATATACTTTTTTAAATCTTTTGTATAAGTATAATTTAATTTATCGGCTTTTTCAAAGAATGCTTGTCGCAAAGTTACTCCTTGCTCTTCAAACCTTTCTTTAATATAGTTAATTAGACCATTTTTATATAAATTTTTAGGAATAACAAATTTATTTTCAACTTGTTGTTGAATAAATCTGTATCTTAAAGAAACAAATTGATAACCTACAGCTTGATTATTCTTGTCTTCTCCTCCTGTTGATCTAACAATATATTCGCTGTTTGCATATAGATACAATTTATCATTCCTAACTTTACCAAGCTCTGATTTTCCTTCTGGCATATACTCTGTAACACTATTTGCTTCTCTCGCTAGTTTTATAAATAAATCATCAACTCTAACTGTAATACCTGATTTTAAATGAACTGTTTTTTCATCTTCATCAATATCTGAATATTTCAAATATCTCAAATCTTCACATTCTAAATTACAAACCCCACAAAATGGTGCATATACTAAAAATTTATTTACTGCATCTTTTATTTTGTTATTAACGATATCAAGTACATATTCTTTGGTAAAATATTTATCTTCAACCATACTTAATGGTACTAATTCGTCAATAATATCCTTAGTAATACTATAATCATAGTAATTTACACTACTTTTATCTATTGCCCCTTGAACTTTTTGCCAATTTGTATATTCAAAACAAACCTTTGATACTAATCTTAAATAGTATTTTGATTTTGAGTTTACACTTTTTAATAAATCAATAACCTGTAATTTATTGAATTCAGATAAGTCTTTACATTTTTGGCGTTCTGTTTCTGATACAGTATCAAAAATTCTTTTAGCTACTAATTTTGAACCATCTTCGTATCTAAAAGCTTCGCTTTCAAGATATCTCATTTTCTGTTCATCTCTAAACATTGTGTTTCACCTCACTAATCAAATTATTTAAAATTTTATAATGTTTGCTAACCGGTTCGTTTTTAAATTTAATTTCTTCTAATAATTCGTTACCCTTTATAGAATTAAACAATTCTTCAAATTCAAGTTCTTTATCCATTGATTGTTTAATTAGATATAAATATATAAACCATTCTTCTTTAGTAAAACTACTATTAAAATGATCAGTTTCCATTATAACATAATTTAATTTTGAAATAACAGGAGACAATGTTTTAGCAGCATTAGGTATCTTTTCTATGTCATAAAGTCTTGATATTAATTTAAATAGATATAGTCTCATATTATCATCTATAGTTCCACGTAAATTGAATTTACTTGATGTATTAAGATTCTTAATAAAATAATTCACACCATTTACAGTATCTATTCTTGTAGTTTGTGCTTCGCTAAAATGATTCTTCTTATCCATTTGCAAAATGTATCTGTTTGCATCTTCATTATTCATAACATATAATCTAAAATCACAAGGATACTGCCAATCCTTTTCTTTCCTCTTTGCTTCTATATAAGCTAAGTAGTTATGAAAACCTTCAGCTAAATCCATTTTAAATTTTCTATCTATATATAATTTCCCATTTTTAGTTTTAATAGGATATTCATCATATAGCTCTGGATTAATCACTATTGTCCCCGGCACAGGAAAATAGGAACCATCTAACATAGCTTTTTGCATATCATTAATTGCTTTTTCATTTATATCTAATTTATAAATTGGCATACCGTCTGTTTCTATTACAATTAAATCTCTTTGCACGTCTGGATTAAATCTTAATTTATTATAATTATATAGCTGCATTACATAATCTATATTAGTGTGAATATCTATATATGAATAAACACCGATATTGGTTTGATGCCAATCGTCAAATATAACATCTATATCTTCATCTTTTTTAGGTATTGGCTTTGAATATTCCGGTATTTCATTTTCATAAAAATAATTTTCAATATTCAAATCAGAATAATCAAATTCTCCACGACTTTCGCCAACTTCTTTGAATGAAACTGTTAATTTATATAACATATGATATGGTGTAGATTCTAATGGTTCAAACCCATTAAAGATATCTAATACTCTGGCAGATTGAACATTAAATTTGTCAAACATAACCTTTTCTATATCTTTACGTACAGGTTTAGATAGTTTATTATTTATAATTGCTATTTTTTCTTGTAGTATTCTTCTTAAAGCTTTATCGTCCTTCATTGCATAATCCTCCTTATGAAAACAATATCATATATAACAATAATTGTCAATAATATTCAACATATGTTTTATATTTTAAGCATATGCATATTGTTTCATATTTTGGATAATGAATTGTAATTTTCTATTTGAATACAATTGAATAGCCATACCAACTTCTATATTCATCATATCTTCTTCAGATATTGTTCCAATTTTCTCTTTAATAAACGATTTGTCAATAGCATCTAAACATTCGCACAAAGCTACAGATGCCTTTTCCATTCTGGTACTTTTTAATAATACATGTGTAGGTAATTTTGCTTTATTCATTTTTGAAGTTAGGGGTATATACTGAACCCTACTATTATGTTTATTATTTAAATCATTAGATATAATTACACAAGGTCTACAACCTATTTGCTTATGTGGATCATTACCATCCTTTGGAATATCAATGTAAAATATATCTCCTCTTTTTATTACTCTCTCATCGCTCATAATTAATCTCTCCTTCTATTCTTTGTTCAACTTGAATCATCATTTTTGTTTATCATATATTTGTCTCCTTTGATTTTCACTTGTAGTGTATACGCATTAAATATTTTATCTTAAACAATTTATTCTCATCTCCTTGCTATAGTTTATTTGTTTTTCTTTATATTGAAACTATAGCATAAGAATAAAAACATGTCAACAATATTTCGCATGTTTAATATTATTATTTACTTAGTATATAGATTTAGTATTTATTGGTACCGAAAATGGATTAAAATAGTTAGTTGATTTGATTTTTTAAGCAACTAATTGTTTATTCCAATTTATTAATGCATTATATAATTCAGGTGGTATTATATTTTTATATTCGTTTGCTAATTTACTTATATGTAACTGTTTCTCAATGTTATAATATAATAAAGCTTCATCTAGTGTTTTGTAAACTCCAAGACTTTTATTAATATATTGAGCAGAAAATCCTGTTACACATCTATGAATTCCATTTGGCAAATCTGAATCTACAGTACGATTCTTTTTCATAAATACCATATTTATTCTTTGTGGAACAAAAACACAGGTTGTCGGACTATATAGTTTATTATCTTTAAACAATATATCTTTGTCAAGATGTGTTCTACTATCTTTTACAGTATAAAAATTTTCATCATACCACTTTCCAAATGTCTGATAATTGTGCCACTCTTCACAAACTGTACAATTTTCATATGCTGGATGTAAATGTCTGTCTTTTTCTTTATAACATCTATACATCATATCTTCCCATACTGCATACTGCTTAGTTCTATAATCTTTGCCACCAGTTGTATATTTACCTTCTCCAATATATCCAACCTCACAAACCGTCCTATCGTATGGATTTTTAACTTGACCTTTATTGAAATTTCCATAAGTTGTTTCTCTTCGTACTTTATATTCGTCTTGAAATTCAATTGTTAAATCAGAAGTATTGACATATCTTATAATTTTCATTGGTGTTCCTTTTTTACTATAACTTATTTCTCCTAAATGATTAATTCTCAATAATTATTTTCCTTTCTTCGTTTATTATTATCTTCAACTTACTTGATTAAAACTAAGTAAAAATCGTCATTCTAAATGCTTTTCAGCTATCTGTTTACAATATTTTAAAGATTCACCAACATAGTTTCTATTTTTTATTCTGTCCCATAAACTCCAATGTAAATTATTAATTCTATCCCACGTATGGAGTATGTGAAATCTTTCATCTTCTGAATAATATTCACCAGCTTCTATTTTAATCCATTCCATATTAACTCCTTTCTATATAGATAAATTATACAACCTATCGTGTTTTATTTTTTATTATTATAATCTTTTAGAATTTCTCTAGCTTTTCCGTCAGTTTCATCAAGTAACTTTTTATATACATCTAATGGTAGTACCACAAAATCGACTTCATTCATAATACAATAGCCAGTTTTTTGTGCTTGTTCTAAATATAATTCAATATCCATAATTACTCCTTTCTAAAAACCATTTCAAATGATTCATTTATTTAAAAAACTACATCTGAAAAATCCACTGTTTTATCAGGTACATAACTTCCTATTTCTATTTCAAACACTCTGTCTTCTATCCAGTCAGGCGATATAAGTACCATGGCTCCACATTCTTGATTTTTCTTTATCATATCAACTCGGTGTTTGTGAGCCGGTATGTTCATTTGACTTTGTAAAATATCTGGATATTTATGTTTTAAAATATCAATAATATAATTAACTTCATTCACATTATTAAACTTTATATATTCGCCTTTATTTAATTCAGTTGCAATAATATTCTTTACATCCATGTAACTCCTCCCTATTCAATAATAATTTCATCTGCCGCCAGAAAGTGCTGACAGCTTTCATTCCTGTCACATTTGCCCTCTCTTACATTATGGCAATTACAATGTGATTTCTTGTATGTTTTCTTTCCAACACTATCTTTTATCATTTCGTATTCAATTGGCATTAAGCATCTATATCCGTCTACATCGCAAAATTCTTCGGCATACTTAGTCATTGTTACCATCCTTATATTAAAAATTTATCTCATTGATTAAATAAATCTTTGTCTATTAGTATTATCCCATGCTCCAACTAAATGTCCGCAGCCATTACAAAATACTTGAAATGATAACACAATGTCTTCCTCTGATTTATCATCAAATTGACTTTCAATGCATCCCGCATATAATTTATTTTGTTTGCAATCAGGACAAATCTTTTCTGGATATTTTTCAACCAGAATATTATCTATTTGTTTTGTAGTAATGAACCGATTATACTTGATTTTATTCATTATATCTCCTTTCTAAAAATCGTACCAATCGTTTAATTGGTTGTCTTTTCAAATATCTCAACTCTTTCAAGTGAAAACACCTCTGATTTATCATTTCTAAACCATATTTTAATACAATCTAATTCTGTTCTAAAACCTGTTATAATTCGTAATTCTCCTCCGTCTATTTTAACATATAATCTACAGGGATTTACTTTATTCATTAAGACGTCTCCTTTCGAAATCCATATCATATTCATGTTTTATAATCAGTCTTCTTCCTCAATTCCCCATTCGTCTTCCCAACCCATTATTTTAGCTATCTTTTTACTCTTGCTATTTACAAATTTAGTAGCAAACCCATCAGCATCATCTTCTCTATTGCCTTTAAATTCATTTTTTATTTGCCACAGGTGCCTCAATTCATGTGATAATGCGTGTAAAGAATATAACTGTTTTGATAGTATATCATCTCCGTCATCGTTTTGCGAGTAAACAAAAATCATTATTACCGAATTGAAATGTGGATGGCACAAACCCTCTACTTTACCTAACCATATAAACAGATCAAAAAAGTGTGCAAGATATCTAATTAGATTTATATTTTTGAAACTCTTCAACACGTCTGATCTATTTTCACATATTATCAAATTATCTGGTTTACAATTCAACTTTGTTAATTCAATTATTCTTTCCAATTGATTATCAGTGAAATATGTTGCCTTGTTTATAATGTTCATATTATCCTTTCAAATATTCGATAAATATCTAGTTCTATTCGACTTCTTCATATCCAGAAGAACAATCTCTATTTGCCACATCATCTGCAAATTGTTCTAAGTCTTCTACTGTTTTAACCCATTCAGGAACATCTACTATATAATCATCGCTTGGCATTTCAATCCATACTCTAATCTTTTTAGGTATACACATTATAATAATCTCCTTTCAAAAGAACTTCTCAAATTCTCGTTTGATTTACACTATCATATCAATATCTACTGGATTTTCAAGTAGTAATAAATCATCTCTATGTTCAACTAATGTAGATTGAGCAATTGAATTTATTTTGTTCTGACAAAATGCTTCGATTTCTCCTTTTGCTTCCGCAACGGTCTTATCCATTTGTTCATTAAAACAATCATAAGTAAATGATACATTAGAACTAACTTGTGCGATCATGTGATTAATTTTATTCATAATCTCTTGCTTATCAGATTTATTTAATGTCTTTTTATCAAATATTTCGGACACCTCTTTTGCTAAACTTTTTGATATTTCATTTGCTTCGTCTAATCTTTCTTTTAATTCATTTTGAAACTGTTCTTTTTTATTAACAAAATCACATGGTGTTATTCTACCATCTTTTTCAGTCCAACGAATTGTAACTGGAACGCCTGAACCCATATTCATAGATGTAATACATTCTGCAAATTGCGAATAACTCATTTCAACTTCTGCAATTGTTTTATCTCCATAGTACCAATCAGTATTAAGACCTCTTGTAATCTCTCCATGTCGTAGAGTCATTGCTATCGTATCACTATGTTCTATACTACTTCCAAAAAGAGGAGTTTTACCACCCGTCCTCCTACTAAAAGATAACATACCATACGAAGGATGTGTCGTCTTTTCTCCTAATTGTGTCTTTTCTTTTTTATATTCACTCATCTTAATTCTCTTTCCGGCTATGTAAGCCTATCAATTTTAAGTTCTATGCTGTTACCCCAAAACTATTAAGTCTTACATCGGTTACCATTCCTTTATTTATACTTACCTGTTCACTTGTTCCTCCATAAAATAAACTACCATTTACCCTAATGTAATCTCCGTTTACTTCATCTGTGACATAGTATATTTCTGTTGCAACTCCAACTACGGTACTTGATCCGTCATTATTAATTATTTCTATTGGTTGACCTACTGCGTCTTCACAAGCATCTTTAAATGCCCTATCAGAATACATTACACCATTATCATCAGTATTATTAAATGGTACTGGTATTTCCATAGATATTTTTACATTATTTGCTCTCATATTTATCCTCCTATTTCCACAGCTTTTTTATAATTTCCACATACTCTTATTTCTCTACATGAAACATATTTTTCGCTCTTTGTAATCTGATCACATTTTAATGTTCGTTTTACTTTAATACAGTGTAAACATTCATTGCAATTTCCTGAGTCTAATGGTTCATTTATTCTCATACCATCATTCATATTATTCAATCTCCTTTCAAATCTTCCAATCAAAATCGTTTTTTATCGTGTTATCTAACTAAATCGTACATTCTTTTCTTAAAATCAGATGAATCCATTAGACTACCATCAAGTACTATTTCATTTTCCGAGTTATAAATTTGCAATCTACCGTCAAAAAATAATGCAATTACCATACCATCAAATTTTTTCATATCATCTAAATACCAGCAAACATTAGTATATTGAGTGCAATCCTCTAAAACATCAACATATTCATCGCTTTCAAATAAAGTAATACCTAATAATTCAGTTATATTTTTCTCCATAATTTTTCCCTTTCAATACCAAATAATGTTTTGGTGTTAATTTATTTCTAAAATTTCTAGGATCTTTTTTGCTTTATTATAATCTAATGATTTCTCGCTTAACTTTCTAATTTCATCAAGACATCGCTCAATTGTATTTCTTTCAGTAACTTTTTGAATAATTTCATCTGTAGCTTTTGAAATAGTAGCATTACTAGACCAACGGTCATGTTTACCCATTTCCCTTCCATATTTATCAAACTGAGAATTGCTACATTCTACTTTTATTCTTCCAGTAGGGGTTACATTAGTAACGGTTGTTATTCTTTCTACTCTGTTATAAGAATATCCATATTCATAATAAACTTTATCACCAACTTTTACACTAAGTTCACTCATATACTTACATCCTCCATTCACTACCAAATCTCTGTTCAATCTTTATCTACGAAATTCTTCACAACAATAGTTTTCATTAACATAGCACTCTTTTTCTGTGCACCATAATTTATCGTCTTCCTCATCTTTTCCTTCTTCACTCATAGATGCACCACAAGCTAAACAATCTTTGTAACCCTTCATATTAATCCTCCAAATCCAATAAATCTTCCATATTAATCCCTAAAGCCTTTGCAAGCAAATAACCATTACGCATATGTGCTTCATTCAAATTATTTGCACCAGTCTCTAATTTCTGTATCGTATATAACTTTACTCCGCTTTTCTCTGCAAGTGCAGGTTGTGATAGTTCACTTATTTTTCGATAATATTTTAACTTATTCATTTTAACCAACCCCTTTTCTATAATTTTACTATACTAATTAACGTATTACAATGCTAGAAACTATTTAGTGCTGTAAACATATTATTTTTATTAGCCTTAACATAACGTTTTCTTGTTATATTTATATCACTATGTCCAAGTTGCTCACTTACTCCGACAATATCATGATTACTTTCATACATTTTAGTTGCGGCATAATCTCTTAATTTATGAGGATGTATTTGACCATTGCTATATTTATCAAAAAACTTTTCTACTGTACTTACACTTATTCTTTTATTATTGCCATCGTCATCCTTATGCTCCGACAAAAACAGAGGCTTTAAATGTTTTAGCTCTGGATATGAATTTCTAATAATTAAATAATCATTAATAGCATCTATAGCCGATTGACTAACTACCACATCTCTACTTCTTTTTTTGCCTTTTGCCCAAATTGTTATTTCTGGTATTTCTCTTTCAAAATGCAAATCGTCTATGTCTAAGCCAACTAATTCGCTTAATCTCATTGCCGTTCCAATGAAAAGCTTTGCTATAGAAATATTTCTTATAGAAATAATTTCACTTTTAATTGATTCAAGATTATTCAACACAGATTGTAATTGTTCATCTGTTGGTAACTCAATATCTTTATCCATTTTTTCTACTTTAAATTTTTGTATTACTTTTTTAGTAACAATATTTTTTTGAGAATAACCATTATCAATTAAATAACTCCAAAAACTACGAATTAGATTCATTTTTGTTATAATTGTATCTGGACTTGCTTTTATACCTTCTAAATAATCTACTAAATCAAAATGTGTTACTATAACCAAATCTTCAGGCATAATCCCTTCAAGCGGTTTATTTATTATTTTTTTATCTATAAGCCATTCAAAAAATAGTCTTATTGTGCTCCAATATGTTAATTTTGACTTATTACTACTTAAAGTTTTAAAATAATCTTTAATGAATTTTGGCATATCTTTTATTTTTTCTTCCAATTTATATTTTGCTCTTGCCTGGTCTTCATCTTTGTAACACATCCCTAACCACCCTTTCTATTTGCTCATTTTAATGTTCCATGCTCTTTCTTCCATTTATCTGATTTGACTGAATTATACGGATCGTTGTCCAATCTTTTTATATTGGCATTAATGTTGTGGCTTCTGATTCCCCATAATAAAATCAATCCGATTATTGCTAGAACTATTCCCATATAACATTCACCATCCTTATGCTGCGATTTTAATATTTTGTTTTCTTAATTCATCACTAAATGCTCTTAATATATCATCCACATTATTGAATGTATTGTCAATACATTTGTCTATATCTGGATTTCCATCTACTGATATCACCAACTTTTCTCTGTTTAATGATTTATATGTTTTCACTGTTATGCCTATTATTTTTAGTGCTAGAAACTTCTTGTATCTTTCTGTTTCATTTAATTTAATTTCTTGTATTGTTCTAATCATTTTTTACCCTCCTAATTTAATGACTGATTGATGTGGACTTTATTGCTCTATCTTTCTCCAGTTATCAAAACTATCTTTACGACAATATGTTAAATAATCACCGTTAATTCCATATACATATACTGAACCAATACTAACAGATTCAACTATATATTCTTTTCCTCTTGATAAACCAAACTCATTCGTACTAGCTATAGCATAATATTTTTGATCCATACTTTTAATTCCTTTCTTTGATTAGAATTCCGAATTTATCTTGTTATATTGCTGTTTTCATCTTTTCAAACAGACTTACAGCTTTTTGCAATCGTTTAATTTCATTATTATATTCTTTGATTTTACTAGTTATATATTTATCATATATCTTTTGTATCTTATCTTCTCTGTCTATGAAAAAATTATAATGTTTATCCTTACATCCGCAATAATAGATTCCTGCACCAAGATAGCCTCGTGTCTCTTCTTCTGTTATTTGTTCTTTGCTTACTTTGCCATCTGGATATATACTCACTTTAAAATAATTCATATTATACTCCTTTCAAATCAGATCCAATTTAGTATTTTATAGGTTTCTCATTATCTGAGAAATTTTCTAGTGTATCTTTCATTGTATAATCTGGTTCAAAATTATCACAAACAGATATTTTGCTTACAACCTTACTATAATCATCTGAATTTTCATTCATACAAATAATCTTTCTACCACTTGTTGTTGTATATCTGCAATTACCACACATAATCTAACCTCCCTACCAAACAAGTAATTTATTTACTGTACCATATTACTTGTTATTCTATGTGTCTGTTTATCCATATCTTTTAATATTTCTTCTAATGGTTCTTTGTCTTCACAAGTTGCAACCGCTTCCCATCTGTATGTGTCTACTGGCATCGAATGATTTCCTAAAACATTTGACATTGAATATCTTTCTTTTCTTTCTAAAAAATACATTTCAATCACTATCCTTTCTGTTTAATATAATTTATAATTAGTTTCCATTCGTCTTCTGTTAAACCACCATTATCAGCCTTTTCTTCAAGATTATAATAACACTGTTTTAAATATCTTTTATTGTGCCATCCGGAATATAAGTCATCAAATTCAATATGTTTATTATTATCACACACTGAAAATATTAATTTATAGTAATATTTACGATACTAATTTAATTGGGATGCTTTTAATCATGTTTTCTTTTAATGCATAATAAGCAGCTATATTCCCTCTTATTACATATTTATTACTAAAATCACATTTACTAACCAATATAGGCTTTAATATATTCCCATATTGATTTATATTGTTAATATTCTTTTCAAGTTCATGTACATTTTTAAATGGGTGATCATCATTTACTTTATCATGTTTTTTAATAATGAATTTCTTAAAATCACGTTCTACGTATTGAGTTCCTAATGGCACATGCTTAACAAGTAAAAATAATTTTCTAATCATGCTATTTTTTATCCTTTCTATTTTGCCCTACTAGGCAGTTAATTTGTTTATTAATTACTCTGCTACATATAGGAGTTATTCGCTCCTATTTCGTCCATTTAGGACTCGTCAGTGCAGCTTTATTAATCTAATCCAAACATATTCATTTTAACGGAATCAGATAGTTTATCCCCTATACATATAGCTGTCACTTTACTTTTAGTGTTTACGTCTAAGATATTATCAAATTCTTTCTCAACTCCTATAAATCTTTCCCATATTAAAATGTTGATTTCTAAATCAGTAACATTAGTTATAACACCTATTGGAACACTGTTAACCATAAATGGAATGTTAATCTGTTCATTTGTCAGACCAAATTTATTTTCAATAGTTAAATTCATAGTTCATTTCCTCCTAATAAAATGTTCATTTGTTCCGCTTTTGTTCTGCTTCTTTGTCACATCTTTTGATTAATTCTTGATTATGTCGCAATATTTCAACTCGTCTTCTATGTTCATCTAATGATGACTTTTCTTTTCCATTCTCTGTATAAACAACTTGAATTGGTATCATGTTTAAACCCTCCTAATCAAATAATCAATTCATTGCCTGTTAATTAAATGAGAAAGTATAATCATCTAGCAATAGATTTTCTAATGTTTCATCATAATTTGTATCAATAGTAGGTATTACTACTGCATACTTAAAAGAATAATTTGCTATCTTATCTTGAATTTCTTTTAGCGATATAGCTTTATTTTTCATTAAATCATTTCCAATAATCTGAATTATTCCATTTCCAACTGTATTAACAGATATCATATCATTGTACTTACTCAATAATTTATTTAGTTCTTGTTTGGTTCTCATTACTACAAACCTGTCTGTTTTGTCATTACTAGTAAAGCTAGGTAATTCAACCCTAATTGATAAATTTGATTCATTTTTCATAATATAAATCTCCTTTTATTTTTTATTTAATTTTCTTATAAAATCAATAATTTATATTACATTCCTATTCTTAAATAATTTTTCAGATACTCATTTATTATCTTATCACATACTTCTTTGTCAACGTTTCGATATGGAGTAAAATATATTTTTGAATCAATTTTATCCATTAACCATAATTTAGCATACATTTCTTTTCCATTCATAGTAAATATAGAATAACTTCTAGTATCCATAGATTTCATCATATTTAATATTGAATCTATTGGAACAGTCAACATATAATTTTCATTAATATCTAATATTAATTCTCCCTTAAAAGAAATATCTCCTATTTCCAATTTATTTCTCTCCTCTCTGAATTGACTATTATTGAATTGCTGTTACCATTTTTCTTTTAATTGGTTTCCAGTATGGTTCTACTTAAATCAATATCGTTTAATTTCTAATTCGGTTGTTACTTCATTGTCAATACTTACAGTCCAATAGCCATTGCTATAATCAATATTAGGCTGGTCATTTTCCACTTCTTCACATGGAGCAGTGAAACAAATCCAATTATCATTATCTTCAACGTACTCATAGATATCAATTCTGCCATCTTCAACATTTGAATAAAGTTTGCTGTTATCCACTTTAAAATTTGATTCAATAATATTTCTGCCTTCTTTAAAATTCTTTCCTTTTAATTCTTTAATAATATTTTCCATACTGTTCACCTTTTCCCTTTCTGTTTCTGTTTAGAGCAATAATTATTATATCATTTTTATGTGTTTGTTACAATGTTTTCCTGTTCTATTAATATCATTATAATACCACATTTCAATTCAGTCAAGTATTTGTTTAATATTATTGTTTATTGCATCATATCAAGTAATAAGTTAATTAAGTTCCAACTTGTATATTTACAATCGTTCATATTATTCATTATGATGTCTATAAAGCTTAAAACGCCCCATAAACCGATAAGCAATATAGTTGTAACCCCAATTATCTCTAACGCTGTGTATCGGTTCAAATAACGCTTTAATTGACTAACTTTGTATGCTGCCCTGTTCTTATAATTTATGTATAATTGCTTCATTAACTTGTTACTCCTTTATGTACTGTTTTTGGTTTTTGCTATTAGTTGTTACATTTTTTGATTACTTCGTAAGGTAGTACTATTTTGATATCTCCCACTGTGTTATCCTCCTTCAAATTTACTTTTTTATGCGGTTGCTAACATAATTAAATCGAAATCACTAATCCTATTTCTGGCTATCTATAAGCCTATAAAACCTGTTTTTTATTTGCTCTTATATAAATACATTAATAAATCATCTTCTGTTCCGTCAGATATTTCATAATTCAACCACCATTCATGAATAATATTCTCTATATCTTCTGGTGTCTTCTTATCCCTTAATTCGTCAACACATTTTTTATATTGTTCCGTTTCATAGTCTTTAACTATAGATTCCTGTTCTTCCGTCATTTCATCATATGATAATGTCTTTAATATATCTTTTGCTATTTTTTCTTTTAAACTATCCATTGTATACTCACTTTCTGCCTGTTTAGGCTATTTAATATAATCTATTACCAATTTAGTAATGCATTTCTTACTCTATCCGGAAGTGAAGTTCCATACTCATTCACAATAGTTTTTATATGTTTTCTTTTTGCTTCATCATGTATAAATATAGCATCTTCTAATGTATCATAATTTCCCAATCCTTTACCATTATAACTTGAATGATATTTATTCGTGTCTGTTAATGATATACCGCTAGGTAGATTGAATTTATTAGGCTTCTGCATAAATATCATGTTTATTTTTTGTGGAACAAAAATACATCTCTCAGGTGCATATAGATAATTTTCTTTATATATAATATCTTTATCCAAATGCATACGTCCATTTCCAATACTATAGTAATTCTCTTCATACCACTTTGCAAATACTTGGAAGTTATGCCATTCTTCGCATACGTCACAGTTTTCATATGCTATATACTGATTTCTTTTTGTTTCCGAATAACATCTCGATAACATATCATTCCATGTATTGTGTATCCTTGTATTTCTACCGTTAACTTTTGTTTTATATTTTCCTTCTCCTATGTACCCGACTCCTCCATTTTTCCTATCATATGGATTCATAACATTTCCCTTTTTAAAGTTATTCCAGTGTACTTCTTTTGTACATGCAAATTCATCTTGAAATTGGACTATAATTTTGTCATCTGGTAATACATTAATTATCTTCATTTCTGATCCGTTATTGTTTATCTTTGTTAATCCGATTCTTTCGTTCTGTTTAATATATTTCAATTAATTCCATCCTTTCATATTATAATAAAATCTGCTTTTTATCTGCTATTTATACTGTTACTTTCATACTTAATATCATATCTTCCCAACGTTTTATATTAGCCTCTGCTATTTCTCCAAGTGTATCTAAATACTGTTTATCTACTTCAATGAATCCGTTAAGAACTTCTTCTGCTTTATCGCTTGATAAACAAGATTGGTCTACTGGAAAACCGCAAAGCGTTCCAAAATCTCTTTTCATACCAAAGCTATATTTTTGTGTTTCATCGTTCTGTACAAGAATAAATCTTTCATCTTCATATAAAACTGAATACACATGACAAATTGTACCGTGTTTAAAATACCAATTTAATTTTTTCATATTATCAATTCTCCATTCTTTTAATAAAATCTATTATTTATCGTGTTATATATTGTTTATTATAAAACTTATTTAAAACGCTATTAACAACATTTTCTAACTCTTCAAAATCTTCAGTATCTGTACTTTCACATATAATATCATTTCCCCATTCGTCAGGTGTATAATTTTCTCTTATTGTTACCGTATAATACTTTTCAAATATTTCTTCATCACACCAAACTACAATACCAAACCCATTATATCCTTCTATTGGCATTGTTACCGCTATATTTTCCCATTCGTACTCACCACTTATAATATTATTTTGTAATTCATCTGCTAAATCACAATATACTTGTTCATTTGTCATATTATTTCCTCTCTTTCTAGCTTCTTAAAGCCTATCAAATTACAAATTTATTTTCTGTTTATCTTAATCACTCTTGTATTATGTTGCAATATACTTTCTTTAATACTCTCCATCCCTTACAAGGGCTATCTAACCACATTGTTTCTTTAAATCCTAACTTGTTGGGTTTCATTCTTTGACATAAGTATTTATACATCTGTTTACACTCCTATCCGACTATTGACTTATTGTATTATATTGTTTGTTATTGTAACTTTGCTAACTTCTGTTTACTATCATTAATCATAAGATTATAAGCTTTTGTCAATTCCTTCGCTACATTCTTCATTTAATCCGTCATTACACCTTTTGATTAATTCAGTATGATAATTAATGTTCTGTTGTTTAATTTCTTCAGGTGTGATGTCGCACTCTTTTCCTGTAGTTCTATCATCGTCTGTTCGTTCTAATACAATAATGCCGTGTCCTCTGTCAATCTTGCATTCATGTTGTTTACAGTGTGATAAATAGCTATATCCTCCGCAACATTGATTTCCTGTGACAATCGAATAAATACTATAACAATTAGTATTTGATAAATAATGACGGATAAATATTTTAGGCAGTTTTAGGAATTCTTCGTTCTTTATGCGTTTGCCAGTTCGCTTGAATTCTCCGTTTTGTAATACTTCAAAAACTTTCTTGTGTTCTTCTGTTTCAAAATTTCCGCTTGATATAGCGTGAATATTTTTATAATCTCCGTATAATATTGTCATTATGCTACTACCTCCATCTGTTTATAAAAGTAATTATCATACTTAACAAATACACACTTGCTAAAATCTGGATTGCCAAATGTTACTCTATCGCCATCAATAGCAATTTTTAAATCATTTTCAAGTGATATTCTTTTGAGTCTATCTAATGAATAGATGTTCACTTTTTCAAGTAAATTCTCTATACAATGTTTTGCTTTTTCTTCGCTGAATCCGATACCATTAAATGAATCTTGAATAAGTGTTATATTGCCGTCTTTAATTTCAAATGTAGTAAAATATTCTCCTGCAAGTTCACATTCTCTTGTTATACTATAAATTTTATTATTCATGTTAATGCCTCCTATAATATTAAATTGTTATTAGTTACTGTTTAATACTTATTCATGCACACTATAACGTGTTATATTATTTATAATGTGCATAGTAAATATTAAAAGTAAGGATAATTATAATTATGAATATATTTATCGTCTTTATCCCTATAAGCTTCTCTTGCTTCTTTCTCACTTGAAAAGAATGAATGCTTTTCATTCTCTTTATTAATTAATTTATTAACAAAATTTCTGTTATAATTTCCATTAAGTAATAATTCGGCTGCATTACCTAGTTTATAATGTCTCTCGTATATTGCTCCATAACTTTCTGTTACTTGTGTAATATAGTTTCTATCTCCATAAATCTCTTTTAATAATTTTATTACTTTCCCCTTTGCTTCTGTTGGTGAATACATTGTACCAATATAATCAGTATCAAAAATTGAACCGCAATATTCTTGACCGCTATAATATTCTTTCCATGTAACATTGCAAATTGTATGTCTCATTGTAATTTCTGTGATTTCTTGTTTTAAACCACAATACATGAATTTATGAAGCCTTTTCCTGCTTAATTCTTCTATTCTGAACATTGTCCAGTTTTCGTCATAGTCCTTTGCGGATTCTCCATATAATTCAGGGTCTTTAAAAGTTAATAACCACTTACTTAATTTATCAACTTGATTCCCACCGATTGCATGAGCTAAAAAATTAACCTCATTATTTTCTAGTGTATTTTTCTGTTCATGTTCTGTACAATATTGTTTCCATTCACTAAGACAAACATTTTTCAAAAATGGAAATGTTTCTTTATCTGAATTACTACTTTGAAATACTTCATTCCCTTTATCATCACATATAATAAAAGTAATATCTTCTGATGCCGGATAATCTAATTCTGCATATCCTAGTGGGTCAGAAACAGTATACCAGGTTAAATCATAACTTCTTGCATAATAAGATTTTTGTCCTTCCTGTTTATCTATCGTTTTAAATAATTGCTGACAGTTTCCGTTATCCTCTGAATGAAATTTTACCTTAATGTTATTGTTCATAATAATTTGCCTCCCTTATACTCTTATTAAACTATAATTTACATGATAGTCTTGATTAAAATCTTTTGTATTTTGTACTTTTTTAACTTCCATATTAAGAATATTATCTTCTGTTAATTTTGAATTTTTACCAAGTTGAATTTTATCTCCGTTGTTTATTGCTAATATATTTCCATTTTTTGTGATTACAAATTTACTATTATTTTTGATTACTTCTAATACTTTCATGATTTTATTTCCTTTCTGTTTAATATAATAGGTTATAAAATATCCTATTTATTGGGTTTTATAACCCATTTGTTAGATTATATTAACTCTAACCGGATGTAAATATACGCCCTCTGTCCCATCTGTAAAAACATTTGGAAATACTTTCTTGATGATTTGATATGAACCGTTTAAATCGGCATTAATTAATTTGTTGGTGTTTGACTTAAACAGCCCTCGCTTAATCCGTCTATCTTTATTATAATTAGCTTTTGTTGGTAATTCTCTGTCAAGAAAACTTGTTCCTGATGTATATGATTCTTCTGTCATAATTACTTTGATACCATAGTTTTCGGCTTTATATTGTATCTGTCTAATTAACTTATCATATGGAATATTAACAAAGTTTTGATTTGTTTTCTTTGTCATGCTGCTTTCTTGTTTCCATTCCTTATTAAGCCCTATTACTATTGTATCAATATCATATTGAATACAATAATCAACTATATACTTGCTTGAACAATGCATATAATATGTTATTTTTCTGTTTCGTTTATCTGTTAGTTGCTGTAATTTATTACTCCAGTCTTTGTTATGTTTCTTCTTTAAATCACTTCTCAATAAAGAAAGTTTCTTATTATAATACTGATTCATGGATTTTAATGGTCTGCCATTAATAATAATCGGTTGTTGTCCAATATTATTTGAAATAGTTGCTAGATTGTCAACTCCTAAATCAATACCTATAATATTATTACTGTCTTCTTTAACGTCTGGAACTTCTAAACTGTATAATATGCACATAACATAATCAGAACCACGAGGTACAAAACTAATACGATTTAACTTTTCATTTACTTGTGTTTTAAATAGCTTGTTAAACTGTTTAAATGGTTTAAAACTAAAGTATATATAAGAATCTTCATCAATTCTATATTGTATATTTTTTAATGAATAAGTAAATCTTCCGTTTTTGTCTTTATACTTTGGAAGTTTTGGTCTACCCAAATATTTACTAGGATTTTTCTTCCAATCTTTATTAGATTCAAAGAAAGATTTCCAAACGTCATCAATCGTAAGAGAAATTATTTGACCTGCTTGTGATCCACATAATTTATATGCGTCCTCTTTTTGTAACATTGGATCAAGTTCTTTATACCTTAACCACTTACCATTATTAATAAATTCTTGCCTAACATAGTATGTTGCTAAGTTATATAAATTCTTTGCTCTGAAACAATATTCATCAATTGTTTTATACATTATATGACTCTTTGAAATTACATGGTTTTCTATTCTGCTAACTATCAAGTTTTTCACCTCCTTCCTTTGCTAATTAACAACTAATTAATGAAACTAAATATTATTAATGATGGTCTGTCTTTAAACTTTATAACCGATTCAATCATATCATCAATTTTATTCATTACTATATCAACGATATCATTAAATTTTGTATGTATTTCTTCAAAACTATTACAATCTACAACGTGTAACACTTCACCTTCTTGCCAAAACATAGTATTATCTGTGTTAATTTCTTTATTATCTGTCATCCAATATCCAGTAGAAGTGTTAAGCGTTTCTAATAATTCATTAATTAATTTTTCCATAATATTTACCACCTTTTCATATTTGATTTTAATTAGAAAATGTGATAACATAGTTGTGAGATTTATGTTATTCATATTTCTTACTTGATAGGTGATGATTAACTCTTGCAGGAGCATCACCTATTTTCATTTTTTATTAAGGTCTTGTTGAATTAGTTTGATAATATAATCTTTTATGGTTATATCTTCTGTAGCTACTTTAATCTTGACTTGTTTATACAGTTCTTCATCAACCTTAATATTTATAGCTTTATCAGCCAACTTGACACCTCCTATCTACTCTTATATCTTACTACATAACTACATATATGTCAATGTATTTTTGTAGTTTTATAGATAAAATTTTACGATAGAATAATTGATTTATTTAGTTAATTCTTTTGTGATTAAATAAGTATAATCATTTGTTTCTACTTCGCAATAACCATTGCTACTACTTAATATATTTGCATCAATACCAAAATCACGAAGCATTTCTTCTAATGCATCCGTATCAATAATCATTACTTTTTTACTGCTGATATTTTCTAAAAATTCGCTCATTCTGTTTACTTCCTTTCATATTTGAAATATGTTATTTGTTTATAAGTTGCGATGAAACAAGGATTTTATGGTCTATTTATAATGTATATTCTGCCTTTAATTCGCCGTAAAATGTTTCTATTCCGTCAATAGTTGGTTCTCCGTGATAAAATCCTTTTAATTCAGTACTAACAAGTTTATTTGTTATTTTATCAATGATATCCTCAAATATGACCGTCATATCTCGACTACTTACATATTCGCCATACACAATTTTGATATGTGTTAACTTATCATCATTGTAAGTGATTGACATTTCATTGTGGTCGACTGTTTTCATAGTGTTTATGTCCTTTCTGTTTATACTGTGTTTACTGTTTATTAGTCCATTCTTTAAAGCAATGAAAAACAAAATAGAAATGTTCTCCATAGTCCTCTATTCTATCGCTTGTACGTGTTAAGAAGTTTCCTTTTGCTATATCAACAACCTGATTTTTTAACTTTTTACGTTTCTCAAAATACTTTTCTGTATCGCAAATGCTGTATTTTGTTAATATAATAACCTCATTCAAGTTGTCATAGAATCCGCTTAAATCAAATTCGACTTCTGTTACTCCATCAACTTGTAATAGTTCATTTTGTAACTTTTCTACCATATCTAAAATATTAAATTCCTTGGCAATCTTGTATTCTTTTTCTTTCATACCTTAAAACCTCCTATATTATAATATTTACTTGTTACATTACCATGCTTGCAAGGTTTGAGATTGCTAATCTAATTCTATTTTACACCATTCAGCATTAATATAAAAATATATTGATATACTATTATCTGATTCAAAATCAGCTTGTGAAACTTCTTGACGTGTTTCTAATTCCGCTAGTATATCGTCAATATTATCTTGTAACCATTCAAAATGTAGGTTGAATTTTTCTGCTAATTCTTCAAAGTAAAATATCCAATTACATTCACTTGTTTGTGTTGTACCTTCTGTTATCATAAAATCTACTATTTTCTTAATCATTGTTATAACCTCCATAATTTGAATTTTAAATTGTTTCACGTGAAACGTTTGTTTATTATTACTATTGTTTGAATAAATTCTTAATTTTATCGACATTTAATATAAATTATATATCCATTTTCTTCTCCGTCACATTTTACACCTAAAGAATTAATAAAATGATAACATTCCTTTTGTGTTATCTTAATCATGCCGTTTCCATAGTCTCCAAAATATTCATTTTTCTGTTCATTAAACATTACCTTTTTCATATTCTCATATCCCTCCATCTAAGTTATAATTTTATGTTACTTCAATAAAAATTGAACCGTTCCACTCTTCAAAATCACAGTATTCATAATTTTCCAATCTAATTTCTTTTGGAAATATACAAGCAGTAGTTATAAATATATATACCGTTTTATCATATCCACCATCCCAATTATGAATATGTTCTTTTTCTTCTCTATAAGATAAAACTGTATCATTGCAACAACCACTTGATATAATCACTTCTTTACCTCTATCTAAGAAACTTTTTATATCTGTTATGATGCCTTCTCTAAGATAATCTATCATGTTTATATCTCCCTATAATCAAAACCAAATGTTAGTTCAATTTACTCTCTAATACTTTGATAGTATGATTAATGTCCCATAATCTAGGTTTATCAATACCACATCCATAACGATAATCATTGTTATACATTCCTTCTTTTTCTGTTTTTAATTCTTCGATAGTCATATTATTTATAAATTTTGGCATATAATCCATATTTTATTACCTCTGCTTTCTATTAGTTCAATTCTGTTATCCTATCACCTATGTTACTTTCAATTTGTAAAATATCTTCAATAACTTGACATTGCATTTCCTGAGTAATTACCATATTGAAGAACAATAAATTTGTTTGTGCTTTCTCTATATTACCAGGACTTAATCTGCTAAGTGATGATAACTGCCATTGTTTAATTCTTTCATTGACTGCATTAAGCTGTTTCATTGTTAATTGAATTGTCATAAGATACCCTCCTGTTTCCTATAATGCTAATAACATATGTACAGGTATTTCTATCATTTTCCCGGTGCTAAATCTTACATATGGTCTGTTTTCTGTTAATCTTAATATCATACCTTTTGTTCCCTGTTTTACAATTAATCTACCATTTACTTCAATATCCTTTGTTACTGCTACTTTTGTGAATTTACTCATGTTATCAATCTCCTTTTAAGTGTTAGTTTATTAGTTACAATGTAAATATTCATACTAACAAGTTATAACAATTTATTTTTGCTATTCGTTTTATGCTCCATACTTTCGTGTATATCCTAATCATATTCAGCTATCCTAGATTATTTCAGTTATAACTTATTAGCATTCTATAATTACACTGTGTTGCTATTTGTTTAGTATTATTTATTATAACCACTTGATATCTGATAGAATTTAGTAAGCAGTTATTATATAGAATTGTTTATGATATATGCGATACTTATTGTACGCTGATATCCTTATACTTTCCGATGTATCCCTTTTCATTTATTATGGGTAAGTTGTATAAGTAACTTGTTTCCGTATCTATACGGTAACCAGACTTAAATTTAATTGTCAATGTTCAAGTGCCGTTGTTACATTAAGGACTTATTATAATAGTTACTATGGTTATGTATTGGACTAGTGATAACTAGTTGACTAGTCCTTATGTTAATGCTAGAATGTTATCTAGGAGTTGTTATCTTCTATGTATTCTAAATATTCTTGTTCACTTGCAAACAGTATTGATTGACCGTCAATGTTTGCTAAGTATCCATAAGAAGTATACATAAGGTATCACCTCCTTTTTATGTAATTGTGTTATTCCGTTCAATTTGGTTATGTAAGCCATATCTTTATGACTGTAAGTGATTCCGTCCGCTTGTTGTCTATCCGTCCTTGTTTATTATGTTTGGTTACTACTTCATAACCTAGATAATCCATTGTAAGAATTGCACTTACTAACTCTTTGTTAGAGCCAACTATTTGGATTGTTATTGTTCAAATGTACTTTCCATCATTTCATAAATACATACTGCTTTATCAAATTCTATGTTGCTATAAAACCAACTGCCACATTCTGCTATATCTGGGAATGTACCAACTTTCTGTCTAGTATCCATATCTATTATGGTATATTCTCCATTAAGTGTATTATATTCTACTTTATAATCATGGATTGCAAATGCTTTAATCATGTTGGTTAACTCCTTTCTGATTACATCTTCTTTAACTATCTTTATTATATCACAGTCTATATAGTATTGCAATACTTGTATAATATTATTTGTTATTATTTTGTGATTTTTATGGAAATGGTATCAGGTGATACTCAATATTATGATGATATTAGTACTATATATTGTAGTTATATGTGTGGTCATATACTATATGTAGTGTAGGTATGGTAGATATGAGTATTGAATTGATGATATATTTATACTGGTATGAGATCATTGTTTGATTCTATGATGTGATTCGCTGAGTGAGTGGTCAGTGAAATGTGAATAATGTGGATAACTCGGTGGATAAGTTAGTGGATAGTATGTTGATATATGATATCGGTATCTTTATTGCTATGCTATTGTAACCATTATAGACAAGTGTCAATTATATGAATAGATATTTGTGTCACAAGTGTGAATATTATGTGTCAAGTATGTGCTAGACATTTAAGTTGAATATAATCATATTATTAGTGACTATTTGAGACATAAGTTAGAGAATTAGTGGTTATGTCTTGATATGTCATTTATAGAGTGATTAAATGTGAGATAATGAAAATTTTGTTGCATTTTTCAACACTTTAAAAATCGAACCTCTACTATATCAACTTGATATAGATTATTGTAAAGTTTACTTTCCATTTATCCAATAATTCCATCCAATTCCTTACAATTCAATCAATCCTTGATAAATCATCAATAATATACCGTAATACTATACTATTACAGAATATTATTAGCATATACAGGGGGTATATTTACATTATTTTACCAGTTTCTTACAGAAGAATACGCCCTATCTGTTCTTTCCACACCAAATTACCCATATTTTACGTTGAATCGCTTCGGTAACATCTTCGAGAATCCCTAGTAAAATCAATACATTCATCAATTTTAGCACCATCAATTTCAAAATCTAACATTTTACCACCAGTCCTATCAAACCCTTATAAACACTAGCTTTATCCCACTTTTACCATCAATTTACACCAATATCCAAAAACGCTACAATCCGCATAAACACTGACTTTTCTCCGAACACACCTCATGTTTACCAATTTAGTACCAAAATGAGCATAAATCACCTATTAATATCATCATCACAAATCCCTTACAACACTAGTAAAATCAATACTTTACACCATTTTAACTTAACATCTCACCGAAGTAGGGGTACATTTAACATTAACAAGCCAATCTAATAACCAATATACCACACCATCAAAATAGCATAACACCTATATATTACACCATTGACATAATAATCCATCCATTAAGCAGCATTAACATTAACCATACATAACCAACATTTCTATATCCTATTTCATTGCAATTTTAACCTAAAATGACACCAAATTTCGTTTAAATCATCTCAGACGATATAATCTATACCTATAAGAAGAAAATGTCTTATTTTTCTATACAAGCCCAAAAAATACATAGATGTATTTTATATCTTATACCACATTACAAATCACTCTATTGCAGATCATAAAACTATCTCATACTATTTCATTCATATTCTACCAGTGAGAGATAATTCTAATCCAGATTTCCAGATTCATGATAACCCATCTATCTTAACTGAGATAACTTAACAGGGATAAACAAATTCATTTACCATATATAAGATGCATCATAGAAACTGGTAATCCTTTGTATTTTTCGCATTTATACAGCTCAAATCCAGTCTAAAACACTAAATAGGATAACTAATACCCTTAGACAGAAAAAATCCAAATTTACCCCTTAAAACGTTAATTTTTACAATGATATGCAACTTACCAAATAATGGTAACATCGTATAAGGCTTAAATATACACATAAAATTAAATTTAGGATAGATAACACCTCTAGCACATATAATGGCATTATAAAGAGATATACAAGTTTGTTATAACTATGAGTTATCATAAATATTTTTACTATAATTAAAAGTAATGTTTGGGATTTGGATTGTGGGTGTTTTTCCCACAAGACAAAAAGATTATGAAAGTAATAGAATAAAATTTATTAGTAATAATATTAAACATCTATTGACATGATGTGTTTAATATGTTATTCTATAACTGTAAGGGATAAACTACTATTAAGAAGAAAAATAATTAACCGGATATAACTAACAATAATAAACGTATGTATTATCAAGAAGATATTTAGAGAGGAAATTATTTTATGAAAACAAATTTGTTACATACACAAAATCAAAATAAGGAAACTATGATTAGCTTTGCTAGAAAATTATTTTTGCCACCATGAAATTAGCTTCGCCAACAACTTTAAACGTAATCGATAGAGAAGATATCTTATTCTTTTAGTATATCTTATTCTTTTAGTACTGTGTCCAAATTTTTGCCAAAATCGGGCAACCCCTATCCTCAAAGTTGGAAAGGGGTAAGCCAAAAAACGTAAAAAATTTTCCCACAAGCAATTCCTATCTAATGTAAAGGAGGTGGTTCAAAACGGTATATATTAAGGATAAAATCACATTAGATAACAAGTTAACTGCAAACGAATATTTAGCCTACTTAGGAATGACTATGTTACTTAGGCGAGAAATTTTTATGTATTATGTGAATACTTCT